TAATACATATAATATTTTTTATTCAAGAATTTCATAAAAATATAATACATATAATATTTTTTATTCAAGAATTTCATAAAAATATAATACATATAATATTTTTTATTAAATTTTATTAAATTTTATTGAATTTTTTATTAACTATTGTTCTATATTATTCTTATAATATAGAATTTTTTATATCCCTAAATAACAAATATATGTTTTTAATGGGATAAGTGAGTAGACAATTTAATTTAACAAAAACTTCTTTAAATAAAATTAATAATTTTTTAGATTCAGTTGAAGATAAAATTGAAGATCAAGATTTTTTTGAAAACTTTAATGACATTGTTTATAAAGATGTCAAAATGATTAAAGATTGTGCAGAGACATCTATTATAGATTTTTATATAAGTTCGTGTAAAGAATTATTAAATAAATATGATTATGAAATATATGAAAATTTTTATGATGATCTTAAGTCTAAAGCAAGAAATAAATTAGTTGATAAATATGTATCTAAATCAACATTTGATAATAATATAGATATATATTTTAATGAAGTAAAACGTGAATATATACTTCATCCTATGGGAGAATCTGAAGACATGGCGTTTATTCCCGAAAATAGAGATGTATTTATTAAAAACAATTTAAAACTTGTAATTGACTGTGCAAAACGTTATCAGAATCTTGGCTTACCATTAGATGATTTGATTCAAGCAGGAAATGAAGGATTATTAATTACATTTAATAAATTTGATACAGATAGAGCTAACTTAAGATTTGCAATATTAGATGACATTAATAAATCAGATAAAGTATGTTTTACATTACAAGATGCTGAAGAATTAATTAAAAGAAATTTCCAGTATACAAAAACATTAGATGCAACATTAAAAAAACTACCACAAAATGGATTTAATAGTAAAAAAGAATTTATTGAATGGACTAATGAAAACATCAAAAAGGCATCATTTTCATCTATTGCATTTGCATGGATTCGTGCGACTATAATTTCAGAAATCAATAAGCTTGGAAAAGTAATTAGAGTTCCAAAATCTGCACAAAAAGAAAGCTCAGCAGTTAATATTATACGATTAGATAGTATCAATCCACATACAGATGACTGTTATCATGATAACCAGATATCTGATGTTGCAAATGATGATTTTGCTATTATTGATGAATCAATGGAGGCAATGGAAAAACAAAATATGTTTAAGAATATTTTGGAAAGAATACTAAGTAAGTTATCAATGTTAGATAGAAGAATAATAAAAAAGAAATTTGGTATTGATGTACCATTCCCAATGTCAATAAATGAAATAGCAGAAAATGAAGGAATATCACCAAATAAAGTCAAATATAGTATATCTAGTACTTTAAAGATTATTGAGAAAAACATATCAGAATCTGATAAACAAAATATTATTGAACTACTTAAATAATGAAAATAAAATATTTTGCAATATTAAACCAGGAGATTTTGTTTATAGAATAAAAAACCAAATTGATAATAAACCTGATGATAAACAATTTGGCGGATTGTTAATACATAAGCCTGAAGAATATTATGATTTTAGAATCGAAAAACTTGAAGTCGAAAAGGTTGAACCTTGGATGATTGAACATCATTATAATTATATGAAAATTGATGCTTTCGAAAAACCGTACGGAGTATGTACAACAGTATCAAAAACAAAAGATGATCATCATGTAAGAGTACAATTTAAATCATCAGAAATTCCATGTGAATTTGATTATATGATGTTTGCTAATGCAGATACATCATATGTGTCATACGATAAAAAATTATTTTATTTTACTGATAAGAAACAAGCAATTTCAACATATAAAATGTTGATAAATGAATGTATTAATGAATTAAAAGAGACAATAAATCAATTAAATGACCTAAAGAAAAATTCTAATAATATTTAATTTTTTAATAAAAGTTCTATATTATTTATGTATGGTAGTTATATTTATTCATATGTTAATAAAGACATATTATAACATAAAAACTCCATTATATTTGTAACAAAAATAAATTGATATGGCACTTAAAATTGGTTTTGCTCGCAAGTATTACACAGTTTGGGATTATTCAGTTTCCTATCGTACCGACGCTCGTGGCGTAAACTATAAGACTGAGCACTATGTATTTCTTCGCAATGCTTCGATGAATAAGGAAAAAGCTCTTGCGAAATACCCAGATGCTGAGTATTGTGAAGATCTTCGTGGTCGTACACGCAGCTGGGATTACGAAAAACGTATCATTGAGCCAAATAAGTTCCATGTTGGTAAGTACAGCGGTATTCTGTTCAGCGCTTGTACTGATTACAGTTATATGATGTGGTTTTATAATAACTGTGCAACAACCGAGCAGATGGAGAACATTGCTGCTATTTGTATTCCCGAGGGTTATGAGATTATAACATATACATCAACAAATGAAAAACATATGATTTCTCCTGAGGATGTAAAAGCCCGTAAAGAACAGGAGGAACGTGAGTTACAGGGCAAGGCTCGACTTGAAAAAGGTATACCCTTTATTGTTACAATGAAAAAAAACCTGAATTATATGGGTGAATATTTCATTAAAGATCTTGAGATTACACTTCGTTTTGAAAAATTTAAGGAAGGTTATTATCGAGATATGGTTTGGGGACTCCCAATTGACAAGAAAGGAAATGCAAAGCGAGTAAAGAACAAGCAGATTCTTATTGAGAAATACGAGCTAGCTGGAAACAATATTGCTCTTGTAAATGAATGGCGTTTTGCTTAATTCTTAATTTAGAAAATTTTGTCCTTCATAACTATATTTAATTATAATAGGTAAGCTTACCTATGAATAAGTATAGTTATGAAGGATTATAAGATAATAAAAACAGAGGTATATAATGAACCTCATTATGTTGCTTATGAGCGGCATCATTTGTTCTTTTGGAGAAAAATTAACGAATTTGAAGAAGAAGAATTTCAGTCAATGAAACAACAATTAATGGAAATTATTGGAATGAAAATTGAAGACTGTTACATAATAAAAACAAAACATTGTAAATAATTTTTTTATTTTTATAGTAAAAAATATGACATTTGTTTTATTATTAATAAATAAAGAATTTATATTATGTCTGATGAAGATGTTATAAAATATTGTGAAACGAATAATAGAAAAAAATGGAAAAATAGAGATATAAAAATTATTAATTATTTGTTAAATAGATTTAATGATTTTTCTGTAGAAGACATTTATGATAAATGTAAAGAAAGTTTATTTAGATTAAAACATAATATTGATAGTTTACCAAAATGTAATAATTGTGGTAAACCGTTAAAATATTCTATCAAATTTAGATTTTATCCAAGTGCATGTTGTAATGAATGCATGAATATATTAAAAGTAAATAAATTTCATCAAACATCATTAATTCGATATGGAACATACACACCAGCACAATCATATAATATAAAAGAAAAACAAAAAAATACAAACATTAAAAAATATGGAGGGTTTTCTCCATTATGTGATAAAAAAATTAAAGATAAAGCAATAGAAACAATGTTAGAAAAATATAATGTTGATAATATTGCAAAATCAACCCATTGGAAAGAACATGTTAATCAAACATCATTACAAAAATATGGTACAATTTATCCTAATCAATCAAATATTATAAAAGATAAAATTAAGAAAACATTAATTGAACATTATGGAGTTGATTGTTATTACAAAACTAAAGAATGTAAATTAAAGGCTAATTGTAAAGATGCAATTGATAAAGGAATTGAAACAAAAAGAAAAAATAATACATTAAATAAATCAAAAATTGAAATAGATTCATTTAATATTATTAAAGAAAAATATCCTGATGTAATATTTCAATATAAAGATAAAAAAAGATATCCATTTCAATGTGATTTATATATACCTTCATTAGATTTATTTATTGAATGTAATTATCATTGGTCACATGGTGGTCATCCATTTGATGAAAATAATATTAATGATATATCTATATTAAATCAATGGAAAGAAAAAAATTCTTTATATTATAATAATGCTATAATAACATGGACAATAAGAGATGTAAATAAAAGAAATATTGCAAAGCAAAATAATTTAAATTATATAGAAATTTGGAATATAGAAGAATTAAATAATATATGAAAAAAACAATTGAACAAAAATATACTGCATTATCAGAATTAGAACATATTTTACATAGACCTACTATGTATATTGGTTCTATTAAAGAAGAAGAAACATCATTATTAGTATATAATGAAAATGAAAATAAAATGATGATGAAATGTTTAACATATTCACCAGCTATGTTAAAATTATTTGATGAAATATTATCAAATTCATGTGATGAATATAGACGCAAAGATAATATGGGATTAAATAATATTGATGTAATTATAAATAAAGATGATAATTCAATAACTATTAAAGATAATGGTGGAATTCCAATAGTTAAACATAAAGAAGCAGGAGTATATGTTCCTGAATTTATATTTGGACAATTAAGAACTTCTTCAAATTATGATGATAATGATGATAGAAATATAGTAGGAACAAATGGGTTAGGTTCTGTTTTAAGTAATATATTTTCAAAAAAATTTATTATTGAATCTGCAGATAAAAAAAATAAATTATTAGTTGAATGGGCTAATAATATGAATAGTAAATCAGAACCAAAAATAGAAAAATGTAATGAACATTATACAAAAACTACATTTTTTATTGATTTTGATAAATTTGAACAAAGTAAATATGGATTAACTAATGATTTTATAAAAATTTTACATAAAAGATGTATAGATGCAGCAGCTGCAAATTTAGGATTATCAATTAATTTTATTGTAAAAACAAAAGATGAAAAAAATAAAATTAATTGGAAATTTAAAAAATTTGAAGAATATATGGATTTATATTCTGATTTTTATGATAAAAAAACTATAATTTCATTAAAAGATAATCAAAAACAAATTTGGGTATGTCCTGATTGCGGAATAGATGTAGCATTTGTAAATGGTGCTGAGTGTTCAAAAGGAACACATATAAAAGCAGTTCGTAAACCAATTGGAGATATTATAATTGAATATTTAAAAAAGAAACATAAAATAGAATTAACTAATAAATCAATAGATGGTAAATATGGAATTTTTGGTATATTTGATATATCAAATCCTATATATACAAGTCAAACAAAAGAAGAATTAAGTGTTCCTGTTGAAAATTTTTATAAAGATCCAAATATTAAATTTAATATTCCTGATGATTTTTTGAAAAAGTGTCAAAAATCAGAAATAGTACAATTAGTATTAGATTGGTATAAACAAAAGACTGCAGCTGAAGATGAAAAAGCACTTCGCAAAATAAATAGAGAAACCAATAAAGGATTGAAACGTCCAGACAAATATATTACTTGCTCATCTCGAAAAAAGAATGAGCGACAGCTTTGGATATTTGAGGGAGATTCTGCAAAGTCCGGTCTAAGAGGTGGAAGAAATCCAGAGATACAAGCAGGTCTGATTATGAGAGGTGTACCATTGAATTGCTATGGTATGACTCCAGTACAGATAATGAGGAATGAAGTGTTTAATGATATTGTAACAGTTCTTGGACTTAGATGGGGTAAAGAATTTGATATAAATGATTTAAACTTCGGTAAGATTGTTATATCAACTGATGCTGATCCAGATGGTGACAAGATTGCTGCATTGCTTTTATTATTCTTTAACAACTGGCCTGAACTTTTTGAGAAAAATATAGTTTGTCGAAATATATCACCTATTGTAATATCTCGTAAAGGAAAAGATTGTAAGAAATTCTATACAATGGAAGAATTTAAAGAAGCAGAGAAGAAACTTAAGGGATATTCACATAAATATGTAAAAGGACTTGGTGGTCTATCAGATAAAGAATCTAAAGAAATGTATCAAGATCCTAAGTTTTTATATTTCAAAAAAGATGAAGCAGCAGATAGTATGCTTAGAAAATGGTTTAATAAACTGGATTCTAATGTAAGAAAAGATATGCTTAAGTATTAAAATTAAATGAAAACATTAAAAAACTACGTATTAGGAAATATTATAGAAAATATAAATATTGATAATGAATTAGAACTTCATTTCTATTCTGAATTTACTTTAAATGATTCATTAAATTTTGATTGTTTTAAAATATTTGAAAAATACGGGTCATATATTGGACAAAAGGAATTAATTATAGATTTAGCTAAAGAAATTTACAATATAATTAGAAATCATGAACCTGTTGATAATATTAAATTAGATAAAGAAGATATAGATGGTTATGATAATATATTTTTTGATAAATTAGAAATACAGTTAACTAATAAAAATACTGGATATGTTGTTAATAAATCAAATTTTGATAAATCTAAAAATATATTAGATTTAGTTTATATTGAAATTTCTGTTAATGATTATTATGAATATAAAGATTTAGTAAGATGTATAATGCATGAAATTTTACATGCTTGGAATCATTATCAAAGTTACATTAAAAAATCTGAGTTTAATTTAAAAGAATTAACAGATAAAAATTCTAAATATTATAAGACATTATTTGATGGTAAATTATCTGTTGAAAATATTTGTAAAAGAATATGTAATAATTTATCAAAAATTGAGCAAAATGCTTATTTAAATGAATTAACAACAGAATTAGATATTAATAATTTTGATGTTAAAAAATTTTCAAATATAAATAATGCTTATAAAAAGGCTTATGAAATATTCAAACAATCAGATGTATGGATTCAATATTCTTCTTTGTGGAATTGGTTAAAAGAATTAAACAATGATGACGATAAATTAAAATTTCAAAATACTTATAATAATATAAATAATACAAATTTATCATTTAATAAAATATATAAAAAATTAGATAATCAATTTAATAAAATATTGAAGAAATTTGAAACTAATGTTCCTAAGATATTTTGTGATTATTATGAAAAACAAATAAATAAAGATATTAAAGAAGGATTACAACATCCAAATAATTTATTAATAAAATTTGTTCAATATATAAATGAATATAATTTGTTAGAGTCAGTTAAACCAGAAAATGGTAAAGACTGGGAAGTTTATGTCAATAATAAATTAGATAATACTTTCACTGAATGGGCTAAGAAATGGAAACGATACCCTAAAGTTGGCAAAGGATGGTATGCTTGCGGAACAGTATTTAAAGTTGTTAAAATAGAAGACAATAAAGTTTATACAGAAGAAGATAATTAATTTTATAAATGAAATCTTTTAATTATATTAAAGACAGATCTTTTATTTATTTTTATATATAAGAAATAAAAAATATTTATTAGTTATGAAAGATTTAAAAGATATAATTTATGAATCATCTAAACCATCATTAAAAGCTGCTAAATTTGAAAATATACCTGGCAAAGATTTATATAGTGAACTTGTAAAATCAATACAGCAACGTTTTGAAAAAGATATAAAAAATGGTAGTGATTATTTACAGGATACTTATAATGAATATATGAAAGGTGTTGATAGTAATAAGATTAATCCTAAAGCTACATTGATAATTGCCACTTGGGGTAGTATTGATTTTAAAAACGATAATATAAAGCAACGTAAATGGGATGGCAAACGTAATATAGTAACTGATGAAGCACTTAATGAAATTACTAAATTATTTGAAACTTACTGGGATAAACCTGTTATTAGTGGTGTTCGACAAACTACAAGAGAATCTAGTGGAATTAGTCCAAGAGGAAATAGCCATTGGTTACAATTTAAGTTCCCAGATGGTACTAAATTAAGTACAAACCTTAGTTTTGGTCCATTACAGAAATTACTTAAATATGCCACAGAAAAAAATTATAAAGATAGTAATATACCAGATGACTGGAAATAAAATAAAAGCTGTACTTAAGTACAGCTTTTTATTTTTTAAACTTGTTTGAATTTTCAAATATTATATACTATATTTTTATATATAATTTATTAAAATGAAATTTTCAATATGTTTATGAATGAATTTTTAAAATTTCCAATGAAAGGTATTCTTAAGAAAGGTGATGAAGTTACAATATTAATGGTTAGATAAAAATCCTTTAAAGAAAGATTCAAACACAAAAATTGAAGTATAGAAACTGCTAAAGTACAAAAAGCAGTATCTAAAGATGTAGGCCGTTATAGTGGAGATCAACATACGTGGGTTTATGTTAACGATATTAGATATGAATTATTATCATATTTTAAAGATAAATATTTAGGAATTTTAGATAACAATTATAAAAAGAATCCAGATAAATATGCTATAATTGCAACGTCAGAACAAGCAGAAAAACTTAAAGGAAATAATAATAAATTAAATTTATAAAGCTGTACTCAATGTACAGCTTTTGTATTTTTTATATTTTTGAACTATATTTATTTATATGGATAAAACAATAAAAAGAACAATAACAAATTTTTTGAACACTGAATATCTTAATTATGCATTCAGTGTTTTGGAGGAACGTGCCATACCATCTGTAATTGATGGATTTAAACCAGGAGCTAGAAAAATAATGCATGCTTCTCTTGCAGGTACGACTAAAGATGGTAAACTGTATAAACTACTTGCTCTTTCAGGTGATGCAATGAGGGTTTCACTTTATAGCCATGGAGATCAGTCATTGAATGACACGATTGTTAGAATGTGCCGAACATTTACAGATAATTTAAACCCACTTGAATCTGATTCTCAGGTAGGTTCATTAAGAGATCCAGATTCAGCTGGTGCTCCTCGTTATCTTTATGTTAAGCATTCCAAGTATATGAATCTTATTTATAAGACTGATTATGACTTGTTAGATTTTGTATTTGAAGAAGGACAATATGTTGAACCTATGACATATCTTCCAATCATACCAACGGTTCTATGTAAGAATAACATTGGTGTTGCTGTAGGTTATTCTATGCATAATCAAGCTTATGACCCAATTGATATTATTGAAGCTTGTAAAGAGGTATTGAATGCTCGTATAGATAAGAAAGATAAAATCAAAACAGTTGTTCGTCCTTATCTTAAAGGTATTAAAAAAGAGAATTGGAGATTTGAAGAAGGTGCATGGTTTAACTATGGAGAATGGAAACTTAATCAATCAAAGGATTTAATGATAGTTACTGACCTTCCAGCTGATGTATCATATGAAGATTTTGAAAAATTACTTTATAAGTATAAGGATGAAGATTATATAAAGGATTGGAAAAATAAGTCAACAGATGGTGGAGTCAATTATGAAATTTTCTTTCCTAAGAAACAACTTGCAATTGAAATGAAAAAGGATCGTTCAGGAAAACGAATTGCAAATAAATTCAAATTGATTAAACAACTTCCTGATGATTTACTTTGGTTGCTTGATGAGAATCATAAGTTGAAGAATTTCCAAAATAAGAATGAAGTAATTGAATACTTTACACTTTATCGTTTAAGTATATATACTGAACGTAAAAAGAAACTTGTAAAGATTCTTGAAGAAAGAATTAAAAAGAATGACGAATTAGTAAAGTTTATTGAACTTGTATGTAAAGGTAAACTTAAGATTCGTAATAGAGCAAAAGCTGACATCAAGGTTGACATGGATGGTTATAAACTTCCAATGGAATTAATAAGTACACCGATGTCAAAAGTTACTATTGAGGAAAGAGATGAATTGCTTAAACAAAATGAATCAATGAAAAAGGAACTCGAATACATTAAGAATACAACAGAGAAACAAATGTATTTGAATGACTTGAATAATTTGAAAAAAGAAATTGAAAAGGATTTTAAGTAAATTATAAAATTTCTTTAGTAATATCAATATAATTGAAGTTATCTATAAATTCATCAAAGTTATTAATATTTGAACATATTATTCTATACATTGTGTCATATTTACATACAAATATTTTATAAATGGATATTTTTGATTTATTTGTAATAAATAATCAATACAGTCATTCAAATTATTTGTTATGATAACTTTGTATTCTTGCATAGTTTATTTGATATATTATTTAATAATAATTTCAATAAACTGTGCAAGATTTTATTTCAATTCTTTATTTATAATTGGTAATTTAGTAAATAAATATCTTTGTGATTTATATTTATGCTTATGAGTTCTTTTGCATAAATAATCCTCAAATATTGACACTTTTGTTAAATTTTTATTAACATAAATATATTGACCTAATGCTGTCATATATTGAGATGATAATATTTTCTTTCTAATATTATATGTCTTATAATGTTTCAATAGACCAAGATATGAATTAATACAAGAAACCATATATTCTAAATCTTTAATTGTTATTTGTTGCCTATTTTCAAATTCATCATAGAAATATTTTACACGTTTCCAAAATTTTCCTTTTGTTTTATTTAATATATAAATTCTATATTCTTTAATATATTTACCAATAAATTTAAATCCTTTTTTATAATCTTGAAGATATTGTTTATTTGGGTGTATTTTTAATCCAACTTTATTTGCTTCTTTATTCATTAAAAACTTAACATAATGATATTCTTCTAATGATTTAACTAAATTATAAGTATCATCAACATATCTTCCATAATAACCTCTATCATTCATTACTTTATCCATTAATGATAGATAAAGATTAGCAAAGAATTGTGATGTTATATTTCCAACTGGAAGATATAATATTGATGGAATATGAAATGCTGATTTGTCATTTGATATAAAATTCCAATACCATTTAGGTTGTTTGAATATACATCCTTTACGAGGATCATTATACAATATAATTCTTATTAACCATTTTGTATATATTATATCTAAATTTGTTATTTCTTCTTTGTTATAAATAACTAATTTATCTTTATTTGTTATGAGTAAATTTGTTAATTGATTGAATACAATGTCTTTATTTAATGATGCAAAGAATGATTTAATATCTGCTCCATATATCATGCAATCTTCAGTAAAATTATTTGTATATTCTTTTAAATCATTATATAAAGTTTCAATTCCAAAAGATGTACCTTTGTTTTTACGACAAGAAAACGTATGATCTATAAAATCATTTTCAAAAATATCTATCATTCTATTGATTAATAAATGTTGGATAATTCTATCTCTAAAATCAGCAGCAAATATTTCTCTAAAATGATTTGATAATGGCTCATGATAAATAAATGTTGTTGACTTACCAATTTTATACGTCATTGTGTTAAGTTCAACATAAAGATTATATAACTTATTTATTTCATCAATCTCAAATGCTTCACAATTATGTGTTATTCTTTTTCTTTTCTTACAATCAACATATGCTCTATATAATTCTTCATATGATACAAATTCATAATAAAATTTATCTTCAGACTCCAAATAATTAAACATTTTAATATATTATTTAATAAATATCAATAATTAATAATATTTATGTTATACGAATGTAAGAAATTTTTAGATACAAACATATATAGATCATTACATTTATTGGCTTGTAATTATGCCCCTTATTATATAAATATGCGTAATGATATGAAACCTGTTATAGGAAAAGAATTATTTGAATTAATATCTATATGTATATCAAAAATGTCATTATCGTATTATAATAAAGATAAAGAAATAAAATTGAAATATGCATATGAATTGAAAGAAAATCTGTTCTTATTAGAAATTAAATTAAAAATTATATATGATGATTTTAAGATAATTAATGAAGCACAATATAATGTATTGTGTAAAGATTTAGGAAAAAATTGAAGAACAACTTACATTATGGATAGATAAATTAAATTCATAAAAAATTATTTTTAATAAATAAATTTATATTTGGATTTGAATTATGGCAAATGTAAATATTACTCCAATTGCTGACGAAGTTGAACAAATAAAAACAAAACAGAATACTTTACATAGTATTAAAGATACTGCAGCAAGAACTGCATTAGGAAACGTTCAAGTATCTTTAGATAGTAATTATCAAACACCAACAAAGGTACAAGAATTAAATTCACCTCAAACTAACGATAATTTCCAAACTGCAATACAAAAATTAAACAATGGTATTGTTGGAGATGAAGAAACTTGGGCAGCAGCATTAAATCAAATTGAAGACGATATTATTGATGCATTAAAATTACCATCAAATTATGCAGCATCAACAGGAACAAATGCACAATTAATTCCAGTTGCATTAGAAACTGTGTATTCTGCTATATCTAAATTACATAAAGCAATATTAGATATTGAGGAAACATGGGCAGCAGCATTAAATGACTTAAATGATAGAGTTACAAATTTAGAATCATAATTATAATATTATATGAAAAACTTTTTAGTGTATGATACAAATGCTGATTATTTAGCAGACAAAGCTTTATGGAATTATAATCTTCCAAATGTTTGTAGAATTGAAAATTATGATGGAAATAATAACAGAAAAGTAATATTCAATAGAAATAATGGATTATATGATATTTTATGGGTAAAAATATCTGATACTACACAAAAAAGAATTACTCATAATGTATTAAACCCAAGTGAAGGATATAAACCAATTGCATTAAGAGTTATAGGAGAAAACTTCTTAGGTCTTGGTGAACATAGTAGATGGATGTCATTAAAATATATGTATTTTGACAATATGTCTAATACAGAAACAGACACACGTCCATTTGTAGAAAATGCACAAAATGGTTCATTAACTAACGTTGGTATGACTTGGGATGAAACATCAGTATATACTCCCAAAACATCTACTTATACTCAAGAACAATTGAATACATCAAGATATAAAGCAGATTGGACAAATATTAATTATTCATGGCCAGATTTATCGTTTTCTGATGGTGTTAATGTAGAAGCTAATTTTCAAAATACTACACGTGTATCAAAACAATATGACTGGTCGTATTTGCCTTCAGATGCATTTAATAACTATTATATAACAGCAGGTACAATAGGATCAAAAACTCCATTACCAGAAGGATTATTTTATGTAGATAATGTAAGAGGATGGCATAGTGATCCAGTGTCTAATAATAGATTTTTACCATCATTATATACTGAAGATAATAAATGGGTTGTGACTGAAAATCCTTCTGAATTTACATATCCAACACATGCTTTAACTAGAATTCATGGAAAGGATGCAACAGATAAAATTGTTTCAAAATATGCAAGTGCGTCTCCAATTGATACTAGTTCAGTAACATATGTTGGAAAATGCGACTATCAGACTAGATTAGAACAATTAAAACCATTCTATTGTTGTTCACAATATAGAACATTAGGTACATCTGCCGGTGATTGGTATTTACCTGCTTGTGGTGAGTTAGCATTTATTATTCCTGATTTGAAACATATAAGAGCAAGATTAGCTGAGATATCTTCAGTATATCCTGAAGATTGTATGTCCAGCTTAGCTAATGCAAGCTATTGGTCTGCTTCTGAGATCAATTGGTACCTTGCATGGTTCGTTAGCACTCTCAGTGGCCTCGTCTACGGCTACTTCACTAAGGACAACCCTTTTACTGTTTTAGCTTTTCTGCAGTATGATGCCTAAGTTTCTGTTGAGCTTTTATCTCGCAGTACATTTCATTGAAGGCAGCATCATTAGCTGACTTCCGGTTTACTCTTAGGAGTAAACCGTGAAATTTTAATAATCGATCTTTGAAAGCTTTCTTTATCATATTTATTGTTGAATAGATTTTCTAATTGGGTACGCTTGATTGGATTTTTTGATTTTGACTACTTGAAATGAGTACCACACAAGTTATGTTTAATAGCTCGTTACGAAATTTTATTAGATGGTACCTGAAAACAGAATCTTATCTAAGGTTTCTCCGTATGCTGTTGATTTTTTATGTCCAGCTTAGCTAATGCAAACTATTGGTCTGCTTCTGAGAACAATTGGAACAATGCATGGAACGTTAACACTAACAATGGCAACGTCAACAACAACAATAAGAACAACCAATTAACTGTTTTAGCTTTTCTGCAGTATGATGCCTAAGTTTCTGTTGAGCTTTTATCTCGCAGTACATCTCAAGTACATCAATTTGTCTATTCATATTTATAGTTATCATCTATGTAGAATTTTATTATTTTTATATAAATAATTAACTATATTAGATGATAACTATTTATTATATGTGTGGAGGATATGCAATAGAATATTTTTCACAATTCTTAAAATCAGTTAAGACATTTTATCCTGAAGTTCAAAAGAGAATTGTATTAATAACAAATGATTCAAGAATGAATTTTTATGATGAATATGATAAGAACAACATAACAATTGAAGTAAGATTTGATAATGAGTTATCTATTATTCCATTAAATAAAATTGATATTCTTCAAAAATATATTAGTAATCAAGGAGATTATTCAATATTTATCAATCCAAATGCAATGTTCAAAGCTTACGATAATTCAGAATTATTAAATGATGCAAAATTGTATTTTGGATATATTAATAAAGATAATGAACAATCAAGTGAATATTTTGGATTTGGATCATTAATATATGGTAGTACATATATGTTCAATAGAGCAATTAAATATGCAAGAGATTATGAGTTTGTACAAGATGAAAACCAAACAGACGAACAGAAATTAATCAGATTCATTGAAGAATTTCCAAATAGTTGTGAATATAAAGAATCATCAGATATATATACATTTATTGAATAATTATGAAAACTGTAAATAAAGCAGAATATATAATAAAAAAACGTATTGTTGATAATCTTGATGAAATGATCGAACAAAGATATTTTGAAATATCCGATGAAGAATATTCAAGAATAAACAATGGAATAGATACATATAGTAATGCAATACAAGAAATTTATGATCATTTACAAAATATAATATTTACAGAACAACAGAAATCAGAATTATTACAAAAGATAGAATTATTGGAAGCTGATATTGAAGCATTGAAACAAGTTGCATATGATGAAGTTTCTGTTGATAATGGAGTATTAGATTTGAGTGAAGTAAACTAAAATGAATCATATAGATGGAAGATTATTAAAGATGGGATTTTCAATGGAAGCAATTGAACAATTATCCAAAGAAGATCGAACTTATTTAGCAACTGGATTAACAAGATACGAAGATATATATTATGATAATCCCTGGTATACTCCAGGTGGTGCAGCAAATGTTTCAGATTATAATAACAATATGGATGATCAAAGAATTAATGAAATATTAAACAGATTAACAAAAATTGAATCTGATATTGAAAAGTTAAAGCAAGTTGCTTATGATAATGTTTCCGTAAATAGAGGAGTATTAGATTTAAGCGAAATAAAATAAATATATAATATGAAGAATTTATTAAATTATATTAATGAAAATTCAGATAAGAAAGAATATACTGATGAACAAGTAAAAGAATTAATTGAATCATTAGTAGAAAATTATAATGGAAAATATGTAGAGGGATTACGAGAACTTATAAAAGGAGAAAAACAAAATGAAGAATAAATCTTCTAAATTAATAACTATATTTCATTATAATTTATGGCTTACAGCGAACACGTAATTCATGACATTAAAGCAAAAGACGGTATTACTTACCAAATACAAGACACTGAATCTAATTTAAGATTAACTAAGCTTGAAGGTGCAGCAAATGTAATAGGATCTGTTGCAAAAGCAGTATCTGATTCTCAAACAACATTAATTGGTGATTCAACTAATGATACAGCAGCATCAAATACTATTAATGGGGCTAAGAAATATGCCGATAGTTTAGCTACTAATTATGATGCTACTGGAGCTGCAGCAACAGCAAAATCACAAGTAATAGGTGCAAGTACTGATGCAGCTTCTGCAGATACTATTAATGGAGCTAAAGCATATGCAAAAGATTTGGTTGATAAAGTATTAGGTTCTGATTCTTCAGCTCAAACAATTACAAATTTACAAAATGTATTAAATGAATTAAATAATCCAGATAATACTGAAGGTATTGCTGGTACATTTGTTGATACTGTTAAAGCTGGTTTAGCTGGTTTAGGTGATAAGACTGTTAAACAATATGTAGATGATAAAGTATCTACATCTATTTCAGGTCAAACACAATCAGCAGTTGTTGAAGGCGTATTGAATTTAGGACTTTAATTCGTTAAAAAATTTTTAATATATTTCATAAGATTATTTGAAGGGTGATATTCTTAGTGAGTATCATCCTTTTTATTATTTTTTTAATTATTACTATATTAATTAAAAGGATTTTAAGTAATGATTATAAGGGTTGGTACGGGTCATAATATGGCATGGGGTGATTGTCATTATTATGTATATCAAAAAAGAAAATCAAAATATCATGATATAATTGATGAACGTGAAGATGCAATAAAAGATGCAATTGAACGTCATAAGGAATATGATATATATGTATCAAGTGGAAATAGAGCTTATTTTAAAGTAATAATTGAACAACTTAGAAAAATATAATTATGAAACTTTACGAATACGGAATTAGAAAATCACTTTATTTGACAAATCCTGAGTTATATAAACCAAATAAAGAGGAAGATGAATTGTGTGCTGGATATTCAAAAGATGAAGATAGTGAAGAAGGAAAGTTATTTTTTACACCACGACATATATGGGAGAAAAATGCATATGACTTCTTTAATAGTATAAATGATCCATATAATCCTGTTTATTGGTCAACACAAAAATGGGAATATGATGAGAATGTAAATAAAGAATTAAATGATTTTGTTAATACTCCAAATATAACATTCGATAAAATTCTTGATTTTGCATTTGAAAGATGTTTGAAATATCTTAAATGCCATCCAGCAAAATCATCATATTCACATAAAAAATTTGATATTCATGGTACAGTCGGAAATAGCAAACCTGACCAATATGAATTTGCATTTTTTGATTTTGTTTTATGTGCTCAGTCAAAATTATTTGATAAGTATGATTTAGAAATAAGATATCAAGAGGACCTTGGATATGGGCATTTTGCTGTTCGTGAAATTGCAGAACGTAATAGATTTTGGTATATTGATATTGATGAAACTAAGCTAGCAAAATTTACACTTGATTGGAAACCACGTATTACTGGTGACGCAGGATTTCATGATGAGATGAAAGATAAATTAGTTAAGGTTAAAGAAGAATTAAATAATTATAAAAAGAATTCAAAATATCTCAATACACCTCTTATAAAGTTATTGGGTGAAATTACTTTATAAAAATATCTGTAAATATTTATGAAGTCAAATAAATATATTAAATTTGATGGTTTAAATACTGACGAAGTAAAAAAGTTTTAACAAATGGAGAACTAAAAATTGAACAAATTAGAGAAGGAAATGCTGAAAAAAGTATACCGTATTGGTTTGAATATAAAATACAGTTTTTCATATTTAGGAATTCCAAGAGAATTAGATTTACATCAAAATGATATTATAATTGAATTTGAAGATAAAAATAATGGAAAATATTATAATGTAATGCCAAAGAAAGTTTTTGAAAAATCAGAAAAAAAATATTTACATATACAATAAATTAGGGAGGCAATTGCCTCCCGTTTTAATTTGATTGTTTTTATATTTGTTTAATAAATTCTTATCCAACCACGCCACGAACCGAGAAGCCGTACTTACGGTCGCTGCCGTAGTTCACGCCCTTGTTACCATTGAAAAAGTTCAAGTAGTAAGCGCTACTAATATAAGGAGAAGAACCCCAACAGTAACCGCGACTACCTACGTTGCTCTGGCTACCATCGCGCCAGCCGCCAGCAGCAGGAAAAAACACTGACTTACCGTTGGTAGCTGTGAACAAACCGCCATTGATACCACTACCCTTGTAGTCAGTTACCCACTGATAAGTGGTATTAGCTGTTAGCTCCTTCATTTGTGCTTCAGTTGGCATATGCCAACCACCGCCCCATACTTGCGCGGCAGTGTCAGCAGATGTTGCAAGTGGGTTTTCAGTACCCGCATAATCAGATTGCCCACTTGTTGCTGCATACTGAGCAGCACCCTTGCCATACTGATAGTAGTTACCATATTCGGTCTCACTTGTCGCACCGACATTCATCGTTGCCCACTTCGTTCCGCTTGGCAAGCCAAGGTCAACGTATGCATGACCATTGTAAGGGTCAACGTATGGGTTGTAATGCACCTCATTCTCTTGAGCGCACAGTGATACATTTGGCGTAATGAACTCAGTGGAAGCAGTATAGGTTTCATACTGAGTATGATTATCAAATTTCTTTAAATATTTCATATTATAAAGTATTTTTTATATATTTTTTATAAATTTATATAATTGAACCTCTTATATAATAACTATTATATCCAAATCCACTTTGTTTCGGAGATTGTGGTAATTCTCATATTCTCTAAACCTTGTGCAATATAGTTTTTCATTATTTCATGAACTTCATCACTTGTTTTTGCAAATACAGGTAAAGCATATTTAACTGTCTTTATTGTACCATCTTCTCCAAATATATCTTCAGCTACCTTTACTGCAAATATTTTACTATCTTCATGCCATTCATTTGCTGCAGGTTTGAAATTCTTCATTAAACAAACATCTTCAACTTCAATATCAGTTCCAAGTTCTTTGATAACTTTCATTCCTGCATCAGCAAAATGTTGTCCTTCTGTAAAATATGTTTCAATAACTCGTTTATCTCTACCATGAAGATAAACATTTCTATTTAATTTGATTTTAAAATACATAACATCTATATATTTATATTTATTACACATGTTACATAAATACATGTTTTATTTTAATATATCATCTAATTCATAAGCGCCATCTTTAGGTTTGTTTGAAATAACATTTATAACTTTTTGTTCTATTTCTTCCAATAATTCAGGATTATCATTTAATAAATCAATGACTGCTTGTTTGCCTTGTCCAAGTTTTACTTCTCCATAACTGAACCAAGATCCTGATTTGTGTATGATATCATATTCAATTGATTTGTCTATTATTTCTCCAAATCTATTAATGCCTTTACCAAACACAATTTCAAATTCTGCTTTTCTAAATGGTGGTGCGCATTTATTTTTTACAACCTTTACTTTTGTTAAGTTTGCAATTGCTTCTTCTCCATCTTTAACAGCAGTTGATTTTCTTACTTCTAATCTTATTGATGCATAGAATTTTAAAGCATTACCACCAGTTGTTGTTTCAGGATTACCAAATAATACACCAATTTTTTCTCTAATCTGATTAATGAATATACATAAGCAATTTGACTTTTTGATAATACCTACCATCTTACGTAATGCTTGTGACATTAATCTTGCTTGAAGCCCAATTCTTGCATCTCCCATAGCACCTTCTAATTCTGCTTTAGGTATTAATGCAGCAACAGAGTCAATAACACAAATTCCTATTTTACCGGAACCTATTAACTTTGTTGCAATTTCTAAACAGTCTTCACCACAGTCAGGTTGAGCAAATAATAATGTATCTACATCAACTCCAAGAGCTGCTGCATAATCTCTATCAAATGCATTTTCTGCATCAATGTATGCAGCTTTAAGACCCATCTTTTGTGCTTCAGCAACAGCATGTATTGCAAGTGTTGTCTTACCGCAACTTTCAGGTCCATATATTTCAACAATTCTTCCTTTAGGATATCCACCAATACCTAAAGCAACATCTAAAGACAATGAACCGGAAGGAATAGCTTCAATATCCATTACGTCTGATTCTCCTAAAAGCATAACGGTGCCTTCTCCGTATTGCTTTTTTATTTCCTTCAACACAGATTCAAGTTCATTATCTATTCCAAATTCCTTTTCAAGTACGTCTTTTTTAGCCATGTTTGAACAAATGTAAAATTTAAACTATATTATATATAATAATATTTAAATTTTAACACAAGATAAATGACAACATCAGATATTATCCAATTATTTAAGAATTTTAATTCACATACTGACGATTATCTGGGAGCTATGTATATGTCTATATATCATCAGCTCCCACAATGTTATAGAATATATTATGGGAATGATGGTGAATTGCATTATCAGCATTCATCAGAATTATTTTTTGAAATTCGTAAAGAGATGAAATATAAAATTGACTGTCGCGTTCTTTTACAAAACTTAAAGAAACAACAAGAACGTTATGAATTAGAAATATTTTGTTATTCACCTCATGAATATCTTGTATTAGGAGGGTCTTCAATGTATTTACATTATGGAGATTCTCGTAAGTTTCCCCATAATTTTTTAATGAATATAACATTATCACAAGATGCCGAAATGGCAGATTTTTATGAGGAAGTATTTTGTCAAGCTGAAGATATTGAACCAATTATGGAAATGCTCAAAAAGAATTGTGTTCAATCTACAAAGAAAGACAAAATAGAATTTGGCATTGCAGCAATTGATGCATCAAATAATATTTATACATCTTGGTATGATTATGAAGATAAAAAAATTGATGTCGAAAAGAATTATAATGATGACTTCCCTTATGAAAAAATTTGTAAGTTAATGGAATCTGAAGACAAGGCAGAATTATTATTCTTCTATGGAGAACCAGGTACAGGTAAGACATCATTGATTAAACATCTTATATCAAAATTTAAAACAGTATCATTTGTATTTATGGATGGTACAATATTAGCAAATGCTGCTCAAGATAAATTGATGTCTTATTTTCTTGATAATCAAAATACAGTATTTATATTGGAAGACTGTGAGAAAGCATTACAAGATAGAAACCAAGGATATAATCCAGTTATGCCAGTATTATTAAATATTACAGATGGAGTAATAGCAGATGTTTTAGGAATAAAATTAATATGCACATTTAATACTTCATTAAATACAATTGATAATGCATTATTACGTAAAGGAAGGCTTTCATTAAAATATGAATTCAAAAAACTTTCAAAACAAAAAGCAACAAATATATTAGGATATAATGTCGATAAAGATATGTCATTAGCAGAGATATATAATATTGAAGATGAAAATGATTTTTCAAAGAAACAAAATAAGAAAATAGGTTTTTAATTATAAAATACACATTTATAATAATACTTGTGTATTAACAGTATGTTCAATCATATTATTACATGTTAAAATCTTTCCTCTAGCACTATGTATATTTCATTATAAATAATTTATATTAAAATGATTAGTAATGATGATAGAGGAAAGATTTACTATATTAGAAGAGATTTAATCTATATTTATTCCAAGTATAATAATTTAATAAATTTTAATATGAATATAAGTCGTAATAATATTAAAAATATTGTATATGATTGCATTAGAAATCAGTTTTATACTGATGAAGATTTCAATAAATTAATTCTTGATAAGTCTTTTGATGGAGAGAACCAGCTAATTTATCAAGAATTTAAAATGGATTCTCTTGATATGATGGAATTTATATTAAATGTTGAATATAAAATATCTTCTTATATAGGACATAATTTTCAAATAGATGACACTATAATTGATTCTAATATAACTTTAGGAAAAATAATTGATTATATATATAAAAAGATAAATGGAGAACAGTAAAACAGCTCTTTGGCCAATATATGTTGACAAAGAAACACATAAGATTATTGATACAGTAACTAATTTGATGCGTCCAGTAGATACTGAATTAGTTAATAAATGTAAAGAAATTACTAAAGATACAGAGTCAGATGAGTTAAAAGCTTTTATGACTGAAATTTATTTGACTTATAATAATGATATCATAAAAGATAATATTGATTTTATAACAATTGCATGTGATCCAAAAACAAAGGAGATTATTTATTATTCAAATCCAACAGAAAAAACAGATAATAATGAAAGAATTTCTAGATTGATTAATCTTATGGATAATGCTTGCATTGGAAAAGATGAAAATGGGTATGCAAATTTGATTATGACTATCATATCAAATGTTGTTGCAAAATATTGTGCATTAAATGAAGAAAACAAAAAATCATTTATGAATGTAATAGATTTTTGGAAAAACAAATCTTAAAGAACTTCAAACTGTAAATTTTTCATATTACTACCAATAGTCAAGTTCTTTTTATTTTTTGTATACCCTTTAATTAATATCTCATTATGATTAATTGATATATCATTTATTTTTATGACTACATTAAAATTTGGAAAGAATTCACAGTCAGATATAAAATGAACATTCTTTCCAAATATTTTTTGATATAATTTATCTAACGAATATTCTTTAATGTATTCCATAAAATTTTAATGTGTTTAAACTATATTATATTATATTTCAAAAATAATAAATCAATGGAAGAAAATAATAACCAAGAAAAAATTTGTATGTGCTGTGGAAGACCACAAAGTATGGTTCCATTATTAATGGAAGGAAATTTTGGATGGATATGCTCAGATTGTGTAAATCATGCGTATAATATAATAAAAGAGCAAAATGAGAAAGTAAATAAGAATTTGATGTCAGGAATTCCTAAGCCTCATGAAATAAAAGAGTTCCTTGACCAATATATTATTGGACAAGATAGAGTTAAAGAACGTGTTGCTGTTGCAGTATATAATCACTATAAGAGAATATCAACTCCTATCGTTAATGATGTTGAAATTGAAAAATCTAATATATGTATAGTTGGTCCAACAGGTACAGGAAAATGCATATCTGGTGATACAAAAGTAAAAGTCCGTAATAAGAAAACTGGTGAAATCTATTATGATACAATAAATAATTTAAAAAATATGTTAATTACCAGTTCAACCAAAGATTAAAATGTTTATTTAAATTATGAATAAATCAGAACAAGTAAATAGAAAATTTATTAATACTTGGAATATTGAAAATTTTGAAATAGAAACAGATACTGGGTGGGTAGATATTGTTTCATTGAACGAAACAATTCCATATAATAAATATAAAATTGAAACAGAATCAGGTTTAACGTTAGAATGTGCAGATACTCACATTGTATTTGATGAAAACATGAATGAAGTATTTGTTAAAGATAAACCTAATTTTATACAAACAATTAATGGCGTTGAAAAAGTAGTTGATATTGTTATATTTGATGATTATGAAAATATGTATGATTTTGAATTAAGTGAAAATTCGAATCATAGATATTATACAAATGATATATTATCACATAATACATTAATTGCAAAGACTGTTGCAAAGCTTCTTAATGTTCCATGTACAATAGCAGATGCTACAGTATTGACTCAGGCAGGCTATGTTGGAGAAGATGTAGAATCTGTGTTGGTTAATCTTTATCAAGCTGCAGACTATGATGTTGAAAAGACTGAACGCGGAATTGTATTTATTGATGAAATAGATAAGATTGCTCGTAAAGGAGATAACGCATCAATCACAAGAGACGTAAGTGGTGAAGGTGTACAACAAGGTCTTTTAAAGTTGCTTGAAGGCTCAATTGTGTCAATTCCACCAAAAGGTGGCCGAAAACATCCAGATACACCATTAGTAAAAATTGATACAAAGAACATATTATTTATATGTGGTGGAGCATTTGTTGGTATTGAGAAAAAAATAGCGCAAAGATGCAATCAGCATACAGTAGGATTTAATGCAGTAGAAAAAAGACAAGTTGAAGGAAATACAAAAGATGAAGAATTTATGTCAAAACTGACTCCACTTGACTTAAAAGCATTTGGCTTGATACCAGAAATTATTGGACGTCTTCCAATCATAACATATACAGATGAATTAGACAAGGAAGCATTATTGAAAATATTAAAAGAACCAAAGAATGCTTTAATAAAACAATATAAGAGAATATTTGAATTGGACAATGTTGAACTTAATTTTACTGATGAAGCTTTAGATTATATTGTTGATAAGACAATAGAAAACAAACTTGGTGCTCGTGGTCTTAGAGGAACAATGGAAAATATAATGACAAAAGCAATGTTTGATGCACCATCTCAAAATATTAAAGAGTTAACAGTTGATTTAGAATATGTTAAAAATCAAATAGGATAAAATTAACTTTATCTTTATATACTATATGTTCTACCTCTATATTAACAAGAGGTAGAACATTAAAGTTTAAAAGTTTATAAAGTATTTTTAATCTATTAATATCTAAGCATAGCAATAACACCCATATTGCCATTCTTGCCTGTGTTGTCGAGACTACCACGCTGAGCATTGGCCCTGTATATGTCAGTCGTATTATATTCAGTAGAAGTCTGATAGTAATTATTACCAAACGTACGAATACAATCATTAGCATATACATTAGCTATCTCTGTTAACTTAGCATTAATTTGTTGTTTTTGTACAATTATCATACTCATTTCACCTGCTGCACCAAGATACCAATCTCCTGACTGTGTACCTAATGTATGATATCTTGCGCAACAACAAGCAGCTGGTGCATAACCTGCACCACTATTATTCGTAATTGCTGTAGCTGTCATCCAATCAGATTGTGCTGTTGCAGTTGCAAGTATCTTTTCGGTCTTGTTCTTACCATCTATATCTGTTGCAGTAAATCGATTGACATCTCCAAGTTCAGTTAAGTTCCAGTTACCATTAGCATCAAACAATGATGGAATCTTACTAGATGTATTTGTTATCCAATCAGCAGTTAAACAACCCCACATATCTCCTCCATTATATGCAGTCTGTATGTTGTCTATGGTATTTATATCAGTACCATGATTACCCCACATCATATTTTGAAATGTTAATGAGCCCGCTTCAGGAGTTTCACAGTACATATATTTAAGTGACATCCAACGCGCTTTCTCATTAGTACCAAAGAATCCAGTTGATACAACACAAAGCCCAATAGGAGTCTTACCTTCTGATGCAGGAAGTACTTCTGATGTAAAACTTAAGTTGCCATTTGTATCTGAATAAAGAATATCTAAAAATTGTGGTAATGGTGGAATATAAGGATTATAATGAACATGTTCTTCCGTTTTACAATAACTAACCACTGCATTTTTTTCTGCATGTATTTCAGCAAAATCTGTACTCTCAATAAATGCAATATAATCATTATGATTATTTAAATTTCTAAGGTATTTCATATTATATAAAGTATTGTATAAATTTTATATAATTAAAAATAATCTATTAATATTTAAGCATACTAATATTACATTACTATTTATATATTATCTTATACATTAAAATATTTTGATTTTATTTAATAATTTTTGAATATTATTTATATTTTACTATATTATAATTGTATTTAATAAAAATAATAAATATGTTTAAGAACTTATATTTGATTTCGTTGGAATGTATTAATGAAGATAATTCATTTGGTTTGAACATTGGAGATGTTGTTTACGGCGCTGGCTGGGATTGCACAGATTATGCTCGCGATATCAATAATGCATCTCTTTCAACCGACGTTGAATATGTTAAGCAGATTGCAAAACGAATTTATAATGAAGGTAATTTTATTCCGACAATCAAAGAAGTTGTTCGTAGTATTGGTAATTCAGTGAATTTTGATTAAAATATAATAAACAAAAATAAAGATATGACAGATAAAGAATTTTTAAGTAACATTACTGACAAAGAACTTTATGATACGTTTGTCAAATGTTTTCCAAAAGGTATACCGGAAAGAGTAAAAGAACCAATAATCAGAGGTTATTGTTATCTGTATGATGCTGGTGCTGTTTGCGATGATTTGCATGGTTGCACAGAATATCCAGATTAATTATCTAAACTAAATTTGTGACAACAAATATATAATTACCTAATTTTATTTGTAATGTAACATTTAAGGTTCGTCATTCTCCTGAGAAGTACACTGGTAAGATATATTTTTATGGGTCAGATTATGATGTTAAGATAGTTTCAGATATACCTGTAACTGCTGCTCCTGGTCAATTTTGTATTTTATATGACAAAGATTATTATCATTGTTATGGTTGTGGAGAAATATTAAATCAAACAAAAGTTATGAACATAATTTAATATTTTTTAATTAATAAAATTAATATAAGATGAATGCATATTTAATTGTACTTTTTATAGTAATTGGAATAATGCTTGGAATATTAGGAGTACAAATATTCAAAAATTATAAGAATTTCAAATATAAATATGAGAAATGCTGGCCAGTTCAACATCGATTAGACAAAGATGGTAATTTACAATACTCAGTTGATGGCAAACTTTGGACATATATTATAAGATATACTGAAGATTATAATTATGTCACATATCATGGTCCTGCTTTGAGTTATGTCCAATTCAATTCTGATGAGGAAGATAAATATAAATCTTGGTGCAATATGTTATATTCAATGCAGAAATGCCACGAATTTAACAAGAAAGCATTAGATTTGTATATTGGAAAAATTAGAGAGTATTTGAAAGATAAACCTGAAGAGAAATAATTTAAATAATGTTAATGGAAATGCCGGTAATTTATATATTACTGGCACTTTTCTATATTACAAATATATTAATATCTATTTATATGAATAAAGATAAGAAAATGCAAATTGCAAGAACAATGGCACGTCAAATACTTGAAGTGCTATCTGCTGAAGATTGCTTTGATGGATTTGTTACAAGATTCTTCACTCGTACAAAGTGCATCAATTATCTTCAGAAAAGTTTCAATGAATACTTTTATAAGAGAAACCAATTGATTAATTGGAATAAGAATACTTGGTTTGATATTTTTGATGATACAGACCTTGTAGAATCTCTTGTGTGGTATATGCAAGATTTTAATTTAGCAAAAGAAAAAGAGGAAGAACAAGAATCACAATTACCAAAGAGAAAGAAACCACTATGATACCTGAAGTAGGAAAATATTATCATTTCTGGGATGACGGTAAATGTGGCGTCAACCGCCATTATATTGCAAAATGTGAAGAGATTATTTCACTTGATGCTGCAAGTCATATATTGATTACTGACGATAATCATGTAAAATGTGAATTAATAAAGTTATGGGCTAAAGAGAAAAAACATAAAAAGTGGATCTTTAGCCCAAAAATTGATGTCATAGTACGATGTTCAATTCCAAAATATGATGAACATGATATATATTTTGCCAGAGATAATAATGGTGGTTGGTTTTCGTTTAATACAACTGGATGGTGGCAAGGTGGCAGTTTAGATATTGATGGTACAACATATGAAGCAGTTATTCAAAATTGTCTTGACGATAAAAACTGGGATGCTTATAATGAACATTTAAACATAAAATATTGATATGAAAATAGAAAACGAACAAAAGTATTTTACAGCTGAAGAGGCTCGACAAATTTCTGATGAAATTAATTCAGAAAAGATGAAAAATGAATTAAATTGGATTTATAATCTGATTAATAATGCTAGATTTGAAGGTAAACATTCAATAACAGTTTCAAACAAAACATTAATGAAAGCAACTTCAGAATTTCTTAAAGAAAAGGGATTTAAGATATCACATTTCTCTGGAGTCCAGTGGGATCCTGCTGATGATACAACTATATCTTGGTAAGACTTAAATTGAATTATGGTGGAAAGAATTGAAGAAAGAGTAAGAAATATGGTTAGCCCATTTACAATATGGCTACTATGCTTAAAAATTTAAATAACGAAAAAGTATTAAAGTATCTTTACGATAATTCAGAAAACATATCTGAAACTATGAAAATATCTATTGAATATTTAATAGATATGACAAGAATTATTGATTATCATCTTCCTGATGGTTTTGATATTAATGAATTATTAGATAAACGTAAATATCAAAAATCAAATGCGACAAAAGATTCTAAAGATTAAAAACAAAGATAAACTTCGTGTTTATTGGGGTCATGATCAAGATGACAAACATAATTATGATTTAGTTGTATCATGATCAATGATGTGTCAAGGAAGTTGTGATGGGAGTTGGATATTTTCAAATGTTTTTACTGATGATGTAAAAAAAGAATTTGAAAGACGAGGATGGGATATTACAACATTAAAATTTTCAATTGCTCCTAAACTTGTAAATCCAACAAGACCTGAAAGATTTACAACATTATTAAAAAAATATGAAGAAGATATTAAGAAATTAAAAGAAGAAAATAAATCTTAATATTATTTAATTTTTTAAGATATGTTCTATATTATTTATGTATGGATGGTAACATAAAACATTCATTATATTTGTAATCAAATTAAACAAATAATTAATATGGAGAATAACATTGCTTACGTACTTTGTGCAACTGATAAGGTAACAAAACAGTTTTATGGTTACTATTCAGGTGGTGATACTTTCATCAGAGCAAATTCAAACATTTGGTTTGCAAAGTTTTACACTGGTAAGGAAGGCAAAGGAATTAAGAAAGCACTTGCAAATTGTACCAAGCGAATGTCATATTGCACTCGTACTGGTCATGATTTAAGCTAGAAGATTCAGATGGTTTCCGTTGGTACTCCAGTTGATATTGATGAAAACACATTTTAATTATGAAAGAATTTATAGATCAAACTAAACTTACAAAATTTGAAATTATATGTCTTTTTCTAATAGCTACATATAAAGAAAAAGATTTAGTACAATGTCAAAAAGAAGATAATTATATTAATTGGGGTGAAATTGAAAGATATTCACGTTTTGGTATTGATTTCACAAAAATGAAATGGCTACAAGATGTTGCTGTTGGTTGGTGTCCAGACAAATTACTTGAATTAATGGATAAATTTGCAAATGCGGGATTTGAATTACATCAATATTTAGAATCACAAGATATAAATAATAAATTAATGGAATAATGAAAAATAAGCAATTTATTTATACAGAGAAAGAAGCAGAAAAATTTTATTTCACTTCAGATAGTCACTTTTCTCACGAGAATATTATTAAATATTGTAAGCGGCCCTTCAAAGATGTAGAAGAGAATGATTCTGAATTGATTCGTCGTTGGAATGAGAAAGTTCCAGAAGATGGTATTGTATTTCATCTTGGAGATGTAGCATTTGGTGATCCTGATAGAGTTGACCAGATTCTTGAGCAACTTCATGGAACAATTTATCTTGTTATCGGAAATCATGATTGGAGGAGAATTATAAATCAGCATAAGTGGCGTTTTGAATTGATGACGCAGCAAATTAATATGAAGATTGGTAAGCGTCACGTCATTCTTAACCATTATCCAATGCTTGCATTTTCTGGCGCATGGCGTGGAGTAGATGCATCATATCAATTATTTGGCCATGTGCATACATCTCCCTACACTGATGAAGGTCTTGATAAAGCCCGTATGAAATATCTATTTACTTCTCAATATGATGTGGGTGTTGATAATAATGACTTTACTCCAGTATCTTGGAAAGAAGTTGATCAAATTATCAATAATCAGATGATGAGTTTAGGAATGTGTCGTAATGAGCTTTAATTAGTAATTATACGCATTGTCAAATATATGATTGACTCAATACTAATTATTTTAACTATTAGGGTTTGATATTTATGAATTTAGTAATTAAAGTAACTGAAAAAATAATTCTTATATAAAAGGCATGATTGAAGAAGCATATGTTAGTTTTGAAACAGCAAAACTGTTAAAAGAAAAAGGATTTGACGAACCATGTCATCATTATTATAAAAATAACGATTTAATGTTCAGCCCATCTTTAAGTGGCAGAAATTCATTACAAACAAATACATATTCCGCTCCAACGCTCCAAATGACAATGCGTTGGTTAATGAAAGAAAAAGGTATTGCTATTGTACCAATCATTAGTAGTGTACTTGATAATGAAAAGTTTCTTTGGGATATTGAGATAACTGTTGCAAAAACTAATGAAACTTATCATCAAGGATGGGTATATGAATCTTATGAACGAGCTTGTGAAGCAGCGATAAAATATTCACTTAAAAACTTAATTTAAATTAACTATGATGCAGAAAGAAGTTGAAAATCTAATATGTAACCATATATGTGAGGGATGTAAATGTAAAGGCATAAATAGACTCAATAATTGCAAAACATTAGAAAAATATATGGATTGTTATAGAATAGGTTATGAAAACGCATTAAATAATAAATAATTATGACAATAATTAAGAAATATATAAAACCTTGTGTAACTGTTGTAGAAATTAAAGATAGCAGAATACTTTGTTCAAGTAGTTCTATGGAACATATTTGTTCAGAATTTTGTACACTTTGGCATAAGTGTCTAGATAGGTCTGAAGGTAAATATTGTTTAGATAAAAAATATAAATAACTATGATAACAATTAAATCATTTACAGACTTAAAACAGGCAAAGATTCTTTTTGAGTTTCTACCAATTGAAAGTGCAGATATGTGTTTTAAGTGTATAGAAGAAGATCCTTATGATGTAGTTCTTCGCCCATATTTTGAATGGAAAGAAGAGTATAAAGGTCTTTTAGTTAACAAAGAAGTTGATGTCATTCCATGTTGGAGTTTTGCTGCATTGCTTAAATACCTAAGTGAAATAAAGCCCCAGGTATATACTCCAATTTTATTTCCAAGTGAAGGTAAGTGGATATTACAGTTTGTGGAATATGGGCATGGTAATGTATGTGAAATATCTTATGACGATCCTATTGATGCTTGTTATGAAATGATTATACGTTTACATAATTTAAAGCTGTTGTAATTATGAAAAAGATTATTCTATTAACACTTATCACCTTTATGATGGTGGGGTGTAAAAACACTGATGCTAACGGGCATATTAAACTTGATGATGGCTTTGATACTCCTAAGTCATGTTTAATTGATTCTTGTGAATACATTTCTTGGACTTATGGACTTGCTCACAAAGGCAACTGCCGATTCTGCAAAGAACGCAGACAAAAGGAATTGGAAAAGTTGGTTGAACAATTAAAGAAAGAATAACTATGGCAACAATTAAGAAAGAAGAATATCCAATAAAAAACAATGGATTTGAATATTTAGGTAATCATTATGATTGTCAATTTGCAATTAAGCGTGATGTTAAAATGATTCTGCAAGAAGCCGAAACTTCACATAAAGATACCTTTGATGAACTTTATGATAGGAATACATTAAGAGCAGATAAAATTCGTATATTTGTAGATGGAGATGATATTCCTATTTATGGAATGATTATATATCTTATAGACTATAAAAAAGAGCAAATGAGTAGAAGCGCTTGTGGTGGTTATTATCCATTTGAATTTGATAATTCACTGTTTTTTCCACATCCATATCAAGAAAGCATTTGTTGGTAATAAAATGGAATAATTATGGTAACAATTAATAAGACTAGTAATCTGCGTTATCAAATTTACTCTCTAACATCAAATGGCGAATTGGACAAGCCTATTACAATACCTATTGATACGAAAGAAGTAGCACATAAGTATTTCTCAGATTGTATTCAATGTGCTATTGTCTCTATTGATGAGTATGGCTCAATTGTTGAGATTCTTGAAAAGAATACAACTCCACTGAAAATGATAAACAAAAGACCTCAAATAAAAAAATGTCAAAAAAGATAAGACTATGACAACAATTAAAAGTTACACAGATATAGAACAGTCAAGGAAGTTGGCAGAGTTTTTACCAATTGAAAGTGCTGATATGGGACTTTATTATAATAGTAATCCAAATGCTGCGAGAAATCAAATGTGGGCTGGGACTAAAGCTGAAAATGCTGACATACCATGTTGGAGTCTTGCTGCATTGCTTAGTATTTTACCTGAGACTATAACAAGTAATGAAGGAATTGCTTTCAAGTTAAATATCAAAAAGAATATTATTGAATATTCAAATCCTTCTTTATATCTTATATATAAATCTGTTAAATCAGATAATCCTGTTGATGCTTGCTATGAAATGATATTGAAATTACATAAACTTAAAGTATTATAATTATGATATAATTTTTATGAAAATTAAAATAACATATCTCGAATGTAGTGGATTTGGTTCTATCATAGATTGCAATACTTCAAGAATATTTTGTCCATTTTGTAAAGAACGAGTTGCTAATTTTAGTGAGGTAAAAGAAGTTACCCTAATAGAATTATATAAGTTATTAAAACATAATTTTAATAAAATAATAAGTTTACAATTAAAAAATAAAGTAACATGACGCAAGAACAAAAGGCTAAAGCCTATGATAAGGCTATTGAAAAGTTTAGGCCGATATATGATTTAGCAAAAGAGCAAGGTCGTATTATTGATGTTGAAGAGTTTGAAGATATTTTCCCTGAACTCAAAGAGAGTGAGGATGAGAAGATAAGGAAATCAATTATTGAACATCTAGAATATCTTGGTAAATATTGTAGTGAAAGTATACCAGATGTTGATAAATGGATTGCTTGGCTTGAAAAACAAAAAGTTCTAACTACAGAAGAAGGCTTACAAGGCAAAGAAGATGTTAAACAATCTCAATTTGGAAAAGATCATTATTGCTCAGACGAGGATATTATTAGAGATTATATTGTTTGGCCTAAAAAACAAGGTGAACAGAAACCTGCTAATAAGATTGAACCAAAGTTCCATGAAGGAGATTGGCTTATAAATATTGAATGCGGTAATGTAGTAAGGGTTATTGAGGTATTAGAAAATAATTATAGGCTTGACTACGGTGTAGATACCATTGGGACACTTTGCACAGAACTTGTAGACAACGATTATCGTTTATGGACCATCAATGATGCAAAGGATGGTGATGTACTTGCATATAGAGACGGTCAGTGGATTTTTATCTATAAAGAAAAAATTGATGATAACTCTTTCTCTTATTATACATTATATTCAACTATTCATCAAGATTTAACAATAAATGATGCTGCGTTTACTTTGTTAGGAAGTGCAATAATTCCAGCTACCAAAGAACAGCGTGACCTTTTATTCCAAAAGATGCGTGATGTAGGGTATAAGTGGGATATTGAAAGTAAAGAGTTGAAGAAGACTGAGCGGAAGTCTACTTGGAGTGAAGAGGATGAAAATATAAAGCAATTAATTATTAACATTCTAACAAGACAAGGATTTCAAACACAAGTTAATTGGCTCAAATCCCTCAAACCTCAAAAACAGTGGAAACCTAGTGATTTGCCTCATTGGAAGAAAAGTATTTTGTCAAATGACAATACTACTGGTTTTAACGGTGACTATTTTTGTCACAAAGGGTATTATATTAACTACAAAGAATTATTTGAAAAATTACCAAAAGATAATTGATATGAACGAGTTTGAAAATTTTTTGAAAGAAAATAATTACAAAGGTGATTTAGAATTTCACCTTTGTGATTTGGAGCTTGCTTTCGATTCTGGAAAGAAATTACAGTGGAAGCCGAGTGTTCAACAAATTGCTGCTATTGAATATATTATTAAAGGATATGAATCCACAACAATACATCTTTATGATGGAGCTGCTAAACAATTATATTTATTATTAGAACAACTTAAGCAACTTTGAATTATGAATTATCTTGTAGTTGCGTTTAATAACTCGACACAAAAGTTTATGCATCACTATTCTAATTGTACTTCTAAAAAGCAAGCTATAATTGATTTTGAAAGTCATTATGAAAATTATACTGTTGTAAATGTTATAGAACTATGAGCATCAAAATGTGTACCTCAATAGAGCAGTCAGAGAAACTGTTTAGTCTTGGATTGGATCCAAGCACATCAGATATGTATTATTTTTTAGACCCAACACCAGCCGGAAATATATATCATTTAGCTGTGCAAAAAAATGATGGTGGAGTAAGAAACTTACCTGAATATAACAATGGTGATTTGCCTTGTTGGTCTCTCGCAGCACTTTTGGAATTAATGCCAAATTTTAATATGTTTAAACGAACAATTGAGTGTAGACTAGAAACTACTCATCATTTTACAGATAAGGCTTGTGACCCTACTGATGCGGCGTTTGAAATGGTGTGTTGGCTAATAGAGCAAGAATATATTAAAGTATTGAAATAATTATAATTATGGATGAAGAATAATTATTTTTCAGTACATGGAGAATGTTTTAAAGTAAGAGAAGGAAGTAAATTTACAATATGTAAAATTTATTGGTTAAGATATAATAGAATGAATGATATTGTTTTTTTGTGTTAAAAATGATGATAATAATACTGAAACATTTCATGAAAAGAATGGCAAAAATATTTTATTAAAATTTAATTAATATGATTTTATCAATATTAAAAAATCTTTGTTTAATAGTAGGAGGAATATTATTATTGGTTATATTATATTTTACTATTATTGATCCTATTTATAGATATTTAGAAAGTCAATATATGTACTATATAAAACATAGTGCATTTGAATATAATAAAAGTTTAGTAGGATTTTTTATTCCACATGGTAAATATATATCTTTTGAAGAATATAAAAAGAAATGGGGATATTATCCTAAAAAGATAGCATGGTATAAATTTAAATGTTATAATCCTTGGTAAATTATGATAACAGATATAAGAACTAAACAAATAACGCAGACTTATAAAGTTTATGTTGCTAAAGATGGAAAAGAATTTACATCTGAAGAAGAATGTAAACATCACGAAATGATTTTGGATGGAACTCGCATGGTTTGCCCGGATTGTAATGGAAAAGGAAGATGGAAAACTAATTATGTTCCTGAATATGATCACTGGGATGGTCCTATGGGCGGTTATTGGAATTATGAAACATGTAAACTATGTAAAGGAAAAGGATATTTAGATAAAAAAGTAACTTGGGAATAAATATGAAATATGTAGATTTAGGACTGTCTGTCAAGTGGGCAAATTGTAATGTCGGTGCAAATTCTCCTGAAGAATATGGTAAATATTTCAATTATATTAGTGCTATCCAATTAAAAGATATCAAGATTCCTACTTATGATCAATGGAGAGAACTTCAAGATAATTGTGATTGTAAGCTTGATAAAAAGAAAGCTGGATATATCATAACAGGAAAAAATGGAAATAGTATATATTTACCAATAGCAGGAGAAGGAAAGAATAGTAAAGATGTAAGAGTCATGGGTGCATTCTTGTGGTCATCAACACCAGCAAACGTAAATGGAATAGATTATGCATATTTTGCATCATTCACTGTAAGAAAAACAAAAAGTCTTGATTTGTTAGAGCAATCAAAATATTATCTTTCAGCAAGAGGAGTACAATAATTATGAAAAAAGATTTTAAGACATCTATTATATTCGATGATCAATATCGAAATGCAATATCATATAGTAATATGTCTCCAAAAACAAAGAAATATAAAATCCTTTGGCATGTTGGAGACTATTTCCAATGTCCAAAAGAAGGAAGTATTATTGTTGTTAGATATGAAAATAAATATATAGAAATTCTTAGATTTGATTCTAATGTAGATTCTGATGAAATTGTAGAATGGGCTTATTTAGATGATTTAATATGAGAAACATAAAAAAAGTAAATGAACTTATTTGGTTTTTGAAAGATATTGGCGACCAAATTGAAGCAAATAAAGAAATTCCACAAGGGCAATTAGAGAGCATAAACAGAATGTACAATATTTTAATCAATAAGAAATAATATGAAGAAATATTTTTTTGGTGTTAGCTTTATTTGTATTGTAATTGGAATTATATGTCTTGCAACGTCAGATATTATTGCAAAAAATGGAACTGCATATGTAGAGTATGAAATTATATATCCAGATTCTACAATACAATATTCTGATACTGTCAATTTTATATATTGTAATGGAGATGTTAGAAGATTCAAAAAATTAAATTTAAAACCAATAAGAGTTACATCATACAAAGGATCAAACTATATCGAAGTGTATGATTATAAAATAATTCAAAATACTTGTCCAATTAGATTAAAAACTTCAAAAATAATTAATTATGATTAATAAGAAAGTACAAGAATTTTTAGAAAAATTTGATGCTAAAACAATGAAACAGTTAATACACAATAATAAAGTTTTAACTGATATTTTAGGAAAATCAAATTCTAAAATTATACGTGATATTTTACTAAATGCTCGTGATTATCATAATTCAACAATTGTTTCTACAATAAATACATTAACTGATGATGATATATGGGTAATTAATCAATTACAGTCAATTGGATATAATATAAAACAAGAAAAGGAAATTACAAGATTTGGGGAATGCATAACATTAACAATAAAACTATAATTTTATAAATTTTATAAATAATATAATTTATAAATAAATGAAATTATTTATATAATATTTTTATTTCATTTATAACATGAAATTTGAATTATATTTGAATTTTTTATTATATGTACTATATTTATTATGTATGGTAATTAACATATAACATGTTTTTAATGAACATATGAATTAAATATAAAAACTCCATTATAATGTAACAAACAATAAATATAGAATATGAAGAGTTTCTCAGAATTTTGCACCGAGTTTTTTTCAAATAATGATTGTGATAAACTTATTTATCAGATGAAGACCATTGAAAATAATGGAATTACAAAACCAGGAGATTATTACGCTATGGGTTGTGAATTTATTTTCAATGGTATGAACACGGGAAGTGATTATTTCAGTCTTGGAGAAATTCTTGAAGAATATGGATATAATGGAAATTCTCATTATTTCCCATTACTGAATAATTGGGACACCTTTATTTTCTATTGTCCAACAGATTTTCGTGGTCTTCTGTTTGACTTTAGCGAATTATATTCTGATGGTAAGATCATTTGCTACAACGGACTTAATGGTCCTAAGAATCCTGAGAAGGTCAGTGAATATACAATTGATGAGTTTCTTAATGAATATGGGCTTTTAAGACTTTATTCAGTGTCTCATTGGAATGTTAACTGGAAGAAAATTGGAGTAAACTGGAATAATTAATAACAACTTAAAAATATATAAAAATGAAATTTGTACTTGGAATCAAACCAACTATTATCACTGGGTGGGGAACTACATTTAATGCTAAATCAAGAGTTAGAGAGTCTATTCGTGGAACCTTTTGTTATTCTTCACAATTCGGTTCTGCTTATGTAGATTCTTTTGGACATGATGCTAAATATGTATATGGTTACAATATTGAGGTGTTCAAACGTGGAAAGTATCGCAAAGACAAGCATTATGTGATCTATAGATATACATTCCCTATTGAGATGTTTAATCTACTTAATGTAGAGATTACTCAAGGAAATCGAACATTTAAAATTACACCTAAGAAGAAGTAATATGATAGTTTGTCATTGCATTAAAGAATATAAAGAAGATGGTATTATATTTGAGCCTGGTAAGGAATATTATTACTATGTAGATAAACAAGGTGATATATGGGTTTGTAGACATATGTCTAAATATGCAGATGGTTTTTTTGAATCATTGAAAGAATTTCATAAATATTTCAAAGATTATTAATATTACAATTTGAAGAATTATTTAAATGAATACTATTAGAAAGGATTTTAAGCATGGTGATATGTATATAATTACAAGTCATCGTCAGGTGCATCACATGGGTATTTGTGGTGGTGTTGCTGGAATATTTACGGGTGGTTATTTTGATAGAGATATAACTATTGAAGAAGCTATTGAAATACATACAATCAATATGCAGCATAATTTTCCTGGTATGAATTTTACAAAGGAAATTATTAAGGATGCTTTGACAAAAAATCCTGATAAAAAATATTTTCTTAATATGGATGGTGAAGTTATTTCATATGATAACCATGAGAAGCCAGATATTTTTGATGTAAGATTTATTAATGGGGAAGATATTGATAAACTTTCTAAGGAAAAGGAGCAATGGCTTGATGATCACAATATTACTGTTGGAGATTGGGATGATGATGGTGAAATTAGATGTTGGGAAGATTAAATTAATAAATTATGGATGCAAATAGAATGATGGAAATTGAAGCTGAAATGGCTTCAGTAGTTGTAAACGCATGTGGTAATACAGATGTTTTGAAGGCAGTAAATAATGATAAGCTTTCTGGTGATGTTAAGATTCGTCATAAAAAGCATTAAATGAAGCAAGTAAATTTGCTGATAAGGATGGAAATGTTAATACTTAAATATGTATGAAAATAACAAAGATTGAATTTATTGAACATATTGTTCCTAAAGGAAGTTGTGGCACAGGTTATTCAGAACCAGATAAATTTCATATATATGGGAATAACGGTTTAGAAACTGATATATTAGTTGATATTTGGTATAAACAAAAAAAATATATTAAAAGAGAATTTATTAATGGTTTAAAATATGTTAGATGGGATAATTGTGAAAATATTGATGAAGCATTTGAAATGTATATAAATACATTGAAGCCAACAAACAATTGTCCTTATTGGTTAAAAAAGAAAAAATAAAAGAAAGAAAATGATCCTAAAAACTAATTATACAACACCTGCACAAACAATTGTTATATTAAGTTCAGATACACTTGATGGTATATATTGGAATGTTGTTTATGATGCAAATGCATTTTATGAGCGTTATTATGCATCAGGTAAACCTGGAGGTGCAAGACGTATTCATGAAGATATAATTGATACATATATTAACACTGTTGCAGGTGTTCCATATATAAAAGAAGAACTTTTAGATAATACTAAATTGAATATTATTAACCCAATAGTACATATTAAATTATGAAGATATTTTTTGATACTGAATTTACAGGTCTGCATAAAAATACGACTCTTATTTCAATTGGTTTAATTGATGAAAATGAAAGATGTTTTTACGCAGAATTTACAGATTATGATAAATCTCAATGTAATAATTGGATCCAAGAAAATGTAATTAAACATTTAGAATTTGGTAATGATAAAAATGAAACTACTGAATTGAAAGTCTGTGATAAATGGGGTATATGTGGTAATAAAGAATTTGTTAAAACCCAACTAGAAGAATGGCTTTCAGAATATGATAACATTGAATTAGTTTCTGATGTATGTCATTATGATATGGTTCTTTTGATTGATTTATTTGGCACCGCATTTGATTTACCTAAAAATATAAATCCTGCTTGTCACGATATTAACCAAGATATTGCAAGATATTATAATTTTACTGAAGCTGAAGCTTTTGATTTTTCAAGAGAAAAAATACTTGAAAATAGATACATATCAATAAAAGGAGATAAACATAATTCATTATATGATGCAAAGGTAATTAAAGCTATTTATGAATCAATTTGTCAATTATGAAATTATAATAAATTATTTATGAAAATATATATTGTAAAATATTGCGCTAATGAATTTGATGATCTAAGATATGATTTTCCTTATCCTATATATTATTCATTAGCAAAATCTAACGCAAGGCAATTTTTTGAAAACTTAAAATCATTATGCAAAAAAGATTTTAATGATAATCTTGATCAATATCCAGAATTCAAAAATAATGAAGAATATCAATTTACAGAAAATGATAATTCATTTGAATATTCTATTGGTAAATGGGTTTATGAATATACATATGAAGAACGTGAAATGGAAACGGATTTAAGATATACAAAAAATGGATAGATTCAAATCTATCCATTTTACTTTATTATTAAATATCTTTATAATATTGAATCCAATTTTGTGGATCATCTTCTACATCTTTAATATATTCTTCAACTTTATCTAATGCTGCAACTATTGCTTCTGCAAATTTATTAGTTTTAAAATCGCAATAAGGATCATCATCATAATTCACAGCACCAATTTTGCCAACGAAGAGTTTCCACGTATCTTCATCTTTAACATATCCTAATAAAAAATCTATAAAGATGTTCTTATCACGATCTTCATGTTTATATTCTATTTTCTGATACTTTTCATTATTATCTAGCCAAGAAACTTTTTTATCTGGTTCTTCCCAGATGACAAATTTTATTTTACCACGTTGTGTTGTTTGTTCGTCACCTTCATTACCTTCAACTTCTAAAATATATTGCGTAAGAGATTTCATAAATTATAAATAGTTCATTTAATGAAATAAATAAATTTATTTCAAATATATTTTAATAAAAATAAAAAAATAGGGAAATTAATTTCCCTATCTTTTAATATAAACAGTAAATTCTTTCATGTTTTTACATATAATACAAGTGAATTGTAGGTAGCAATATGTTTAACAATTACCATGACAGCATTAAACGATTTAATTTCATGTTCTTGCCATGTTCCTTCATCAAGTACAGCAAATATTACGTAATTAACTTTTGTTCCATATAGAACTGCTTGCCATAATATAAGCAGTAAGTTCTTTCATATTTTTTACATATAATACAAGTGAATTATATGGAGCAATATGTTTAACCATTGTCATGACAGCATTAAACGATTTAATTTCATGTTCTTGCCATGTTCCTTCATCAAGTACAGCAAATATTACGTAATTAACTTTTGTTCCATATACAATTGTTTGCCATGCTGAATTAATTATTTCTGCAATTGAATATGTTCCCATCATTTCTTTTGTTATAACATATAAATGTGTATCACATTTGTTATTCTTTTCATCTTCTTCAATTGCTTGGCATTCTGGCGTCCAATCTTTTACTACAGGATTAAAATATTCAATTTTGGATCCTTCGATTTCTTTTATAAATTCTTCTCTCCATGTTGTATCTGCACATGTACCTCCTAAAAATATTCTCATTATTTATTTTGTAATATATTTCATATACATAATTTCCTAGATTGATTCTTGTAACTTGTGTTTCATTCATTATCCACAAATCATAGATTCTCCAGGTGCAAAATTTTCATTTGTTCGTTTACCACCACACACTGGGCAAACTAAAACAGAAGGTGCAACTACAACTCCACATTTAGGACAAACCCAACCTGTATTTCCAGCCGTATCAATAATATTACCATTATCTACAATACAATCAAATTTTTCTTCCATACTTATATTCTTGCTATATATTTTGATTTTTTATTTTCATATTATTCTTTATGATGTAACTCTTTAAAAACGATATTTATACCTTCTTTTATTTTTTCTTCTTGATACATCATACCTAATGTTACTGCATTAGCGATTAATTCTTTTATATTAATTGATCCTTTATCATATTGAATAGCTAATATACTCATTTTATTATGTAATTCTTTATCTGTTATCATTTTTTAGTTTTTCTATATTTTTAAAATATTTATTATGTGTTTCTTTGTCAAAATGCTTTTCATTAATTAGTTTATCATATACTGATTTTATTTCTTTATATTTATCTGATACTAATAATCTTTTCTTTTTGACATCATAAATATTTTTTAATAACTTATCAGATAATCTAATATGTTTTTTAATTTCTTGCGCTATTAGTGTTTTATCAGATAAATATTTAAAATCTTCTTCATAAATATGTAATGATCCAGCATTCCAATATAAATGACCGGGTAAAATATCTTTATCAACTTCAGAAATTAATCTATTTACAATTTTTGCAAATATTTTACATTGCCATAAAGAATCCTGTGTATATTCACATACATTATTAGATCTCATAAATACAATATAATCAACTCTTTTTTGATTCTTCCGATAAATAACTTGCATTCCTATTGTGCAAATTTTATCTCCATTCTGATATTTTTCAGGATTAAGCATTCCTATATATGCTTGTCTTGTATCTGGATCATTCTTTATTGCTTCAACAACATTATCTATTTGATCTCCTAATAAAGGTTCATAATTATCAATATACCATTGTTCATTAGTAACATCATGATCATGATAAACAATATATCCAATTATAGATTCAAAATTAACATTTATTAATTCTATAAATTTTTGATTTGATTTTTTATCAAATTTAAAATCTTTATTTTTATATTTTTCTATAAGTAATTTTTTAACTTCTTTTTCAGTATATAATTTCATCTCATTTCATCCCAATATATTTCTATCTCTTGAAAATTACTATGTCCGTCTTTATTGTAAAGAGCAATAATTCCGTAAATATTTACATTAATTTCAAATATTTGTTTATCACCAATTCTTTGACGAATTTTTTCTTCTATTAATGGGTCAAGATATACATTTATCATAATCTATTTTATTATCTTTATTTTAATATTATTTAATTGTAATTATTTTTTTATTAGAATCAATATGATTATAATTTTCTTTAATTAAATGATCCTCTGCAATATGATATAAATGATTTATAAATTTTTTCCAACATTTATTATATTTGTTATTCAATTCTTTGATAATTGATTCATTAGATTTTTTATTATTGTATGTTTGACGATAGATGTCACAAAATTTACTTAAATACTTTTTATTTTTAGTTATAGCATTAAAATTCAACTTTATTTGCTTATAATTGAAAAATATATTTGTATTTTTTAAATCATTAATAACATCTTTAATATTAGAATAAGTTCCTTTTATTTCTGTATTCAATTGTCCAATATAAGCTGTTTGTTCGGACTTATCTAATAAATACATAAATTCTTTGAAAACTTGAGTAATAAGGTCATCATCATCCCCCTTCACCCTAACTAATTGATATTTATTTCTTTTGTTACGTTGATATAGAGAAGCATTAAATCCTGATTTCTTAATATTAATATAGTCATCATAAGCATGTATTAACTCATGCATAATTAAAGAATATATATTATCAATATAATCTTTAGCAATCTTTAATTCAATTTCAATGAATTTGAATTTTTCTGTTTCAATATCATATCTTATTTCATTATAATCATCATGACCATCAGATGAATAATATCCAGCTTCACCATCTTCATATTCATCGCCATATTTAATATGTAAAAAACATGAATTAAAAAATTTATTATCAGCCTTAATTCCTGTAATATCTATTGCTATCTCTGAATCACCAATATGTTTTTTTAACTCATTAAATATATATTCAGTGATTTCTTTGCATCCTTTAAATATACCTAAACTTTCAAGAATACCATATTTTAATACTGGTGAATTTTTATATGTTTCAATATTGCATTCTGATATGATCAGTTTGTCAATATCATCAAATTGTTGATCTTTTATATATTCAGTTAACTTTTTTATCATAATCAGTTTTGTTATCTTTATTTTTCCCTATATGATACCCATCACAAAATAGACATTTATAATATGAGAAATGCGTATTATGTTTTTTACTCATTGCATCAGCTGCTTTCTTAGCACCTTCAACGGTATTGTACATTACCTTTTCTTTATTAGTATGCTGGTTGATATGTGAATTTATAGAGAATGCACCCCATGTATTTCTTGTTATAAAGAAATTTTTAAATACAGTCTTACGACGACATTGGTCAGAAAACCATATCCAAAAATTTTTAAATGTTATCTTGTTTTTCATCTAATGTTAATAAACAATCTATTAATTCATATTTTTCATGAAATTCATTTATAATATCGATAAATTCATTAGGTATATAGCCATCTAAACATAATTTATTTACAAAATCATCATCAATACTTGTTTCTTTATTTGCATTACATATACTTCCAGCTATGCATCCTTCAGTATCTGCATCACCACCTAATGATATAGCTTTACGAATACAATCTTCATATGATGTACTTTCATACCAACAAGTCAAACAAGCTGGTACTGAACATTGGCAAGTACAAATGAATTTATGTGTTCTATGTAATTCATCATAAGACTGTAATTTATAATCTGTCTCATTTAATATATAGTCAATAATTTCATTCTTTGATTTTCCTTGCCTGTTAAGATAGATAGCAATAGCAATTGTTATAGCTCCTTTGATACCTTCAGGATGATTATGTGTTACTTCAGCAGATATTTTAGCAAGTTTAATGCATTCTTCTAATGATGTAGATACCCAAGCAACTGGTGATACTCTCATTGCAGATCCATTACCAAATGAATTATATGGGTTTCTATTTTCTGAATTGACCCAGCTCTTGAACATTGGTGCAAACCCATAGTTGTATTTATTGCACCAGTATTTGAATTTATCTATTAGTTCTTCATGTGTCCTATTGGTATGTAATAGCCAATCTGCAACAGCTATTGTACATGTACTATCGTCTGTTACATGAGACTTCTCAGAAAGTAATTCAAAATTATAGTCTTTTGTAGAATGAAATTCATAAGCTTGACCTATCAAATCACCTACTATTGCTCCAATTATTCCTATCATATGACTTAATCAATGTTTCTTCAATATGATTATTTAATGTTTTCATAACTTTATATAATTTTCAATATTTGGAAACTTATTTTTATTATTTCTTATTATTTAAAATATATTTTGTAGTTTTCATAAAATTTGGATGGTTTTCGTCTTTAAATTTCCAAAAATATCCACCTGCACTTTTTCTTATACCTTTACAAACATCTACAATATGAAATATACCAGTTTGTCGTACTGCTTCTCTACACCCAAAATATTCTTTAATAAAATTTCCATTTAAATCAAATTGTAAAACTGGTATACTTTTTTTCTTTTTTGATTCATCAGATCTATGTTGTCCAATATTTTTTTGAACTCTTTTATTAATTGTTTCTTGTGATTGTTTTAATCCTTTATGTGAATCAGATATTTTTTTTCTTTGCTCATCTGTAAATTTATATCCCCATATTCCATCTCCACCTTCAGTCATATTATAACATTGGTTTAAATCTTTATAATATTTTATATATTGTTTTTCATAATTACAAGCTTCTTCTTTTGTTAAATTTGCATGTAAAATTTCATGTAAAATATTTTCCCATCCATATTTTATAATAGCTGCACCCCATTTTGTTAAATGTTTTCTATCACCAATATATGGACGACCATCTCTCCATCTTTGGTTTGCATTTGATTTTGATGTAATTCCTATATAACATTTACCATTAGGACATGTATGTTTATATACAATAAATGACTTCATATATAAATTAAATTATTTATATTTAAAATAATAAATATTATTTATATTGGTAACATTTTTTTAATATTACTTTCTAATATAATCATTTATATTTATATATTTATTTTTTATTTCTAAATATATATTTTTTAATTTATCATTTAATTGTATATAATTTCTTTTAATAAATTCTTCCATCAATGGCCATGCAACTTCTTTGGCTGATGGACGTGGCGCACCAGTTGTTCCTAATGCTCTTAATGCAAAAAAATGTTCCCAATCAGATGCAAATGCAGTATGTACTGAACAAGTCTTTGTATCAAGAGGCAACATTAATGATGCTTGTTGTGGAGTCCATTTGAATACATCAACATTATATTTATATCCAAATTCACAAGCTAAATTAACAAATCTCCACATATCAATATCATCCATTTCATTTTCTCGTCCTTGTGCAATTAATCTACACATTGTTTTTAATGACCATTGATTCTCTGAATTGATACGTTTCTTTGCTAAATCAGAAAAGAAAACAGGTTCAATAATATTTAATTCAGCTCCAAATTTTTCTTTTGAATAATTACAATAACGAGTTGATTCTTCACCTATTGATTGAACACGGTGTCTATTAATATCTCGAGCAACAGCAAGATGATATGTAAATCTTACAGTATATCGTTTTTCATGTTCTTCAGATGGTTCGGTCATCCATTGTAAAACTGAATCTTTTAATGATTCCTTTTCAATATGAAAATTGTTAAGCCAATATTTAGAAAGCAATTTATCTCTATTTTCATAAATTACTCTCCAATTTGTTGTAATAAAATAGAAATGAGCAGATGCTTGTGTTTGCATTCCGTAGCCTTTAATTTCAACATCAACTGTTTCGTTGATGGTCTTTTCTTTAACTACTGAATACTTATTTTTTGAAAAGAAACTTGCAATATCATGTTTCCACATATATTGTGGATCATCTATTGGTGTTCCTAATGGTATTGTTAAATAAACTGTTCCATGTTCAAGCATTGCACCATGTTCTGCTTCTTCAAGCATTTTGACAAACTTTTCATATGATGTATCAGTTATCTTATCTTCAGATTTATAACAAGTTCGTCCACATATTTCTATATGACGAAACATATCAATTAATAAATCATCATATTTTTGTTCAATTATTTCAAAATTTGATTTTAAAATGTTCATTAATAATATTTATATTTTTGTGCATCTATTATAAACCACCATAATTTAGAATTATATAAATTTGGTTTTTTTGTTTGTTCAACCCACCATTGATCCAAATAATACCACAATACATTATATGGTAGAATTTTAAAAACGATTATTGTTCTACCATATAATGTATATCGTTTATTTTCTTTTAACTTAAATGGGTTAATCATATTATATATACTCTATAGATTCTCTGTATATATCTTCACATTTACTATGTTTTAATTCATATGCAAAATATGCTTTAAATGCAAAATCCCACCAATTTACAGTAATAAACTGAGATTCACCTTCTGTTACAATTGTTTGTAAATATACTTGACGAAATAAATCTTGGTGTCTGATTACTACGTCATTACCTTCAAAGCTATATACTTTATATCTATTAATTAATGGAAAAATCATATTAAATTATTTTAATCATTAAACTTATATTTACTTAAAATTTTTGTTTCTTTTTCAATTAAATTTTTTGCTCGTTCTATTCTACGTTCTCTATAACATTTAAGTACTTTAAGGCATTGCTCAGCAGCTTCCTTACATGAAAAATAAACTCCTTCATGTGAACTTGCACCATCATGTAAAGAACAATATATCTTTACTGGTTCTTTACAATTTACACAATAAATTAATAAATATTTATATGTGTGTTTATCTTCCCACCCACGATATTTTTGTACTTCTTCTCTAATATCCCAATCTGTTCTTTCAACAATTCGTGGTTTCATTGTACAGTGATCATAATAATAAATTATATCGCCAGGTTGTAAATCTTTAAATTGTTTCATTAAAATATATCTGCTAAATTTTCTTCCTGTGTTTGCACTTCTTGTTGTACTTTCTTTTCTTTCTTTTCCTCTTTCTTTTGAGATTCAAGAATCATATGTTTTTCAATTGCAAACTTATAGAAAGTATTCATCATATTTTCATCATAAGGCATTGCACCTTGATGTATTTGATAATTCATATTAACCTCAGGAATAATATGATCCGGTAAATTAACAATCATTACAACTATATCTTCAGGTTTTGTATTTTCAGAAACATATCCTGACTTAAGCAATGCTTGTTTATAGAAATACAATTGTAATGTATAACGATACCAATTTAATTGAGGATATTTGAACATAGGACCTAACATTTTCTTTGTCCATTTATCTGCAACTTTATCAATCGTTCCTGATGATTTCCAGTCAATTAATATATATTTGCCTGTACGTTTGTTTCTAAACAAAGCATCAAAACGTCCATACACATACATATCTTCTTTTGTCATCGGATCTTTAACCTTAAGATAAAGATATTTTTCTCTATCAACAAATTCAGTATCTCCTGATTTACTTAATACAGAATAGAAATTATCGAAAGCATCACAATGAGCTTTAAGTCTTTCATCAAAATCATATCCATTATCAAGTTTGAATAATCGTAGATCATTTTCATTACCTGTTAATATACACCCAATATAATCATCAAGTAATGATCCATAATGAGTTGATGTTGCACCCTTTGCTGACCATGCTTCACGTATTTCTTCAGCTGTCATATGATAATATTCTGACTCAGGATTATCAAAATATTTTGCTGATGTCTTTTCAGATACAGTTTCAGCATCAAATGGTGTTTCTAATGTATCAAGCAAATTTGATATACTTACTTTTCTTAAACTTTTATCTACATTTAAATTTGAAAAATCTATCATATAAACCTCATATAAATATAATACAATATAGAATTTATGAAATAAAAATTAAAATATTTAAAAGATGTTAAATACAAGATAAATAATATTATTTTTTTAATTATATTTGAAAATTTAAATATAAATACTATATTATATTTGTAAAATATAAATTTAATATGGGTTACTTTTTTGGAATTGTAAAAAATTCAGCAGTTAAGATTAATAAGGTTCTTGGTAATCATAATGGATCTGATGATTATAAAACACAAAGAAATTGGTGGTCACAGATGCCTGATGGAACTATGTTTAGCGTTTATGATTACTGTTCTTATAGGAATATTAAAGCAAATGAATCTTATGAATATCATATTGGAACTCTTACTGAAAATGATACAAAAAAAGTAATTAAATATCTGAAAGAACTTGGGTTAAATGCAAAATTCGATAGATAATATGAGATTTGGAAAAAAGAAAACAGAAGCTATTGAAGAGTTAAAGAAGAAATATGTCTCACATGGCATGTGGTCAACAGGTTATCAGCTTGATACCATTACTAAAGGTATTGCAGAAGCACTTGGGAAAACTAAAGTTCATATTAATGTTCCTTATTCAAATTTCAATTGTCATGGCGAAGCAATTAAAGTAGCAAAAGATGTAAAAGGTTTAATGCCATTTTCAACTGCTCGAGTTGCTTTTGATGAAGTTACGACATTGTTTTATGGAGACAAACATATAAATCGTGGCAATTATCTGCCATTTCTTGCGGAAGTAGATTGTTTCTATATTTCAAATATTGATACAAGTGGATCTCTTTGGGTTACTGTAGATTTAGTAAAAGGTCCAAGTTGGAGATCTTATCTTTAAATTTTCATAATATATTTGAAATTTAAAAATTAAATACTATATTATATTTGTAATTATTAATTAAACAATAAAAATATGATAAACGAAATTTGGAAACCTATTTCTAAGGATTTGTATTACATGAGTTCATACATTGGTAATTATGAAATCTCAAATAAGGGGCGTATTCGTAATGCAAAGACAGGTAAATTCATTCATCCATTTAAGACTTATGATAAAAAACGTTTGATGTGGACTAATCATAAAAGAATTAATGGTAATGATAGCACATTACAGTTCTTGGTTGACCATACTGTTTATCAGACATTTGTTGGTGACTGTTATGGAAAGGTAATTTATCATCGTGATGGTGATAATTTCAATAATGAAGTTGATAATCTTTATATCAAGTAATATGGAAAAGGAAATTTGGAAGAAAATTAACGGTAAACTTGTTAATCCCAATTGGGTAATTGCTGATTTTTATGAGGTTTCAAATAAAGGCCGCATTCGTAATACAAAGACAAATCGTATTTTAATAAGTCGCAACGGTAAGTATATGCTTCATTGTAAGGAGCTTGGATATTCTTATTTTTCACATGCCGGAGATAGAGGAACATTCAATATTAAGAACATTATGGTTGCAACATTTGAAAATAAATCAACATTTGGAAAACACATTAAGTAATATGACTAATCAAGATGTAATTAATGTATGTGAATCTGCCCGTTACCATCTCATTTGTATTTCAACTGAGATGGATAATTTTATTAAAAACAATTATTCAGAGGGCAACAGTGATGGTAAATTCTATAAAGTCTATCGAGAGGGTAACGATACCAAATACGGTCATTATATGATTAATCCTCATACTATGAAACGTCGTAGTTCAACATTTGATGAGTTCTATGGTGGTATTGTAGATTAATTTCATATTCTATTTAAATATTTTTTTGTGAATACTATATAATAACTGATAATATTAAATAACATATATAATAAGTTAAATATTTTAAATTTGTAAGAAATGGTAAAATATTATAATCCTAATCCTACTTGTAAGTTTTTCAAGTCAGGTAAGCCAAAGAATTGGTATATTAATGATTCAGCGGTACGGGCTATTGCTAAAGTTTTTGATGTTACATGGGAAACAGCTTATGACATGTTAAGCAAAGCTGGGTTGTTTTTACACGATATTCCTGTATCAAAGCAAGCAATTAATTTTATTCTAAGCAAAAATAATTTTGAATTTATAACTTTGGGTAAGCCAAAGAAAGGTGAATCTAGGCCAATTGTTGAAGAATTTGTCAAAGATCTTAATAAGAATGCGGTATATGTTCTTAATCTTGCAGATTATTTTGTAATTGTACAAGACGGCGACATATATGATGTTTCTGATGAATGTCTTAAATCTTCAGTGTATTCTTATTGGATTAAAAGATAATTTTATATCCAAAATTTATATTGGATTAAAAAGTAATTTAACAAAAATTAATATAAGTTCTATATTAATATAATTTACATCAGAATGTAAATGAATGATGCATATAAAAATACATATAGAACTTTATGAATCAAACTTTAGTTGTTAATCTAATAGGTGGCCCATGTAGTGGAAAATCAACAGTTGCTGCAGAACTTTTTGCTAGACTTAAAAAGATGGGAATAAGTTGTGAATTAGTTTCTGAATATATTAAAGAACGTATATATGAAGAAAACAACACAATAAAAACACATCAAATAGCAATATTTGGAATGGAACATTACGCAATAACTAATAAAATTGGAAAAGTTGATGTAATTGTTCATGATGGGTCGTTTCTCAATAATATTGTGTATAAGCAAGGTGAAAATATTGAATTTGATAATTTAGTTATAAGTGAATATAATAAATTTAATAATTTAGATTTTTTCTTAAAACGCGGAAACATTGATTTTGAAACTTATGGGAGAATTCATACATTAGAAGAATCATTAGAGTTAGATAATTTAATAAGAAAAGTATATAATAATGCAAAAGTTAATTTTATTGAAGTTGAATCGAGAGATGCTGTTGACAAAATAATTCCCCACATACTTCGTAAAATAGATGAAATTAAAATATCTGAAATTAAAGAAAGAATGAAAAATTTATAAACTAAACAATTATAATAATGATTTGTGCAAGAATAAATGAGCCTGGAGTTTATTATAATTATAAATTTATTCCAGAGACAGATAAAGTTGAAGTATCAAACGATAAATTTTATGATGTAATATCTTATGACGATTGGATTAGAGAATATTACATTAGAGATAAGTGGAAAACATTATAATAAAATATTATTATGAGTACAGGAAACGCATTAATGGTTAGAGATATGCTTAATAGAGCATATATGACTGATAATGGTGGATTGAAGCCTAAACCATGGTGGTTGATTGTATTTATTGTTGGTTTTATTATTTTTGAAATTATCAAATGGAATTTTTTTAGATAAATGTTATGCAAAAGTTAAAGAATTTGATTTCTTTGAGTATGTAGTTGATAAGCATAATAATGTTTGGAAATATATTAAGTCAAAAGATCATTTTATTAAGGTGACTCCTTGGAAGGATGGAGAAGACCGTCGTATGAATAGATTTCAGATTGAAAATCTAATTAATATAGGCAAGCTTATTCAAATGAAAGGCAAGCCACATGTACATGAAATTATTAATGAAAGATGGGATAATGATGAGCGTTCTTTGGAATATAATGGTATGCTTTTTGAAGTAGGTAAGAATTTTAAAGAGAATCATGCATTTGATGCACCACTTCATAGATTTGTTCATTCATATAAAACACAAGATATGATTACACATAAATATACGAATGACTATCGCATAGGATATTTCAACGGTAATCTTATTTGGTGGACATGTTTTCATTTTATTGTTATAAATTGTACACCATTTAAGTTTGCTGGCTCTTTAGAAAATGTTGAAATTGAATATAATGAAGATATGAATATATTAGAATGTTCATATTCAAAGAAAACAAAATATAAGAAATGGGCATTTCCATCTGATTCACCTTGTACAGTAATAAATTTAAGTTCTTCATTAGATTTTGATTGCTCTAATAACGAACCTATTAGATATACATACAATAAAAATACTTATGAAGAATCCGTGAGACATAGATATTAGAAGGGTAGGAATTTAAATTCCTACCTTTTTGAATATTATATAAAAAGTTCTATATTATTTATGTATTCAGTAATACAATAAACTGAATTAATATGGTAAAAAATATAATATGACAAAGAAAGAAAAACTTGAGCTTTATTATCGTGCAAAGGAAGCTTACTATAATGGTCAGGAAATTATGACTGACTTTGAGTTTGATGCGCTTGAAAAGGAACTCGGACTTGAGAATAAGGCTCAGGTCGGGGCTCGTCATAATCCTTCTTATACAATTGTTCATCCTTTCATTATGGGTTCACTTTCAAAGGTACAAATTCATAAAGATAAGGAAGGCAACATTGATTGGAAGAAATATTTTACTGAGGCTGCTAAATATTTTGGTCGTCATGAAGTTATTGTAACTCCTAAGTTTGACGGTTGTTCATTCGAATGTGAGTGCAAAGATGGCAAGTTACTTCAGATTTCATCTCGTGGTGATGGTGAAACTGGTAAGGATTTAACATTGCCTCTTGTTCGTTTTATTCCTGAGTCACTTATCAAACTTACAGGACATAACGTTTTCCGTGGTGAGGTTCTTGTAAGTAAAAAGATTTATGAAGAGAAATATGCTGAACAGTTTACAAATCCTCGTTCATTTGTATCAGGAGTTCTGAACCGTGATTATTCAGAAGATCCTGAATATCTTGCAATGAGAAATGATTTGTCAATTGTTATTTATGATTGGCGTCAAGTCAGTGGAGGTATTGTTAAAGATCGTGAGTGGACGAAACTTAATGTTCTGATGTCTGAAGCTGATTATCATTCGGGTGTTACTCCACAATTCTTCAAGACTCGTTATATCTTGAATGAAAATGACTTTGCAAATATCTATAATGAATTTGCTGAGTACCGTCACAATTGCCCATTTGCTCTTGATGGCATCGTTATTAAGCCAACTGAAGATTTCCGAATTAATAATACAACTGAGCATCGTCCATCTGACTGTGTTGCAATTAAGTTTGTACCAATGCTTGAGGAAACTGAGGTTGTAAACATTACATGGAATCTTGGAAAAACTGGAGAATATACTCCAATTATTTGGGTTAATCCAGTTAATATGGATGGTCGAGATGTTCAGAAATGTTCTGGTCACAATTATGGATATTTAAAGTCAAAAGGTGTAACAATTGGCTCAAAGGTTATTATGTCACTTGCTGGTGATATTATTCCTTTCCTTTACAAAGTTACCCAAGCAAATGATGGAGAAATTCCAATGCCTGAAGGAGAAACTCTTATTGATGATATTCATTTGATGGCTGTACTTAATGAAAAGGATCATGCAAAATTAAAGTTTATCTATTCAGCAAATAGTTTGAATATTCCTAGTATCGGAGGTGAAACTGCTAAGAAGATTTTTGATTATATTTCTTCTGTAGATCCGACAACTGCTAATTTCTTCGATGAAGCTGAGCCAACATTGAAATATAATATTTTGGAATGTACTCCTGAGGAGATTTATTTTGGCGCAGGAGCTGGTAAGAATGGTTCAAATGCAAAGAAAGCTTTTGAGGAAGTTTTGAAACAGTTGACTCTAACTGATATTATCAAATCTTGTTCATTCAAGCTTTGTGGTTCAAAGGTTGCTGAGCAGTGTGCAAGTTATATTCTTACTGGAGATGCTGATTTTGAACACCTTGCAACAGAAGGTTATCAGTGGGTCAAGAATGAAAATTCAAATGAGTGTAAGGAGATTAATGAAATTTTGAACAAAATTGGAATGACTGTTGATGATTTCAAAGTTGTTCATGCAGCAATTAAGAAGACTACTTCAAATCAGATTCCTGTTATTTTAACAGGTGAACCTAATGATTATAAGTCAAAGGGTGAGTTCCTTGCTTGTCACCCTGAGTATCGTCAGACAGGTTCTTGGAAGGAGGTACAAATTGTATTTACAAATTCACTCGAGTCAAATACTGGTAAGATGAAAAAAGCCCGTGAGAAGGGAATTGAACTTCGTTTATATTAATAAAATGAGAGAAAGTTTGATTTATAATTTAATGACTCTTGTGTCCAATCATAAATATACTAAAGATCTTTCTGAACTTGAAATGATTGGATTATTGTTTACTGGATATTGTTATTATATGAATTTTGAAATTAACAAATAATGGAACAATTTATTGCATATTTAATAGGTTGGATTATTTTGTCAGTATGCTATTATGTATATACTGTACATTATGAAAAATCTTGGAAAAGTAAAAAACTTATTGTTTGGAGATCATTTTGGACAGGTATATTTTCATGGTTAGGTATATTTGTTATAAGTGTATTTCTTTTAGTTGGTGGAATACTTGCAATTAATGAGTGGATTGAAGAAAAATTAAGTTAAATTATAAAATTGAATAAATGAAAAATATTATTTACGCATCAGAATGTTATACAAGTTATAATACAAATTTAGAAACAATATTTGTATATTATGTTCCAACATCTGAAGATAAATATACATATAGATTAATTGAATATGATGATTGCTTGAGAATTAAAAATATTAATACAAAAAGTGATCCGTCATATAGAAAAATTCCAAGAGGATATATGTTAAAAGATCTGACTATGGATTCTTTAACAAGAGAAAAAATAGATAAATATTATAGTAATGTATTATCTAAAGAACAAATAATTAATGTTGTTCATAATGTTGCAAAAATATTTGATGATAAAATTTTAAGTGTTCTCGGTCCAATTGATAAAAAAGATATGCCTCATTATGGAAAATATTTTGACGCATTTTTTGCAGATGAAATGAATAAAGCTCAAAGTAATTATCATTTCAGATCTTGCGAAAATGAAAATGTTGAAACTGATGTTGTATGTATTGAAACACCTTCATATGATATGGAAGTAAAATCTGCAGTAGGTGATAATAATTTTAAAAATCATGTTTGCCAAAACGCAGAAACTTCTAGAAAAACAAAAAGTATGGATGAAATGCATTATTATACACTTTGTAGAGTAGAACGAAATTTTAAAACATATACAACAACTATTAAAGAAATATATTTTGGACGTATTTCCGAAAATCATTGGCGTAAAGAATCAAATTCATATTCATCATATTTAATAAAAGAAATTCTTTTACAATATTTTGATAAAATTTATGGATAATTTAATTAAATAATATAAAGAACTATTTAAAAATCAGTTAATAGATTATATTAATGATTCTATTGATACAACAAGAAAACAATTAAAATCAAGTATTGAAAGTTGCGATATAAATTATTTCAATGGATCATTAGATATTCTTGCTGAATTAAAAAATTATATTAAAGAAATGTAATGAAAGATTTTACACATAAAGATTGTTGTATCAATTGTGAGAATTTTTGTTTTTGGGACGGTGACTACTGTTGCTTTCCCAATTTCAAGATTCATCAATATAATATAACATATTATCCTGAATTTGATACTAAGCCTAATAAGGGTTATTTTTCAGATAATCGTATGTTTAGTGATATTGATAATACAATGGTCTTAGGCAAAGATTGTGAAGATTATCATAAATGGGGAACTTATATGTATGTTCCTGATTGCCCTAATGAATATCTTGAGGAATATAAACGATTTAAGGAATGGGACAAATTATGTCATCAACTTGAACAACATGTTTCAGATCCATCAGGATATTATGAAAGAATAACAAAACCAATTTATTTTAACAAATACACAAGATAATATGATAACATTAAGAAAAAGATTATCAGTTCATGATAGAGTAGGAAAGGTTACTGTTATTGATATGCTTAACGATCCCGCAGCTGTAGAATATCTTACAAAGGTATTTGGTGGAGATAAATATTTATGGATTTGCGAACAATGTTCTCAAGCCAAACAATATTGGATAGCTGTAGATGAATATCATAAAGATTATTGGTTATATTCATCATTTGAAGATGTATTAGATTTTTATAAGAACTTTTCAATGTTTACAAAACAAGATAGAAGTTCATTCAAATATTGGTTCGCTCATTGGTGCGGATTTCAATTGACAGCTCTTAATCTTGGTATTTGGAAACCTAAGTATTTATTGCATGACGCTGAAAAGCCATGGCTTAAATTGTTATGGAGAGGTGATTATAAAAGAGTACAAAAATGGCATCGTACACATAATAGACATCATCTTGAATACGGATTAGAACATGGTTGGGATGCTATTGACTGGGAAGCATTAATGATTGATTGGGAATGCTGTGGTTTGTCAAAGCAAGTAGCACAACTTGATGCTCGTGAAACTCTTGAATATGAGATTCAGAGAGAAAAATGGAAACCTTATGCAAATGAAATAAAAAATAAATTAGAATCATATTTAAATAAATATAATTTATAATTTATATATTATTTATCATTTATAACATGAAATTTTATGTGAAATTTGAATTATATTTGAATTTTATATATAATATTCTATATTAATTTATATAAAATTTATAGAATATGACAGCTATTATATCTGCTTTAGAAGTTTTAATATCATTAGTAGTAATTTTTGTATTTTTAGGTATTCTTGGCTGGGCATGTGAATTATTTAAATATGTGTTTGAATTTCTATGGAAAGGTTTAATTAAAGGATTAGGATGTCTATTTTGGGTATTTATAATATTTTGTTTGTTAATTGTTTTATTTTTATAATTTATGATTAGATAATATTTAAAATGAGAAAAAGATTAGTTTTAGGAGATATGCATGGTATGTTTGGGATTATAAAAGATATTTATGATCTTGAACAACCTGATGATGTTATAATTGTTGGTGATTATTTTGATTCATTTACAATTGCTCCTGAGCTACAAAAATTAGCATGGTTAGATTTAATTAAACTTCGTAAGCAACATATTAAATCTAAAAAAGGTAAATTCATAATGCTAATTGGTAATCATGATATGCATTATCTTACGAGTTTTAGAGGTCAATATTCTGGATATAATAAAGATACTGCGTGGTTTGCTTCAGATTTTGTTTCAAAAGCAATAGATGATAATATACTAAGTTTTTGTTTTGTTGATGAAATTAATAAAACAATTTATACACATGCTGGTGTTACAATGACTTGGTTTATGAAATGGTGTTATCCTTCATTAGGAAATATCAATACAATAGAATATAAAGCATTTGAACATGTTGGATCTGATTGGTTTGGAAATGATAAACGTAATTCTCCAATGTGGGTTCGTCCTGAAGCATTAAAAAGTGATCCATATATTGATAATAGTGGAATAACATGGAATCAAGTTTTTGGTCATACTCACAATAAATTTGTATTAACATTTAAAGTTAATAATGCAGATTTTTATGATATTGATTGTATAACAACAGAATATTTAATTGAAACAATTAATGATAATGGAGAAATAATTTTAAGAGAAATCATAAAAAATAAAACATTGTAATGTAATATGAAAATTAAAAAAACTTGTTTTTCTACTATGATTAGTGATTTATATGGTAGAGATAATTATGAAAGAGCTCTTAAAGTAGGAAGAGAATACTGGCGGGACTGGCCTTATGATACTCCAATTGGTCGAAAACATGGGGCTGGATGGCATAAGATAAGAATAACATATATTCGTTCACATTGTATGTTTTATATCTTTCCAGATTATTCTGATGTTTCTGAGCAATTTTGTGGATTTGGTAGTTTCTTAGCATCATCATTAGTTCTTGCAGATTTAAATCCTATTATGGATTTGCCTGATATTATGAAAGATGGAATTGATATTGCAGAACAAATGTATTGTTTTGATGATACAAGAACAGTTATTCATAATTGGGACAATTCAAGAGAAGGTGAAATTGATGAGAAAAATATTATAAGCAAAAAACCAGAAATTATATTGTCAATAATGGCAAGTAATATACAACAAAAAAGCGAAACTTATTGATAAGCTTCGCTTTTTCTATGTTAAAATTTTGGAACATTAATCTTAGGCATACTCATATTAGGCATATTTCTATTAATATTATTCATCATTGAATTAGGATTCATACCTTTCATCATTTGCGCCTGTTGTTTTTCTTGATTTTCGTTCTCTTTTTCTTGTTGTTTTTGAATTGCTTTTATTTCTTCAAGATATATTTCATATTGATAATATGGCATCTGATTAATTTCAGAAGGCTGAATATGATAATCTTTACATATATATAAAAAGTTTTTCAACATTTGCTCCGTGTCAATTCTAAATGGAGCATAAATTAACAATAAATAAGAATCATAAATATCCTGTTCAGCTTTAGATAAAATAGAATATTTATTTCTTTCCGAATTTCTTGAACTTTGATTCGTAAGAGAAAAGTTCCTTGATTGAGTTCGGAAATCGTATATTTGATGTTACCTCCTCTCCACATATTGGACAATTAATTACCAATTTATTTGAAGGTGTAACAACAATATTACGAATAACATCATCCATAAATGAGAACATCTCTTCATCCCAGCTCTTGTATTTTAAGTTAAGCTCTCTAATTTGACGTGCTGCAATAGTTGCATCCTTTGAAAGTTTTGGAGTCATCCATGCAACAAAACGTAAGAATGTTTGGTCAATCTTGAAGTTACGATTTTCTTGAAGACGAGCAATAAGCCATGCTTTAATTGCAGCATCCTTTTCAAGTGTAGGAATATACAATTGAATTGGTTCTTCTCCTTCAATACCAAATTCTGATGGGTCGATATACCAACATCTATTCTCACGATCATAATACTTCATTACTTCTTCATCAGGGAAGTCGTACATTAATGATTGTGAATTTAATTCAAATTCAATTTCATTATCACATTCTGGACAATAATCAGTATACTTAATCTTTCTCTCACCGTTACGGAATGTATATTCACGGGTAAGACATAAGAAGAAGAAACGATCCCAGTCTGACAAGTTACCCCAAGAAATTGGTTGTCCACTTGGGCCAACAATAGCAACACAACTCTTGATAACTTCATTGAAAACTTCATCTACTGAATTTGGATTTTCATCATCAATATTTGACCAGTTACGAATTGCTTCAACAGTTGCAGGACGAATACGGAACGACCAATCTTCAGGATAATATGTTGCTCTCTTGCCTAAAAGCGCAATATCAACTGGTAACCATCCTTCACGATATTCAATATTTTTATTAAGGTTTTCACCAATGCGGGAAAGACCTTTTTTTTCAATCATTTCTTTATCTGCCTCTTTGTCAGCAAATGGATTATCACCTGGTTTATGATTCAATTTTGTACCAAGATATTTTGCTGCTTCAGATCTTGGTGCTTCTTCAACAGAAGCTTCTTTTTCTGATTCGTGATCTTCACCTTGATGTGCATCTTCTGGAGCTTCAGGAATTTGTTCTGCTAATACTCTTTCCATTAATTCTTCATCTGTAACACTCATATAAATAAAAAACTATATATATTTTTGTATTGTTTCTGATTATATAAAAATATAACTATATATAGAAAAAATAGATTCTTTTAACAAATATTAATAAAAAAATACATAAATTATATTTATTTCTTATTATTTTTTATATAATATTTAAATTATAAACAAAATATATTATAAAAAGGGTTGTCGTAAAACAACCCTTTGTTTATTATAATAATTCTTTAATTTTTAATGATTTATCAATTAAATTATTTGTTGATAAATAATATTTACCTTCTGGAGAACGATATCCGCCATGACATAAAATTCGTGATTTATCTTTTGAATTTTTTGTAACTAGTTTTAAATTATTTTCAATATCATATATATTTTTGCCATCAGTAAAATAATTTGGATAAATACCATTATTATTAACATTTGTTGGTACAGGATACATATTTGTTAACTCTTCACAAGTATCCCATAAAAATAATTGAAATAAACCATATTTTAATTCTTTATTTTTTATAGGTGAACATTGTGTTTCTTTATAATATTTTGGATTAACGTATGTAATTTCAAATTCAATATTATGTATTGTTGTTTTATCATGTTCTTTTAATTTTAATAAATCTGATTTATCATATTGACTTACTAACATATTAACATTAAATTTATTATTATGTTCAAGTATAAAATCTTTAATTGATATCATATTATATATATATATTTTAATAAAAAATAAAAAATTTTTGACAATTAAAATATTTTTCATGTATTATATTACATGTTGTATGTAAAAAATTACATATAATGCAATTTTAAAAAATTAGCATAATTTTTCTAATAATGCAATTTTAAAAAATTAGCATAATTTTTCTAATAATGCAATTTTAAAAAATTAGCATAATTTTTCTAATAATGCAATTTTAAAAAATTAGCATAATTTTTTTAATAATATTTAATTTTTTAAAATATGTTCTATATTATTTATGTATTCAGTAATACAATAAACTGAATTAATATTGTAATAAAATTGAATAATAATATGGCAAAGAAAAAAATTAAGTGGTACGAAGTTCGTTATCTTGAGAACGGTGAATGGCATCAGGCAATGAGTCCCGGTCGTAAAGAAATGCGCGAATTACATAAGCGTTATCCTGGTTCTTTTTTCCGTGAGTTTTACGTTTAATTATATATCATAATAATATGAAATACGAAGCACAGGTAGAGTCAATATTCAATAAATTCATTCAGAATACTGTTTGTGAAAACCAATTAAATGAATATCAGTTAACTGCTGTAAAGAACTATTTTCAGAAGTGCTGGGAAACAGGTTATTCACAAGGTTATTCAGACAGTTATAGAGATTCACATAAAGCATTTGTATGAGTACATTATTTGAAAATTTTTACGATAGTTTTTGTCATGAACTGCATCTCGGAGATCCTGTGTTCATTAAGGTTAAAGGACACTTTATTTTCGGAACAGTTGTAAAATTTGACTATGATAAAAGTGGTAATCAGAAGTTCACTGTTGTTCCTTCTGCAAAATATAAAGGGGCAGGAATTGATGATTTGAAGCGTTCATATAAAGTTTCAGATAGAAATATATTTTTAGCAGTTATCAAAAAGAAAGAAAATGAAGCGTAAATTTAACATTAACGATACAATATATAAAATAGGTTCAAAAGAATATTGGACTGTTGAAGGATTTACGGATAATGGATATCTTATTCGTAAGATGTTTATTGTTAATGAATTGTATATTGAAGACCAAAAATATTATAAAAAGAAATAAATATGAAAAGTTTTATAAATTCTCAGGATGCCCTTTTATATTTGATGACTAATCGTTTTACTCATCATCTAGATGATGAGTATGGTAATTCATATTATCTCGGTAATAATAATACTATTGATATTGAAATATGGGAGGACCGCGGTGATGGAATATTGGATATGGTTGATGTAGATATCATATCTTATGAGGACTTTATTAAAGAATATGATGGTGTAGAATTATTCGTAACTAAAAATATTTAATATATGTTTTATAAATTTTATATGAAATTTATATAATATTTGAATTTTTTGAATAAGATACTATATTATTTATGTATGGATGGTAACATAAAAAAAACATTCATTATAATTGTATTGAAATATGAAATTTCCAAAATTGCATTAATCAAAATAAATAAACAATATGAAGAATTTGACAATTCATTTCAAGAACGCTTCTGCAATGTGCCTCTATTCAATGGAAATGGAAGGACAGATTTCTGATGGCAAGTACGAGAACTCCCGTCCGTTTAATCATTGGCATTGGATTGGAGATGTTGAAACCGCAATTGTTGATGGTACAATGGGAATTGCTGCTGTTGGTTACAATGCTCGTTTCGGGTGGGAAGCTGGTTCAAAGAAATATAATCTTCGTGAGTGGGGAGGTTACATTAATAAGTGGCGCAAGAAGAATGACTCTGACTACCTCTGGGCAACTAGAATCATTGCTTTCGGTAAGTTCGGCCGCATTTATTCTGATTTGACTTGGGAAAAGCTTCAGTCGCTCGGAGAGGTTCGAATCTTCCTCGAGTTTCTGCAGGCTGAAATTGAGAAGGGTGAGACTAACGCTGAGAAATTGTTCAATACAATTACTGATTTTAGAACTTATTCATGGCGCGAGAAATATTACGAGCAGTGCAATGAGTTTATCACTCTTGATTTTATTAAGAAGTTCCTTGAGTTGAAATATGATTTGAAGGAAGTCAAGGAGGACGTAAACTCAATGGAAATGTCAATCAATAAGGATATTAATTTTTGGAAGTTCTAATATATGCACCACATTACATTAGAAAGAACAAACGTAATACGAACAACAAAATTAAATTTACAATTAAATGATGAAGCTTACAAAGTACTAGTCAAAAGTGTTAATGAAAATCCAGATCACGATAATGTTGCAATATATTATTGGATGAGATCTGAAACGTGTTCAAAATATCATTATAATAAAATTTGGCGGACATTTAATAATCGTTTGCCTGGAGTTAAATTAACAATTTTAGACTAATATGCATAACAATAATAGTAAAAAGATAACACCGTTATCAAAATTCCCAACAGAGGTAATATTACATTTCTATCGCAAAAATAGACATTGTCTTACTGACCATGGGAAGTATAAAGAAATTTATAATTGGAATTCTAAAAAGAATGAATTTTGGATTCCTTTTTATGGACCATTTGAAAAAGATGGAGTAATATATAATCACGTATGTTTAGGTTACACAAAATCAACTGGAGAAGAATGTCATAAAAAGTTCACAACTGTTAAAAGCAAACAGGATGCTCACTGGGATGAGGATGGATATTATTATGGATATAATGAATGGCAATTTGGAGATGAAATGAATTTTAGATTTGAAGGATTATATTGGGAAGGTAGAATTCAGGATATTAAAAATGAACTTAATAAACGAGAACACATAGGTATCTTTAATAATAAAGATTATCGAAAGTGGTTGATTAAGTATAGAAAAGCTAAAAAATGTTAAGACAGAATCTGTCAACACCATATCTTTTATTAAACATTAAAAAGGAGAAACATATGTTCCTCCTTAATTTATATAATTATAATTGTTATGGCATTACTAATTCTTCATTAAATGCTCCTTCTGTCCATGTTGATGAAGCTCCAGTTGTCCATGTTTTGAATCCTTCATATGCATCTGCTAATGATTTGTATTCTTTACACCATTTAAATCCAAGTGGTACACAAATTTTTTGTGGAGCTTTACCCATTACTGCTGTTAATTCATATGATGTAACATTACCTGCATTATCAGTTTGTGAAACAATAATAGGAATATCAATTAATGAATTATAAGTATTTGCTGCAACAAAGAAATATTCTTGAACTGATTTAAGACCAGTATTAACCATCTTACCCATTACTTGACCAACATTAACACCAGCAACTGATATATCTAATGTTCCACCTGCAGCTAATAAAGTAATTTCAGTTCTTCCGCTTTCAAATATCTTTGCATAAAAAACAACATCATTAAAATCAAAATCACCTATATTACCTAAATCTTCACAAATAATCATTCCTTCTTCTTTAACTTTATCTGGAGGTGTTTGCCCGTTACCTGGAGCAATCTTTATAATCCAATCATTATAAACATAGTCTCTTTTATCTTCTTCATTTGCATTTGTAGGAGCTTGTTTCCATGCTTCATGGTCAAGACCTACATAATAATTACCATCAATTTCTTCCATTCTCCAATGGTCATATATACGCTCACCACCACTTTGAGAAGTCTTGAAACTCCATTGTGAAGTAGAAGAATTAAACATTAACATACAGCCTTGTTCTGCATTTCCACTATATTTACCACCATTAAAATTGTTTACAATATCATCATTTGAAAATACAATTGTTGGTTGATAATTGTTCCAATCTGGATAAATTGTGCTATTGTAACCTTGTGTGTCCCAACATGCAAGCTCATTCATTTTCCATCCATTAGGTCCACAATAAACTTGCTGTACAAAAAAATTAGACCAATTAACTAAATCAGTATAACTTTCTTCACCCTTTTCATTAAACACAGCTAACACTTTAGCTCTTTCTTCAGGAGTAATATCTGCTGGCTTTGGGTAATCTTTATATCTTCCATCCCAATCGTTAGTTCCCCATTGGTTAGAATTAGGTTGTGCAGAACGTGTTATTGCTTTTGTAGCAGAAGTCGGATTTGAAAATCCCCAAGTTTGTGATGGAGAAATTGCACCGAAAGTTTGTTCAAATGCAGCAGCATACTGCATTTCTTTTACTTGTTGTGGAGTATATGATTCTATATCTTTAGTACATGATATAAAACCAAATCCCATAACCATTACAAAGATTAATGTAAAAATTAACTTTTTCATAAATTTTTAGTTTAATTAATTTGTTCAATATATTTAAAAATAATTTAAAATTCTTGTTCATATTTTGAAGCTTGTACTACAACATCTTCTCCTTTTTTCTGCGAAGCCGATATTATTCTTTTCTTTTCAAGTTTTACTCGTATTTTATGATTAAACATATCGTCTCCCATTTCTGCATGATTAATAATAAATATTGTCTTATTGTCACCCATGTTTTCTTGTAAAAGAGATATCATAATGTTTCTAGCATTAACATCCATATTACTAAATAATTCATCTAAAAATAATATATTAAGATCTACATTAGCAATAATATTTTGCAATATTCCAAAAATAATTGCAAGATCCAGAGATTTTCTCTGTCCTGTACTTAAATTGTTATAAGAAATTTCTTTATCCCAGCCATCAACATAAATATGAGCCTTAAATTCTTGATCATATTCAATCTTGTAGTTTTGTTCAAGTTTATTTATAAAAAATTGTATTGAACGATTAATATGAGGTATCAATGTTTCTAATAAATTATAACGTAACGTCTTACTAAATAATTCATTCATTTCATTCCATTCAGCAATTTCTAAATCACATTTATCAAGTTGTTCCTTGATTTTTTTAGTTTTATCTTCTAATTCTTTAATTAATACATCATAATTATCATTCAATAATTGAACTGAATCATTATAAGATTTAAGCTCGGCATCAATATTTACAATCTTCTGCTTTAGATCTGTCATATTGTTCTTACAAGTTTCAATACTATTATAATATTTCTTGTCAATATTAATCTTATCTAATTCATACTCTTTTTTCTTCTTATCCCATTCTTTGTAAATCTCAATATAATCATCATATTTTTGTTTATACTCATCAATATGTGATTGATCAATTTTTTGTCCACAAGTAGGACAAATACCAGTCTTAAATGTATTATAATGACTTTTTGCTTGCTGACCTAATGTCTTTGTTTCAGTCATCTTATCTTGGCATTCTTTAATCTTTGTATCTACTTCTTGTTTTTCAGTGAAGATTTTATTTTCAAAACCTTCTTTCTTTTTCTTTTCAGCGACACCTTGCTCAATATATTCTGCTCTCCTTTTATTAAGAGCTTCAACATCTATTGTTTGTGTTAACTCTTTTGTTTGTGATATCTGCTTTTCTTTAAGATGCTCAATTTGTTCTAAATTTTCATCATATACTGACTGTAATCTTATTGCTTCATTTTCTTGTGTTTTTCTTTCAATCTTAACTTCATCATTATATTCAGAGAATAATTTAAATCCAAATATATCGTCAAGAAATTGTTTAGTTTCACCAACACCCATAGAAGCAAGACTATTGAATGCATTAAATGAAATAATACACATTTTTGTTACTGCAAGTTTAGGAATATCAAATACTTCCTCTTCAAGTATTGATTGTGTATCTTTTTTGTTTGAAGCAGATAACGTTTTTCCATTGATTTCAACAATCAGTGGTTCACGAATATTTCTTACAATATGAACTTCTTTATCTTTTGATGTTAAATTGATTTCTACTTCACATGCTTTACAGTTCCATGCCACTAATCCAGGATTAGTTTGTCCCTTTACATTTCCATAAAGTCCCCATATTAATGCTTCACCAATTGATGTTTTACCAGATCCAATAGGTCCAGATAACTTAATAAGACCTTTCATCTTATCAAAATCAAAATAATGAGTGCCATAAAGACTTTTAAAATCTTTTATTTGTATACTATGTATAGTCATATTTAAATATTATTGCTCTTGTAATTTTTGTTTAATTAAATTGTACTTATCATCTAAATGTTCAGGAATATTCTTTTCAATATAAGTTTCAATATTTGTATTGAATCCTTCAGCTTTTAACGTTTCAATATTTGTATCATCATCAATAATATGAAGTCTAATATTTGCATTAATATATGTAGTTTTTAGCTCTTTAAGATATTCAACATATTTTGCTTTATTTATATTTGCAGACGATATACATAACTGCACATAAGAATTATTAAAATATTCTTCTTTTAATTCAAATATCTGTTCATTATATGCTCTTTTGAATTGTGGTGTAGTTTCATTTTTAATTTTGTCTACAATTTTATAATCTTCCAATATATATAAATATCTATCTTGATTAACATCATTAAATGTTAATGGCACAGCTGCTCCAATATTATGTAAATTACAAAGATTATCTTCAACTATAAAATGTATGTGGCCAGAATAAATAGGAACACCTTTAAATGATGCTATTCGAGCTCCTGGCCAAGAAGTTAAATCTGTATGACAAAAGATTGCTTTAACTTCTGAGCCAAAATCATATGTATATAATAATTCATCTATATGATCCGTATTTTCTGTCCAATACCATGGAAGTATCAAACAACCATCTTCAGTTATATAAGGATCACTTTGAATTACTTTAAAATTTGGATGGCATTTATAAAATTCATCACCAAACATTAATTCATATGATGTATATTCTGCAAATTCTTCAAGAGGCGAATAATAATCATGATTTCCAGCTATAAATATAAATTCTTTATCATTAAATTTATTAAGCATTTCACGAAATAATTTTTTAATTTCTATGCCAATTTGTTGATTAATTGAATATCTTATATCACTTAAATCTCCTAATTGTATTATTCTATCAATATTTTTTGTTTCAATAATATTAAATATTTGTTTTTTAAAAAAATCTAATTGTAATTCTAACCATGAAAGTGAATTATTTTTTATACCAAAATGCAAATCTCCTATAATTAATGTTCTCATTATTCATAATTATATTTTTACTACTTAATGAGATTATCTAATAAAAATAGTTAAATACATTTAATTCATTTAAATTTTTTAAATTTTTATTTTCATATTTAGTTTTTATATATAATTTGAATTTATTTAATAATGTTCTATTTTATTTTAACAGATAAATAAATTTAATTATGTTAGATTATAAAAATTGTATTTACAACGATCTTCGTAAAGGTATTAGAAAATCAATAAATATTGAAGATCATAAAGAAAATTACATAGGGCTAACAATGGAGCTTGGATCTATTACTGCTCATGGTGAAGAAAATTGTTATGCTTCAATCAGATTTTGTCCTTTCTGTGGACGTGAATTCAAACTTAAGTAATTATGCAAAAATATAGGATTAAGACAACTGATAATACTTTTGATTATTTTTTATTGCCAGTACTTTCATTTGCACTTATGAATGGTGATGAAATTACATATAAGTTACAAGTTTATAAAGGTATTTGGATTTTTGGGTATTGGAAAACAATTCATCAGACACATTGTAAAGAAGATATATATATTCATTTAATGAATGATATATATGGAATTAAGATACCTTCTCATTTTGAGTGTAAATTCAATAAAAAATGGAAGTGGTTTGAAACATATTGTAAATTGACATTATTTAAGCAATCAAATATGTATATTGCTGGATATAAATCAGATCAAAAATTTGAAGAATATTGTAAAAGTTCAATATCGTATGAAGATGCATTAATTAAATTACATGAAAAACTAAAAAACATAACATATAAACATGATGTTGAGTATGGATTTCTTAAAGAACATTCGACATTTGATGATACATTTTAATAAATAAATTTATAAATAATTATGAGCTTTTATAATTCATCAGGTATTTTTGTTTATTGCTTTATAATATCAATAATATTATTGATTTGCATTTTATTTGGAGCATTTGGTGGTTTTATATTTATGATACTATGGAATTGGCTTGCTCCATTATTTTGGACAAACGCTCCAATTTTGACATTTTGGGAGGCTTGTGGTGTAATGATTCTTGTTTCTTTGATAAGTTCATTATTTAGACATAATTCAAAAAAATAAAATGGAAACAACAAAACATGTCATAAGCATTATTAAAATGCCAGATTCTATAAATGGGTATGAAGAGCATTATTATTTGTTAGATATTGCTTTAGATCAATATGGACATTTAATTGCTAGGAACACAGGTAATATCTGGGATGCAATGAAATTCAATTACGGTCTTAATATTGATGAAAATAAACGTATTTTGTCTTTAATAGAATTTATAAAGACTTGTTATACACCTAAGAAAAAATATAAAATAAGTATTATTCCAATTACATTAAGTTATGAGAAATGATATTAAAAGATATCTTGAATGGAGATGCAGAATAAATTGGCATTCAAAGTATCTTAAGTCAAAAGAATATATGAATATGTGGATATTAAATGTCACTGATACACAATTATTATATTTTGAAAGAGAAATGAATAATTTAATTAAATTAGGAGAATATAAATAATGAATAAGATATATATAATTGTAAGAAAAATACAAAAATTTTTAGATAACATATTTTGGTTTTTTGAAAAATAAACATAATCCAAATTAAGGATTTATAATATAATTAATAGATCACAAGAATATTATAATAAATAATGAATACAAAGAAATTATATGATAGTTTATCAGATTCACAGAAATATATTTTTGAAGGTCTCTGTGATGGTAATTGTTATAAATGCATGTTGTCTTGCGAAGATAGAGATAAACCTTTAAATTGCAAATAATATGAACTATAAATTGTTTATATTATATAGAATTACAAAAAAGATAAAAAGAATAATTGATAACATAATTTATTTTTTTGAAAAATGAGTGGGTTAGAAGCAGAAAAGGTAATGTCAGAATTAGAAAGTGAATTTACAAAAAATTTCCGCAAGAAAATTAATGAATATTATAAAAAATCAATTGAAGATTTTCAGAAAAGTGTAACAGAATATGGAATAAGAGAATCATCTACTTCTATTAATTGGGGTGACTGTGAAACTGAAGAAATGCTAGCAAAAGCAGTTAAAGAAAAACTTATTGAAAATGGATATTATGTTACTATTCATAGGAGACATTATATAAAAATACATTTAGATAGACCTAAAGCAAATAGATCTTTATGGAAACGAATTATAAATAAATTCAAATAAAAATGTATTATGAATTATAAACGAGAAGAATTATCAAAGAAATTGCTTTGTAGGTGTCAAGTATGTATTAATGGTGGTCAAAATAAATTTCCTGATTGTTTAGATTTTGACCCAGTAAAAGACTGTTATTATTTTGATGATACCAATGATGATGATCCTCGCGAAGAAGATTATGATTGTGGAGCATATATGCATACTGATGATTATAAAGAATTAAGGAAATTAATCAATAAATAAAATTATTCATATTATATAACATGAAAATTTCATGTGAAATTTGAATTATATTTGAATTTTATAAATCTTATACTATATTTTATATATAATTAAAAATATATATTATATGAAAGTTATATTTGAAGCAAATCAATTTCAGTTAAATGCATTATTTGAAGCTATTTATAATGCTGAGCGTAATCTTTCCGAAAAGTATGAAATATACAAAAAGAAAGTTGAAAACGGTGAATTGAAAAGCGACAAGATTCTTAAAGTAATGGAAAATAATATACGTGATCTTGCTGAAATTCATTCTATTCTTGGAAATACAGAGATGAATGTAATTAAATCAATGGCTAATTAAATTATATATAATATGTTAAAGTATAAATCATCAGACATTCAGAATTTAGTTGATTTGTTTGCAGAAGCAAAAACAAAGTATAATAATAATGAAGATATTTACAATGTACTTGTTGAACTACAAGAATATCCCGTAAATGTTCTTAAGGAGTTTTTGAATTGCATGGAAATACTTTCAGACAAAGATGAAAATTATCTTAGAGAAAACTATTGGGGAGTGATTGGGTATGTTACTATGAGGTTGAATTTTTGTTAAAATATATAATATTATGTACGCATTAATTAGAAGAAACGGTAGTTTTGTTGGTGTATTTTCTTCAAAGAAAAATATGAGGTTAGTAATTGAAGCTCTCATCAAAGATTTTTATGAAACTGATGGATATCATGGCAACTATAATTTCAGATACATTAAGTTCAATATTAACGAGCCTTGGATTACTGCTAATGGAAATGATGCTCCTAAGGAAACAACTGCAATTCTTTCACTTTTAACAATGCATACTGAGTATTTTACTCATTGTGTAAAGACAGACTGGTCAACTGGCAAGATTTTAGACATGGATTCAGATAAATGTACAAATATTTAATTAATATGCATAAGTTTATATTTCTTTTTATTCTGTGGTTTTCAATTAATTCAAATGCTCAAAATATATTTATTGGAAATTCATCATCATATTCTGATATAAAATGGAATTATTACAACGGTTACTTATATGAAGGTCGTTCACGTTCAACACGAGATATTACAATTTCATTTGATGGAAAGTACATTTATTTAGGAAATTCACGAAAAAGATCAGATATACTTGCTACATGGCATAATAATAAACTTTATAGAGGAAACTCTACAATGTCATTTAATATCATTGGAACACATTCATTTGGAAAATTTTATAAGGGCAATGTAACATCATATACTAATCTATTATATACATATAAAGATAATGCAGTATATATCGGAGACTCCAGAAAGCATTCAGATATTATCTTGAGAACAAATAAGCATCTTCATCCAGCAATAATGTCATTTATTTTATTTTAATATGTATCATTTTGTAAAAATTCATTTTAATAAAGAAAACAAATCTTACTGGTATCTTAAGCCAGAAAACTTACAAGATGTCATTAAACATTTTGATATGATTGTAAGCAAAGATATTGCTATGGGTACTTATGAAAAAATCAATAATGAATTTTTAGTAACAAGAAAAGACGGAAGTGTATTTAGACATTTTTTAAATGATTTCAATAGCAATTGGGGTGTATCAGTACAAATATTGACTAAAATATTTGAAAATGATTGGTTTGATATTGCAAATAAATTAAAAGATACAACATATTTAGATCGTATTAAGTCATTTTCAAAAGGTACAAATATGTATCTATCAAATGGTCTTCAAATTTTTGTTTGGCCAAATAAAAATGATTGTTATTGTGAAATAATAGAAGATAAATATTCTGAAGAGCTAGTTTATCCAACTGAAGAGTTAATACATTTTTCTGATGTTAAATACAATTATACTGGATTATCTAAATGGTCTGCAAAGATTGGTAATAGACAAGTAAAAGATAAAGAAGGAAACACTATTTGGTTTACAAAACATGAAGCCGAAATTGCTGCAAGATGGTTTTGTAATTATCTTGAATATAGAGTAAGAAATGGATATGAAGATTAATTTTTTTAATAATATTTGAATTTTATATATAATGTTCTATTTTATTTATGTATTCAGTAATTAATATATAAAATATGAACATAGAAAATACTGCAACTCCTCGTCAACGTTGGGCCCTTTTCTGTATTACAAAAAAGGATTATCGTAATAAAATTCTTTCTAAAGAAGAGGCTGCAAAAATGATCAAAGAGCTTGGTGATCCAAATTATAAAAAGGCATCTAAGAAGACTATTGAAGATGAGCTTCTTGACTATCTTAAGTCTAATATTGATTCAATGTACGAAGGTCTTCTTAAAGAAACTGGGTTCAAATCAGTTCTTGAAAATGATGTTCCAAATAAAAATGGAAATAAAAAAAGATGGGCATTCGTTGGCTATGGCTGCGGTATTACTTGGTTAAAATACAATAAGAATAATAAGAAAGCAAAAGCTATTGATGAAGCAGCTAGAAAATATAGAGGAAATGAAGTATTGAATATGCTTGTAAAAAAATTTTCAAAGAAAGATTATAATTATCTTAAGAAAATTGGATGTCCGCTTGAAGCAATTTGGTATCAGATGTTTAATCTTCAAAATTTATATTATAGTTATGTTGTAGATTTTGCAAGAACAAAGGGAATTGAAATGCGAATTGAATCTCGTATTGATTAATATTAATTATTAATTATATAAACTATGACAAAGAAAAAGTTCCTTAAGTATTACAATTGTCAAATGAAAGGCAAATATAATATGATAATGCAAATGAGTGAGGTACTTATTGAAACTGGTTTGAATTATCATGATTATATTGATATTATAAAGAACTATAATAAGTATTACAATAAATATATTAATAACTAATATGTATAGTACATTTAATTTACGAATGGACGAATTGAAGGTAACTGAGTTTTATCCTTATCCTTCTGTTGTTTTATATACACTTGGAATGTATGATGAGATATGGAGCCCAGGAACTGGAGATAAAAAGATAAAGAATTTGTTTGATAAGGTTCTTGAGAAGGCAAACAAAGATCACAATACAAATTTCATGGATAACAAAATTGCATTTAAAGTTGTTCATATTCCTACTGGTTGTCAGTTCTATATTGGTTATAAAGACGGTATTTATCGTTTTGGCTTCGGTGTTAAACAGGAATATAATCGTAAAATAATTCTTTAATATGTTATCAGCAACAAATTCAGTAAGGCGCGGTCCGTATGTATTTCAACCTACGAAGTATGATGCTAATGGTGATCTATATTGTATGATTGTCAAGCGGCATACATATAAGAAATTTGTAAATAATAAGTGTAAGTTGACTGGCTTGTATCATTTTGATACTGATTCATTTGATATTATTTATTCTTCTCCAGATTTTCTTAATCATAATCATAAGAAGATGTTAAGTTGGTTTTTGAAACAATATGACTGGGACGGAAACAATATTAAATTTAATTCATAGTAACTTATAGAATATTGGGGTGTAAAATTATAAATAATATATTGGTATTTACTATATTGTAATAAATATATTGTTACAATGTATGTTAGCAAAACCATTAAATACAGAATACATTGATAATGAAGTTAAGAAATACTTAAAAGATAATTTAAAAATAGAAGTTGAATATAATTCTCCTATAGGTTTAAATGATGGCAAAATAAAAGTCACTCTTAAACTTGAAGGAGAAATTATAGATTCTAATGAACAGAAAATATTTAAAACATTCTTTTGATTATGCGTGAATTTTTTGAACTTGTAAATGAATATCCTTGGACTACATTCTTTTTGGTTTGTGGTCTTTGCTGGATATTAGGAGCAATGGGTGAAGCAATACATGGACCAAAGAAAACAATAATTATTAATACAGATAAAAAAGAAAAGGAAGAATATGAAGTTTGAACGTACTTGTGTCTGTACTGAAGACTATGAAATTGAAGATTTGATATTTCATAAAGGAAGAGAATATCAAGTAGATATTTTTCCACTCTATTATCAAGTATATCAAAATGGAGGGTGGGATGATTATATTTATATACAAGAAGAAGATTTTGATAAAAACTTTAAACTTATTGAGTAATGATTAGAGATATTGAAGTATTAAATGAAATCATAGAAATTCGTAAAAAGACAGAATTTCTAAAAAATCCTTTAGTTAATGATTTTTGTGGCTCACATTTTTGGGGTGATATTGATGAACGATTAGAAAAAATTGAAAAGGATATTGAAAACAACTTAAAACTATTTGGAATTATTAAAGATGAATAAAGAATATGTAGATAATGATGTATTCAGATTTAGAATATCATTAAAAAATGAATTAGAATTAGATGATATAACTGTTTATACAAAACCATTTCCTGACTTACCATTATTAGGAAAAGAAGCTACTGAAGAAGATTGGTATAAAGAATATGATAAACAGGAAGAATTAGTACAAGAAAAATATTTTACACAACAGAAAATTGATGAATTAAAACTTAAGTTAATTCAAAAAATACAAGAATGCAAAAATCCATTTAATATTTGTTGTGTAGATAGAGATGGTGGTTATAATGTAACTGAAGACCAACTTTTTAATTTAGATTAACTATGGAGCACGCAGTTTGTTTTTTATATAAAATTGGAGAAGATGTTTGGTATATTCATAAAAACAAACAAACACCTAAGCATGGGCATATTAGTGAAATAAAGATTCATATTACATATATGGGTCCAAGTGATTATATGAGTCCTACAATTGAATATCTTATATGTGGTAATTGGTATAAAGAAAATGAATTGTGGGATAATAAAGAAAATTTCAAAGCTTGGTATGATAATAAGTTTTGCCGTACACAAGAATTAAAATTTGAAAATGATAATGCAATTTGGTTTGAAAATGCTAAAGTTGATGATGAAATAAAAGTTAAAGTTTTGTCATTAATTGAAAGAACTAATAATGGACATCCTTGGAAAAAAATGCAAATTGTAGAAATATTTTACTTTAATAAAGAAGGTAAAGCAAGATTTAGATATGTTCCATTAGATAATATTATGTTTATTGCTGAACCAAGTTCAATTACAGAAAACAAATATGAGTTAATGAAAAAATACGGACAATATTATGTAGAAGATGCAATATATAATTTCGTAAATTATGATGGAATTAAATTTTAAAAATTAACACATATTAACTATATTACAGATACAAAATTATTAATGGAATTTATGAGTGAATCATTAGTAGCAATTAATGTTATTTCAAATGATAAAATTATAAATAAAAACGGTACTCCAATATTATTTTATTGGGATGGACAACAAGATATATATGAAGCTTTGGAAACCAATCCAGACTTTATTGATTATTTGATGCATACAGTTATTAATAAAGATAAATATACTGATGCATGGTTTTCATTTTTTAAGTATTATCTTGATAGTGAAGGTAAAGAACATTATCAAGAAGATAAATTAAATATTCAAGATTTTTTGAAACTTAAAGATATGAAACCTTCTGAAAGTCTCTTTTATAAAGAATATCTATTAAATCATTTCTTATATCTTTATAAAAGTGCATATCATGAGGAATATAAAGAGGATATATCAATTATGGGGATTGATGATACTGTACTTGATATATATGATAAAATTCAAGAGAAATATCCTAAACGTGTAATTAAGAGTACCGTAATCAATTATATTAGAAGTGAACTTCAAAAGACAGATAATATTTCAATTGAAAATAGTGATTGGATAATTTTCCAATTAGAAAATCTGTTAAATGAAAGAGAATAAAATTATAAAACTTAATATATGAATTACGAATTAAATTTAGCAATTAATTACCAGGAATTTGATAATTTCAAACAAAAAGGAGCACTTATTTTACAAGGATTATTTAGTAGTGGCAGAATGATTGATTATGCAAAATTTTCATCATATGCTATAATTACATCATTAAATGAAAAAAATAATAAAATAAGTGTAGAAGAACAAGAACGTTTTAATAGAGCAAAGACTAATTGTTTAATTTATGATCTTACTTACAACAAATGGAATCCTGGAAAGTATAATAAATTATTTATATACTATTCTATAACGTCTCGAGATACAGGATGGTATGGATATGTATTATATAATACTGAAACAGGAAAAACATTCAATAAATATTGTATAGATTATTCAGATGATAAACTTTATCAATATATTTATAGAAATCTTATTGATTTAATAAATGATAAAAAATGGGAATACTTTAGTTGTAGATATGATGCATTAAAGAAAAATGATTTAAAAAATATAAAGACGATTAAAGATTATAATGAAATGAAAGAATATTATAATAATTTTATTAAACTTAAATTTAATCCTTTAGAAAAATTTATTACAGAAGAAATATAATATTTTTAAATAAACATGGCTGAATCTGGACCAGAAGGAACTAGTATAGATTTAACTGAAACTAATCAAAAACTTGATCAAATTATAAAAGCGTTAAATAATGATCCAAAAAAGATGATTCAGGATATTGCTATTCGCTTATATGTAAATTCAGATTTTGATCATACATCTAAATCAGCATCACAATTAGCAGATGCTGCAATTGAACGAGCTAAAATATTAGCAACAAAATTAAGTTAATATTTATTATGAAAAAATTATATATTTTAATAATTGGCTTAATGATGATATTTTCATTAAGTTCATGTGAAACATATACATATGCAACTACACAAGACGATATTTATACAGAAACTGAAATAGATATTGTTCGTTCAAATGTATCTTTTGATGTAATTATGCAATATGGAACACCTTATTATAGAGATGGTCTATTATTATATTATATTTATAGAGATATATATTACTATCCATTCTATTATAATAATTATTGGTATGTAAGAGCATATAGACGTCCTTTTATTCACTTTGATAGACCACCATATTTTAGACCTCATAGATATGACTATAGATTTAGACCTGGTCATTATAGAGGATTTAATAGACCAGATAGACATCATAATAGAGGTTTTCATAACAGAGTAACACCCCCAATAAGGAATAATCGTTCGAATATTAACAGAAATCACAATAATCATAGAAATTTTGGCGGAAGACGATAAAAAATATTATTATTTATTGAATATATAATAGTTAAGAACTATTTATAATTCGTTTAATTATTTTATTAACTTAAATATAACAAATCGTAAAATGAAAAAGACAATTTTTGCTTTAATTTTTGCAATGATGTTAGGTTTCTCAGTTTCATCTTGTAATGGATGTGGAGCTGGAACAGCAACAGATGCAGATAGCACAAAAGTTGATACTGTACTTGTAGATAGCACAGCAGTAGACTCAGTTGTTGCAGACACAATTGCAGTAGATACTACAGTAGTTGCTGAGTAAATTTGAAAACTCAAATGTAGTATAGGCAGGTAGAAATACCTGCATTTTTTATCTTAATATTTTTCATATAATATTTAATTTTTTAATATATGTTCTATATTATTTATGTATGGATGGTAACATAAAACATTCATTATATTTGTAATCAATAAATATATTAAATATGACTCATAAATGTTGTATTGGAGAAGTTACTTTACCAAACGGTTTAACTGAAATCTGCATTTTAACTGATTGGGAATATGAATTAATTGCTTCTAAATGCAAAGTTTTATATGAGACAGATTCAAAACGAGAAGTTAAGAAAGAAATAGAAAAATATCGTTAATAATATCAAATATTTTTTAATATGAAGAAGATAAAAATCAATTGCTGTTGGAATCCACAATCACATTCTTATCAATATAAAATTATTGAAAGTAAATCAAAGAAGGTTGTTACAACTGGATATTATCAAACAGAAGATTATATTCATAAGACAACGGGAGATATTGCAAAAGAAATTTATCTCAAGTATCAGTCAATGTTAAACGAAAAAGGATATATTTTTTAATTATGAGTAAGCTTCCATATAATTGTTATGTTGATCGTAAAGGTTATGTAATGCCAAAGAGTGCAGTAATCAAATTTAATCCAGATCTTATTGAATGGCTTAGTACCGATAATGCTGTTCGTTTTCTTTTCATGGACAAACCAAATACTAAGATATTAGACCAGGAATGGTTAGAAATTGGAATTAGTCATTCTTATACTGGAAATGTTTACGGTTCTGTTTGGTCATGGGATACTGAAGAGTTTAATAAGTATTTTGCTGATAATCCTTATGTTAAAATTTTTGATGAAAATGATGAGGCATTTATGAAATATATGAAGTGGGTTGCTAAACTTGGTCCTTGGTTTACAACACAGAGATTCAAGAAAGATTAAATATATTAATATGAATTTTATTGAACTTAAAGATTTAGAAATCAATAAAGAATATAATGTTGTTTTTTTATCAAGAAAAAGAGATAACATATATTATATTCCTTGTATTGTTAATGTAACAAAGTATTATACGATTAAGTTTATGAAACCTGTATATGTTACACATTCTCCTCTTAAAAGCAATGTAGAATATTCGTATAAATCATTTTTACATGAATTCAAAGGAAATGATTTGTTTGGGAATAAATTTTTAACATTAGCTGTTTTTAATAATGGCATAGAATGTGCAAACTGGTGTAATATAAATAACAAATTAAATAATGAGTAAATATGTTTTATTATATAAGGCATGTTTACTATTTTTATATAAATATATACTTTCATAAATATGCCTAAAAGTAAATTAACATTAATTGTTGATGGAAACTGGCTTTTGATGAGTAGACTTTCAGTATTAAATAATCGTTATATTGATGAATATGAATTAAATCAAGAACTTAAACTAATGCTTATTAAATCTATAAATGTTGTACTTCGTACATTTGTAGATATTGATAATATTATTTTTGTTGCTGATGGCGGTTCTTGGAGAAATTCTATTGAAGTACCAGATTTTTTATATAAAGAAAAAACATCAGAAGATCAATCAGTAGAATATAAGGGAAATCGTGTAAGATCATCAGATATAAACTGGGAATTATTATTTAATTCTTATGATGAATTTATAACGACATTACAAAGTAATGGAATTACTGCATGTCAAGAGCAAGGAGTTGAAGGAGATGATTGGTGTTATCATTGGTCAACATATCTTAATTCACAAGGCACTAATTGTATTATTTGGACTAAAGATAATGATCTTAAGCAATTAGTGAATATAGATTCTAATAAATGTTTTACAGCATGGTGGAATTCTCAAAATGGATTATTTATAAAAGATTTTCCAGAAGAAGAATTTAATTTTTTGTTTAATACAGAATTTAATATTAATGAAGACATATTAAATAACTTAATTAATAAATCAAATGAAGTAACAAAAATTGATCCATCTAATATTATTATTGACAAAATTATAAGAGGAGATAAAGGAGATAATATATATCCAATAATATTAAGAACGTCAAAAACAAAATCAGAACGATTATTTAAAGTTGCATCAAAAGATATTGATTATTCATTAAACTATAATGATGACAATGAAATAAACAAATATATTCATAATCTTATTAATTCAAAAAATTACATAGGAAGAATTAATAAATCAGAATCAGATATTATAAAGCATTTCAAATATAATAGAATGCTCGTTGCATTAGAAAAAGATTCATATCCACAAGAAATTTTAGATATTTTTGAAAAATATCATGATTATAAAATATGCAAAGATACATCAATAGCAGAAAGTCAAATTCAAGCAAAAAGTAACAAATTAAATGGAATATTAGATATAATATAATCTGTTAATAATTATTAAATAAAATAAAAGCAATAATAGCTAGGAAATATCTTCCTAGCTATTGTTATTCTTTCCTTTAGCACGGTCAAATATTAAAATAATTAAATTATATTATGAATGAATATAGACCGCAATACAGGAATGATTTACTGCTTCTTTCCGTAGATTACATTAATAAATTCATCCCCAATTGTTTCTTGAACATATTCCTTAGCAGCTGCAAGGTTCAAGCTTTCATTTACATTAGGAGACCAAATATACAATATATCATCTTCTTCAGAATATTCACTATTAATATGATAATTTTCTTTTATATATTGTTGTGCCTTTGATATATTGTCATTTAATCCTAAAAATGTCTCTACAAGAATTTTTTCATTTTCCTTACTCATCAATTGTATCTTCAATATTTTTGTGTAATTTTTCTTTAAGAATATCTGTTAATTCTAAAGCCAATACTTCAACATTTACATATTTTTTGATGATATAAGCAGAAATGTCTTCAAATTTTACATCAAGAAATTCAACTAATGTATTAATTTGAGCTTCAGGAAAATCATCCCATTTTACATTTACTTCAATTTTAGGTACTGATGTTAATTTATCAAATACCTTTTTGATTATTTGTTCATTATTGATAGGTGCTGATGTTGCTTGTGGAACTAAAGGGTCAACTCCAAATTCCTTTTCATATTCAGCAATTGCTGTAACATCATCACTTGTTGGTTCAGCTTTTCCAACAACTTTTCCTGAATCATCATATATATCATCAGAAACTTGTATATAATCACGTGAAAAGATTTCCATTGGAAGCTGACCTTTATCTGTTATAATTATCATATTATTACCATCTTGTACGGTTTGATTGATACGAATTTTTTGACCAGTTTGTCTATTCATCCATATACCTTCAATACCCATGCCACTACCATCAGATCCAGGTTCAAATTCACGTCCTTGTACCTTACCTTCAAAAGGTGTTGGTTGATATTCTGCCATCTTTATATTAATCTTATATGTTTATTTATACAAAAATATAGATAATATTTATTTTTTAATTCAAATATATTATATATTTTGTTAAATTTTATTAATTATTTTCTTCTAGTAAATACTTTCTTTTTTCTTCATTTCCAAAAATATATTCAAGTATAATATTATGAATTTCAATTTCATCTTCTAAAAAATATAAATAATTTGTTGTATTAATAAATGCATTAAAATAATCAATTTCTATTAAGTCTGAATTTGATATGTATTTATGATTCTTTGTATCAACCCAAATAATTAATATGTCATATTTCTTAAATATTATTTCAGGAATTAAATTAAATTCTTCAATATTCATATAGCATATATCATTATTATAAAAGTCATCAATAGTTATTCCTGTTGATATGTATTTATCTGTTTTTATATATAAAAGAGCATTATTTTTATATGATAAATTAACAGTGTTTACATCAAGATAATAAATATAGTTTTCATTAACTTCATTTTTATATTCAATATCTGTTGTAAATCTTGGAATAATTGATAACTCATCATTTACTTTAATGATATCTTTTGCTATATTTAATGCTTTTCTTTTATCTAAACATACTATAAATGTTTTTAAATTCATTTTACTGCATAATTTATTTTTTTAGCTGATAGAAAGATAAATATTATACTTACTTATCTTATCATTATTATCATATGAAACATAATACATTATATTTAATTTATATCCAGCATATATAACATTACTATTAACAACATTATTACTTTGTATTATATTATTACTAAATAAAATATGTAATCTATCATTGTTATTATATTTCGTAGAAATAAAATACATATCTTCATTATACTGAGGATTTACTGATGATATAATATCTTTAATATTATATATATTTAATGATATATTTTTTTCGTTATTAGGTAAGTTAACATTAAAATATGTATTAAATAAATTATATAGAGATAATTTATAATTAGATATTTGTGGTATATCATTAATATATAATGTATTTGATAAACTAATATTTTCAGTAGTAAATAATGATGATGAATACATAGCACTACAAATACCAATTAAAGGAATTGATAATATATTATATGTTATATTATTAAAAGTTGCCTGATATAATATATTTTGTTTTGTTATTACTTGTTTAGTTGCATTTAATATAATATTTTCAAAATCAATAGAAATATTATTATGCGTATTAAATTTAGTTTTTTCTAATTCATCAACTAATGTTTCACTACCAATATTAATATTAGTATTTGTTGTACCAATATGTAATGTTGATTTATTTTGTTCATCGTAAGATGTTCCAATATATGCATTATAAATAGTTCCATTATTATCTAATGAAACAACATTTAATCTATTTAATACATTAAAGTTTCTATTGAATATTTCAGCAAAATCTAATGTAGGAATATTTTCATTAAATATAAATTCATTATAATTATATTTAGATTTTTCTATTTGCTCAATTTGTATTTCGTGTTCAATTATACTTTTTTGTTCACCATATTTGTTTTCAATATTTTGTATTAATGATTCAACATTTTGCACTTGTGATCCATCAACATAAACTTTAGATGTTCTTACATTATTAATTGTTGTTCCTACATTTCTTAATTCTTTTATTACATCTTGTTTAACAGTAGAAATTGTTGTTTGTGTCTTATAATATTTAGGATAAAGAGAATTTGTTGTTTTAATATTAGTTAATGATTTAATATACTTATTTGTCTGTGAATGTTGTATATGATTATTATTTAGTTTCACAGTATCATTATATTGGATAATAGCATTAAGATCATTTAAATATTGTCCAATGTTTTCATTTATTGCAGAATATTCTTCTGATTGCTTATTCTTTATAATTAACCAATTATTTTCATTGATTGATAATCTATTTTGAGCTAATTCTGTTATTATTGCTTTTAATAGTATTAAATCTTGATCATTTAAGTTTTCAACAGATGAATCACTAGTTGCATTAATTAGATTGACTGTTGAACCTAAAGCTAATGCATAATTAGTATTTATATGATTAATACATTCAAACTTATAATCAGTATTTGATGTTTCTTTAACACACCACATTGTTAATATATACGATCCTTTATAGTATGTTTTCATAGATTCATCAGATAAACAATCTAAATCTGAAATACTAATAATCATACTATTTCTAAAGTATTCAAAATTATTCTTATTAATTTCTGGAATATAAGAACAACATTTAACATCTGTTGTATATGTATTTTCAAATAATGCGGGATTAACATTAAACTCTTGCTTATTGAATGTTGATCCTAATATTTCTTTATAGTTTGATATTGCATTAAGTAAATAGAAACTATTATCTAAACCAAGATTTTGCTTGTCTTTATTATATATCAATATAATATTTGGATTACCTGCGTCTTTGCCAATTGCTTGAATTTTTGTATCTTTATCATTAATACTCCAATTACTATTTGCATTAATGTAAGGCATCGTAAATATATCTTTGATTACAACAGAGTTAATTAATTTATCATCACTACGATTATAACTAATTTCAAAATTATATGTTTTGACTTTACTTACATCACTATTATAATCAAAAATCAAATTTGTATTATTATCCCAAAAATTACTTGTATTAATAGAGTCTAAATTAACAAATGTAACATATGTATTAGTAGAATAATATATATACATACTATTATTACTATTGCAAATATAATGAAATTGATAATCTAAAGGTATATATAACATTAATTCATCATTATAGTTGTAATCAGAAATCTTTTCATATAATTTAGACAATATTCTTTTAATAAAACCAGCTTTTGTTTCTAAATAATATTTTTCATTATAATAATTGAAGATATTAAAATATAAATTATTGCAATCTTCATTTAATTGAACTAATTCTTCATTTAAGTTAATTCCATATTCAGAATTGAACATTGATATTATATCTTCAAATTCATTTGAATCAATAGAGAAAAATTCATTATTGCTTGTATTATATATTAAATCAATAGTTCTTTTATCATATAATGAATTTGGTAAATAATTAAGTATTAAAGCAATTGGTGAATTTGTTGAAAAATGATATGACTCTTCATCACTATAATTTAATAATTCATTAATATCATTAAATTCTGGTCTTATTAATGATAATGGTATTTCATTTGTTGATTTATAATTACTAAATTTAAATAATGATATAAAACTATTATAATATTTGCTTTGTGTTGTTTTAAGTAATAAATCTAATTCTTTTAATTTTTGCGCATTAAACATATGTATATTCATTTCATATTCATTTGATAATGCACTAGACTTATAATTATTATTTTTATATGTTTTATTAACAAATGTTATTAAATGAAACCAATCATCACTATCATGATATATTTTAGCCCCATATTTTAATAAATTAGAATTAATATCAAATTTATAATAATATAATATTGAATTAAGTTCTTCATCATCATTTGTACCTATTAGTTTTCCAACAAGCATAAATGTTATATCATTTCCATCATTAATACAAATACTATTTTTTGAATATTTTTCAATACCACCTAATGTAATATCGAAAGTCAAATCATTTGGAAAATATAAAATATCATTAATATCTAAACTTTCAGATAATTTATTATAATTGAATAATGAACCAGTTTCAGGATCATAATCACATATACCAAAATTAGCAGCATATTTATCTGAATCAATTGATTTTTTATATTGAACAAATCCTATTTTTGATGCATTATAATATGATATTGAATCTCCTAATAAATCACTAAAAGTAAAATATTCATATGATATGCCATCACCTTTAATACCTATACGTTGTCCAAGATTAGCCAACGCTTGTATAAGATATTCTTCTAAATATTTATCATATTCTACAGGATTTTGTAATAAATTTACATTTTTTATCATTTTATATTAAGTTAAATTTATATGAAACTTTATAAAGTTTTTCGTTTTTATTTGCTCTTAAATGAATAGGCTCAATAGTCATATTACTATTATACTTATTAAATAAAAATAAAATAATATTTTTAAAATCTAATCCCAAATTATTAAAATATTTTAATAATATATTCTTTTTTTCTTCAATTATATTCATATCATTTTCTTTAAATAAAGAAATTTCATCATATGTATAATATTTATCAATTTTTATATATATTTCTTCTGGTAAATTATACACAACATTATCATTAAAATGCTTATATTCATATTGTTCTATTATATCTGGAATTTCAATGTTATTGTTTTTCATAAATAATTCATTAGAAGTTGAATATACTCCAGTATAATATTTAATACCATTATATTTATAAATATTAATGTTTTCTTTACTTAATATATTATATTTTTTATTATATATACTAATATTATTATTGTCTATAAATTGTAATTCCCATGTGTCATTTATTACATTTGTTTTAACTAACAAAGGTGTAATATAATTAAAGTATCTTAATAATTTAATTTTTTTAGATTTTGACATTTTAACAATATTATCATATAATACGCCATCATCTGTTAAATTGCTATATCTTATTTTTGTTGTATCATTATTTGTAATAGATCCTATATATTCAATATTAATTTCTGACTCGTGTGGATATATGATAGTATTTATATTTTTTGTGAATTCATTAAATATATTTAATTTTAAAAAAGGCTCTAATAAATAAAATATTTTATTAAAGAAATCATTAAACTTTGCATCATTAATTAATACACCATCAATTGAATCAAATTTTACATTAAGATTAAATTCATTAAGAACATTAAATGAATTATTAGTATTATCAACATTTATTTTAATAAAATAAAATGCATATGTCTGGCCATTATAATCATATGTATATATTTTATATAAATCATTATAATTAAATTTATCACATAAAATAGGTTTATAATCAATATTTAATATGTTACTTATTGAATATAAAATTATGCCTTTGCTTTCAATTATTTTATAATATAAATCATTATAATATTTTTTAAGATAATCAATAATTAAATTAATTTGCTCAATATAATTATCAGAATTAATATCTTCAGTATATATATCATTATCTAAACAATATTCATTCCATTTATCTTTAAATGTTAATTTTTCAATGTTATTATATGAATTAATATTTGAAATTTCATTAATCCAATTTACACTAAATGTTGTATTTCTTAATTGTTCAATAAATATATCTTTATTTGATAATAATGTATTAATATGTAATCCTTTTATGTTAAAATTACTTATTGATGATTTAAAATAACTATTAGTATTATATAAATTATTAAGTAATTTTTTAACATTATTAAACAATGATAAAACTTGTTCATTATAAATATTATTAATATTTTGTAATAAATTTATAATATGTTTTATATTTGCATCATTTTTAATCAATAAATCAATATTGTTTAATTTATATGATAGTAAATCATTGATAATGTTATCAATCATATTAAATATGTTATATACATTTAATTTTTTTAAATATGTATATATATTATATTGATATTGATATTTAACTAAAGAATCATTTACTCGTTGCAATATATTTATATCATCTTTAATATCAGTAAATAATAAAGATTGATCTTGAATAATATTTAATTCAATAAATATGTCTTTATAATTATTATCAAATATTTCGTTATTTAGCTTATTTTCGTTTTCTAAATTATTAATATATGATTCTAATAATATTTTTTGCAAATAATAGTGTTCAGCATTTTGATCATATAAAGTATATGTGAAATTAAAACAATCTGATAATAAATTTTTAATTTGATTTAATAAATCTAATATGTCATTATTCAAAATATTATATAAATTATTAATGTTATCAATAATATTGTATATAGATTTATCGTTATTTATAATTAACGTGTTAAATGTTTCATCAACATTTATTTCTTTAAAATATTTATTACTTGACAATACATATTTGTTGTTTATATTTATTTTTTCTTTAGATATCATTTGCTTTAAATTATTAAAATCATCTTCATTAAAATAAATATTTGTAAATAATGGTGTCAAAAAATCATCAGTGTCTTTATATATATATTTTGAATTATTAATATCATTTGATGAAATAATAGGCCACATACTTAAATTTTCTAAAGACATTTTATCATTGACATATAAATATAAGAATAAATTATTTTGTATTAATTTTCTTAAGTTATTATCAAACAATATCATATTTTTATAAACACATAAATCTAATTCAATATTCCATGATTCTGAAATATTTGTATCTAATAATTCAATATGTAATATAAATTTATTTGATTCTGATTTTGTATCAGATAATGAATTTTCTAACCATTGTAATATTAAGCCATTATTATTTGATTTATGTAAATATATGAAATATTTTAGAAAATCTTCAAGACATGTTAAATATCTATTTTCTAATTGATTTTGAACTTCTTTATTTTCATTACTTGTATATGATTTATATTTAATACGTTCTTTATTACCAATTTCAACGAATTTATTATAAAGATAATCATATAATGAAATATATCTATCTTTAATATCAATTACATTATTTTCAATATACCAGCAACGTTCTTTTACATATATAATATCCAATAAATTTACGTTAGATATTATTGGATTTAAATCATTATCAAAATTCTTAAGTTTTTGACAAAATTCTATTAAATGATTTTTATCAATTATATTACTAAATATTTTTCTATATGTAAATTTTTTTGATATTTTATCATTATGATTTTTATTATATAAATCTATATAATTTTCTAAATTATATGGATCAACATATATGTCCTTTTCATTTGATTCATTTTTTATAAAATAATCTTTTATATCAATTCCATTTTTATTACCAAGTATTTCAAATTTATATGATTGCAATAATGATAAATAATTTGATAGAAATATTAAATTATGCCCTTTTATTGTTTCATTAGGATTAATTTTATCTGGTGTTATACTTGAATCACTATTATATTCAGTAATCATTTGTAATAAAATTGTTCTAAATTGCGAATAAGCATAATGAGTTTTTAATTCATTAAATAAATCAGTTCCAATTTGATTAATAAGCCAATTATCTAATGACAATCTAATTGTTTTCCCATTTTCATCTAAAATTGGAGAATCAATATTACTAATATTATGAAATATGTTTCTTTCGTTTTCTACAAAATAATTAAAACAAATTTTTACAAGTTGATTCAGATCACCAAACTTTAATAAGTCTTCATTATATTCTTTTAATATATTCAATAAATCTGTTTTATGAATAAATCTGTTTTTGATAAACATACACAATTTACCATTAATATCTTCATTATAATATATTGAATTATAATTATCACTAACTTTATATTTTTCTTTCGTTAACTGTGTAGTATAATATAATAAATTATAAAGCCAATTATATTTTTCTTGATATTCTTGTGTGTCATATGTTTTTCCAATAAGCATAAATTGTTTAACAGTTTCTCCATATATACTGTCATATTTTTCATTAAAGAAATTTATATTATTGTATGCTTCTAATAATTCAAATCCATTTATTTGTTTTTCTATTAATTTATCTTTTAATTCTTGTATAGATAAATAAATTTTAAATTGATTAAATATATCATCAATTTTATAGAACATATTTTCTTCGATAAAATTTTCTTCAATTATATATGTTCCATAGATATCTTTAATCATATTTTGATTAATTTTAACATTATCTTCTGAAAAATTATTTAATGATATATCAACAATTTTATTAAAATATTCTATATTATAATCATTATCATATATTTTCATATCATATGATTGATTATAATTAAAGAATTTTTTACCAGATGACAATGTTTCTCCACTTAAAATTATATTACCTTTAATTAAGTTATTATATATATTAGATTCACTTAAATAATTTAATTTTACATCACAGAATACACCAAATTTATCAATTTTACCAATATCTTTCAAATTATATAATATTCCATTAAAATATGAATATCCATATTTAACGTCTGACCAATTTTCATTATTAAAGAAATCATCTAAATTATCAGTATCAAAATTATTATTTATTTTATACCATGATGAACAATAGTTAGACATTAATTTATTATATTTGTCAATATTGTTAGTATTTATAATAACTTTATTACCGGTGTTCTTTATTACTTTATAATATTTATCTAATGATGCTCCAATAGGAAGTTTTAAATCATTATTATCAATAATGATTTTTGGAAATAATCCTTTAAACATTGTAGGAAATTCTCCATATTTCTGATTTGGATATTGGTTATATGAATATGCAAAATTAATATTTGTTATATAAGGATTACTATCATCAGATAACATCATTTTAAATTTACAATACATTGGTGTTATTTTATTAGTGTATGCATATTTAATATATTTGGATTCATTTAATGCAGGGAACCCAACATCCATTATATTTATTGATTTATTATTTGAGTCTTTTCCAATAACGAAATCATATGCTCCTGTATATTCATTATATTTTTTGAAATTCTTAAAACTATTTGTATAGTTAATATCAAAATCATACATATCATATACAGTATTTCCTTTAGTAAAATAATTTCCATTTATATGCATTTTTGCTCCTGTAAAGAAATCACGTTCATAATTATTAAACAAATCATTAATATTAAATGAAAAACTTAAAGGAATGATTTGTCTCATTATAATATTATTTCTTTCAAATCCTTTGCATATAGTATAATCAAAGTTATTAATTGTCTTTTGATTAATATATAAACTACCAAATACATTATCTTTATATTGGCTTATACCACCATTTCTAATATCAATACCAAAATATGTTGCTTGTAAAGATTCTGGTAAACAAAATATTACTCGTTCATCTATTTGTTTTAAATATCTTACTAAGTAATTTTTAAGATAATTTCTTTTATTATCTTTATTTATATATATTTTTATTTTTTTAGTTAAATGGTCATTAATAACAATATTAATACAGAAATATTCTGGTAAGTCATTAATATTATCTATATATATTGGAGCATAGAAATTAAATTGACTTCCATGCTGACTAAATTGAATACGTTTACAACCAAATTCATAATCTTTATTACGAGAATCATTATTGTAATTATATATAGAGTCTAAATCTAAAATTGCATAATTATTTTTATTATATGTGTAATTATGCTTATAAAATACATTTGAATAGTAATAGTAATATTTTGCTACATCATATTCATATTTTCCATCCAATAAATTAATTTCAATGTTTTTGTTTGACATGAAATTTTGTAATGGAATCATATTTGCTAATCTAACATATGTAGAATATTCATTATTATTTTCTTTATTGAATTCTCTAAGTTTACATGCAATTGTAAAATTACCAGATAACGTTGGTAATGTTCTTAATAAAGGTTTGAACATATTATTAATCTTACTATATATTATATATAATTAAAAATAATAGTAAAATTATCAGAATAAGAAATTTTTTCTAAAAAAATTGAAATTCTTTTAACATTTATCTAATTTAATATTATTATAAATTATAAAGATAGTAAATATCTTAAACAGTAAGATTAAATATGGAATATTTTATTTATGAAATTTCCATTATTATAAATTATAAAGATAGTAAATATCTTAAATAATAAGATTATAAAATAAGTATAACATGAAGCAATTAAGTCAACATATTGAATCAATTTTCGGATCATCAATTTTTGGTGAACCTTGTGGATTGAGCTTTGAATTTAGACAAATGTTTCCGGATATACTAAAATATAATAATGATTATATAATTTAATACTAATATATAAAGTAGAACTCCGGAATATAAATTCCGGAGTTTTTAGTTATATAAGAAATTAAGAAATTAAAAAAATTAGAAAAAAAATTAAAATATTTTGAAACAAAATCTAAAGATACTATATTATAATTGTAAACGAAAACAAATAATATTTGAATATTAATAATATTTAATATGTGGGTATCTTACTAATAGGTCAGGTGATTATCCTCTCAAGCTAAAGATACGGGTTCGAATCCCGTTATCCATACAAAACTCTGGAAATGTCGGTTCGAATCCGATTAAAGCACCTAATAAGGCATGGTAGACTAACGGTAAGTCAACAGAGTATTTTTTCTCAATTTCTAAAATTGAATTAGTTCTTTGACATAATGGCCGGTTCATCTAAAGGTTAGGATTCAAGATTTTCATTCTTGCCATTCGGGTTCGAATCCCGAACCGGCTACAATTATTAAATATTTGGCAGAGTGGCCAATTGCGGGAGTCGAGATAATTTCAAAACCCTGATGAAAGGGAAAACCTCATCGCCTGGGTTCGAATCCCAGAATATTTAATAAACGTTCTTTGACATGTTGGTACAATAAATAAATATAAAGTTTCCGAGGCTGGATAAGTATATAAATATGGGTTTAAGGTTTACCTTAAGTAATTCCATCTTATCCTACGGGCATACTGAATTGACAGTTGGAAGATCTTGTAGTGGCAAACATGTGATTGAGATCATAGGTACGTAAAGCAACGTGATGGGGACTGTGAAAGAGAAAAGCAGTGAGAATCTGCACCGTATCCTTTTTAAGGCGGTTGGTTAATAGCTCTAAGACAGATGTAGGAAACTTTCAAAATAATATACAGTCACTGGTTGTCGAGAAGATAATTAGAATCAGATGTCCTTCATAGATGTATAGATAAACTGTTGAGGAAGGAAGTTATGGAGAGGATCCGGCTGGATGAGGAACCAATCTTGAAAATTGGCAGGTCGCTAGTAACGGCTTCAGGGTTCGAGTCCCTGTCTCTCCGCAAATTTATATTTTATAAATAAAAGAAAAGATTTACTGGTGAAGAATAGAGTTACTTCATAAGCTTGTAAAACCGGTGGAAGTAAGTTCCTTGTCGGTTCTAGTCCGGCCCATGTACATTATGTACCGCGGTGGTGAAACTGGTAAACGCGCTGGTCCTTTTATAATTATTCTTTATTCGATTATTCCGTAAATTTTAATCTCCGGTTGCTAGAGTCTGGTCGATTGGGATGGACTGCAAATCCATTAGGGTAACCTCGCGTTGGTTCGAATCCAACACCGGAGTCATAAATATTATTAAGGTAGTAATCTGATTTAATAAAAAATGTTTATTTTTAATTATAAATATTTCTATATTAATATATGAGTACTAGCAAAGGATATAAATGGATGAATAAAAATAATATATGTATTTATGTTAATCCTAATGATATTAACAAATACCTAAATGAAGGGTGGGTATATGGAATTAATGATGAATATAAAAAACATATAAAAAAATCTAGACAAGGTATATCATGTGGAAAATGTAAAGATCCACAAAAGGAAATTGAAAGAAGAATTAAAATTTCAAAATCAATGAAAGGTAATACTAATTGGAAGTTTAATAAAAAACATGGTAATAGTAAACAAGGTTGGTATAATAATATTCATTGTGATAGTACTTGGGAATTAGCATTTTTAGTTTATTATATTGAACATAATTTATATATTGAAAGATGTAATAAAAAATTCAAATATATATGGAATAATGAAGAACATATTTATATTCCTGATTTTATAACAGATGAAGGTTTAATTGAAATTAAAGGGCGAAAAAGTAAAAAATCTTTAGAAAAGGAAAAACAATTTCCAAATATTAAAGTTATTGATGAAATTTTAATAAAACCTTATTTAGAATATGTTATAAATAAATATGGCAAAGAATTTTGGAGAATACTATATGAAGATTTTTCTAAATATAAAGATCAACAGTATACTGATAAAATTAATAGAAAAATTAAAAAAGAAAAAGATAATAATAAAAAGAAACAAATTTTAGAATCTGCATGTAAAGAATCAAATATAGATTTTTCAAAATTTGGTTGGTCAAAAAAATTAATAAATTATTTAAAAGAAAAAAATGAATTATTTGATAAATGTATATTTAGAGCATTAAAAAAATATTATATTGATTTTTTTAATATATATAAACCTTACATAAAGAAAAATAATAAGATATAAATTATCTGGTGTATATAAGAGTTACTTCGATTACTTTTTTAATTAAGTGGTTTAATGCAATTTTTCCAGAATTGATTCCTCGGTTCGAATCCGAGAGAAAGTTTCATAATAATACTTTTATAGCTGTTCCGATAATTATAATAAAATTTAATCATTTTATAATGGTTATAATTTGGGTTGGTGGTGTAGGCGGTCCGCACGCCAGTCTGAAAAACTGGAGGAGCTCAACAGTTCAACTCTGGCCCAACCCACAATATAAATTACTTATATAAAAAATAAGTTGTAATTTGTATTATAAAGACTTAGATTAAATTGAGCAAAGTCCCCCAGACGTGTATCTAAGTCTAAATTTGTTTAAGCTCAACCGATGTTGAGTAAACTCTGAAAGTAATTATATTAAACAATATGCGCATATTCATAATTATTTTCAGTATCTTGAGAGTTATCTTGTCCTTAAGGCGCCAAGAATTACCTCGCTTACGTGGAATGTAGAGGAAATATTAAGTACAAGGATTTGGAAAGATTTATCTGGGTGTAGCCGGTAATGGGTGACCGACTCGCTTTGGAAGCGAGATTAAGTTATGCAGGTTCGAGTCCTGTCTCCCAGACAAAAACTCCAAGAAACTTGAGTATAAACAATGTGTGGGAACCATGTGAGGAGTATAAATAATAAAAGTGTTTACTACGGGAATGTAGTGTAAACGGGTAGCATACGTCATTTGGGGTGATGAGGAGTGGTTCAAATCCAACATTCCCGACTATAAAGTTGTTAGTTCGAATTTGAATTTTTTGATAAATTTTACTATTACTAATTAAATATATAATAGTTAAAATGACTAAAGAAGAAATTCAAAATATTTATGATTATTCTAAGTCAAAATCAGAAATTTGTAAAAAACTAAATATTCGCACTAATCAAAATGGAGGATACATAGATAAAGATATTCTTATGTATTTTTCACAAATAGGAATTGAATCTAAAGAACAAATTTCTAAAAAGAATTTATCTAATCATTGGCTAGAAATTCAAAAACGAGATTATGATTTAAATCCTAAATATTGTGAATATTGTGGAAAGAAATTACCATTTAAAAAAAGATTTGCAAAATGTTGTAATCAATCTTGTGGTTCAGCATTAGGAAATAAGAAAAAAGGTAAACGAACAGAAGAAACAAAAAGAAAAATATCTAATACATTTTTAAAAGGTATTAAACAACATAAATATAAATTAGCTAACCAATATGGAGAATATGTTTATGGTGTTCGAAAATGTATATGTAAATATTGTAATAAAGAATTTGAAAGTAATAAATTTCAAAAATATTGTTCTGATGAATGTAGACAAAAATCAATATCAAAACAATCTTCATTACAAAGAAAAAAAGAAATTCAAAATGGAACATTTCAAGGTTGGAAATCTCGTAATATTATAAGTTATGCAGAAAAATTTTGGAAACAAGTTTTAGATAATAACAATATTCAATATGTACGTGAATATGTATTAGAATATGGTAACAAAGGAAGTGGTGAAAGATATTTTTTAGATTTTTATATTGAAATAAATGATAGAAAGATTGATTTAGAGATAGATGGTAAACAACATTTATATAAAGAGCGAAAAGAATCTGATAAAATCAGAGATGAATTCATAAAATCTAAAGGAATAGAAGTTTATAGAATACCATGGAATGAAATTAATTCAGAACATGGTAAACAATTAATGGAAGAAAAGATTAATAAGTTTTTAATTTATTATAATAATACAAGTTTATAAATTACATTAATGTATGAGTATAAGTTTAAATATATTTGAGTATAAATTTAAATATTATCACTTGTAATTATGGCCCTGTCATCTAACGGTCAGGATCTCAGGTTTTCAACCTGGTCATCGGAGTTCGAGTCTCCGCGGGGCTACAAATAATTCCTTGTTGAAGAATAGAGTTACTTCAAAGAATTTGGATCTTAATAAAATACTTTATTCGCTTATTACAGGAATTCATGCGGGTATCTTACTAATAGGTTAGGTGGCCAGCCTTTCAAGCTGGAGATGGCAGTTCGAATCTGCTTATCCGTACAAAGTTCACATCCCAGACAGATGGGTAAAGTTGGCATTAGAGATATGGGTTATCCGGAAATTTACCACATATCACTTGCTGGAGTTGTCATAATCGAGTGCGCATCAAGAAAGAACTCCCATAGGCTTAAGCTTAAATACATTGAGCGAGATGGAACAGAACTTTATTTCAAATTAAATTGAAATTATACAAAGATAATAGGAAGTTAATTAGGTATGTCTCGAAAGCATGCTATTCGTGGGAAGTCTGGTATTTGACGTTAACTTATTAATTCCCAGAACGGTCCAAACAGGATGGGTTTATCTAAGTATTACTTGCAAGAATTTCAATTTTATATTGGGCTGTCGTCTAACTGGTAAGGATACATCCCTGATAAGGATGCGATCTCGGATCATTCCCGAGTGGCCCAACAATAATAAAATTTTAACAATATTGGGATATACAGTATAATGGTTAGTACAGCGGACTCTGACTCCGCAGGTTTCGGTTCGAATCCGGATATCCCAACGAACGAAAATGGTTTGGGTTCGAATCCCAATTCCCTGTGTCGCCTTCTATATGGAGGGATTCCTTAATGGTCATGAACATTGTAGGTGAAAGTGTAATTCGGGGAGTGGTGTAATAGGTAGCATTATTTTTTATATTGGGCTATGCTGTGTAACGGTTAGCACGTCAGCCTTTGAAGCTGAAGGTCTGAGTTCGAATCTCGGTAGCCCAACAAATTCATTGTTGTAGAGAAGAGATACTTCAAATCTTGCCAAGATTATTCCAAATTTACTTTTCTCGAATGTTACATGAATATATTGAGCGATCCTCCAAACGGTTAAGAGACGTGACTGATAATCACGCAATCCGGGTTCAAGTCCCGGTCGCTCAACTTTGGGAATTAGCAAAATGATTCGTATGAAAGTCATTATTTATAAATATTTGCGTAAGACCGCGATTAGGTCAAAAGTTCTCGAGATCAATAATATTTATAATAATGATAAGTAATGACAGAGAGAAAAATTAGTAAGATTAGCTACCTTATGAAATTGAATTTGAAGAAGCGAACACACTGCGCTACCCGTTGGTGGGTAGAGGTCCTGTGAAAGTCAGTGGTTCCCGACCATACAACACCGGTCCCATCCTATGCTACTCGAGGTAGGCATGGAACTAGGCCGGTGACCATGCCGATATCGTATAACGGTAATTACGGGGCTCTCATAAGGCTTAGATGGCTGTTCAACTCAGCCTATCGGTACACATGGAGGTTCACTTGCGCAGGACTAGTTAAACAGTACTTATAATTATATCTTGCAAAGAAAAACAATCGGATATCTGATAGTGATAAGATACCTCCACCCAAATTCCTTGTTGAATTGAAGAGTTACTTCTTAATCCACCAGAAACTTTGGATTTTTAGCTTAAGTGGTTAGAGCGCGGGCCTGCAAAGCCCGAGGTGATGGTTCGAGTCCATAAAAACACTTTTCAAGCATGTTACAGGAATTATTTGATGGCCCTCGGGACAGATTGGTTTAAGTCGTCGGTCTCTCAAGCCGGAATAACGGGTTCGAATCCCGTGGGGGCTACTAGGGGAGTGGTGAAATTAATTTATTGACTTTATTCGCTGTTGCTTCTTAATGAATGCTGTAGATTAGAGTTACTTCAGGTTTACACACTTTATTTTGGTTAAAGATTATGTTGGTTCGAGTCCAACCTCCCCTACAAAATCCTTAGACATTATATTTGAATTACGTACTATATAATATAATGGAAGTATGCTAAGGCGAGGGTACAGAGGCGAGACACGGTACTAAGTTTTCGGATCTAAGGAAAACCGAATTTGCGACTGTCGTATAACGGTTTATTATACTCGACTTCCAATCCAGTGATGTGGGTTCGACTCCCATCAGTCGCTCTTTAACATTTTTTAACAATTATAGTTTGACTTTTTTCTTCTGCTATATTTATTATTAATTATATAAAACTATATTAATATATGGAAGATAATAAAAAACATATTTGTAAATTTTGTAATAAAGAATTTAACTCTGGTCAATCATTAGGGGCTCATATTATACATTGTAGTAAAAATCCTAATTCATATCAAAAAGATTTTTCTTTACGAAAAAAAGAAAAATTTGAAAAAAATAATCCTCTAAAAGAGTATAAATTAATATGTTTAGCTTGTGGTAAAGAATATACATTACAAATAAGACAAAAACAATTTAATGCAGGTGATTATAGAAAAACGTGTTGTTCTTCATGTGCTCATAAGTTATCATCATTACATACAAATTTAGAAGAAAAGAATAAGAAAATAGCTGATTCTTTAAAGGGTAAATCATCATGGATAAAGGGTAAGAAAAGAATTAATAATTTAAATATTAATAATCGATGGACAGTAAATCCAGATTGGACGCCTTATAATATATGTCCTATTTGTGGTAAAAAATATTATAATAAGAAATTAAAATATTGTTCAAATGAATGCTTAAAAATTGGTAAACATACTAAGTTAAGCGATAACGCAAAGAAAAATAATTTTGGTGGTTATCATCCAAATTCTATTAAAAATCATCATCATGGAAACTATAAAGGTATTCATTGTGATAGTTCATGGGAATTAGCTTATTTGGTATATTGTTTAGAACATAATATAAAAATTAAAAGGTGCGATGAAATAAGATATTATAAATTAAATAAAAAAGTTTGTAAATATTTTCCAGATTTTATTATTAATGATAATGAAATAATTGAAATAAAAGGATATTATGATAAAGTTGCTCAAATAAAATCTGAGCAAAATCCAGATATTAAAGTTTTATTTAAAGAAGATTTAACTGAAGTATTTGAATATGTTATTAATAAATATGGAAATAAATTTTGGGAAGTATTATATGAAAAATAATGCAGTGTAGGTGTTAATGGTTGCATATGAGATCGCCATTCTTAAGGAGCCGGTTCAAATCCGGTACACTGCTCAATATGCAGGGAGCTGTGAGGTACGCAGCATGTCCACCCTGCTCCAATAGAGGATTCTCTGCAGCCTTTTTAATCCGTGTAGGGCCATCTTCATGAGGTTATAAAAATTGTGAATTTTAATTTACAATATAATGTTGAAATCCCGCCCTCTTTGCTTGAGCAGCTATAAGCCTTGATTATAGTGAAAAACATATCGGGACAAGACAGGGAGAATGGTTGACCTGTCATTAATATGGTGTCGTTAACTTAACTGGTGAAAGACGGTGACTGTGAATCACTGAGATGTCAGTTCGAATCTGACACGATACCCATAAACAAAGTTGCGCGCTTTAACGTACTGTTAATTGATTACCATAAGAACATCAGTTACCGAAACGTACAGATTCGGGAAAGTTTATAGTTTTATAATGCAAAAGCTCTTAATGAGAAAAACTAATTTATATGGTGGCTTTAGCTCAAATGGTAGAGCGGTTGATTGTGGCTCAACAGGTAGTGGGATCGTTACCCACAAGTCACCCAAATGAAATGACTGAAAGATTCTTGTAGTTTAAATTTAATAAAGGAGAAAACACTTTGCGAACGTTCATTGAAGAAATATGAGTTCGAATCTCGCGCGGAATTAAGTAAGTAAGTTGTAACCATTTCATCTATTAAGGCCTATGGTTGAGCCAATTGATCAACCAATTTGGAGAGGTACCCAAGTTGGTGAAGGGGAGACACTGCTAACGTCTTAGGTCGGCTAATACCCGGTGCGTGGGTTCGAGCCCCACCCTCTCCGCAATAATATATAGAGAGAAAATGAAAATTGATGAAAAGAGATTTTTACAAGAAAGCGATAAAACTGGTCGTTTTATTGTAAAGTCTAAAATAACAGGAAAGAAATATTTTGTAGAACCTATTGGTAATACACATTCTGCAGATTGGGGAGATTTAGATCCTGCAACAAAAAAGATGACTGGATCTTATGGAGAACGATATGAAGGATGCATATCTGAAAAAGATTCTCTTATAACTGAAGCAAATGGATTTGAGAAAATTGAATTGCTTGATGCTGGTGTTTCTCCATTATCAGAAATTGATAAGAGAGATAGAAAATATCAGAAACAAATGAAATTATAATTTTATTTTTATATATAAAAAAATATATATAATATAATGAAAAATTTATTTGAATTCGTATCAGACGGTTTATGTAATAATGAAATATTAATTGAAACATGTAATTTAATTATTGATGAAACAATTAATGAGAGTTTTCAATCATCATTATTAACAAATCTTGCAAAAGCAATTAAAGATGCTGAAAAGGAACATGCTGAAAACGACAAGAAACAAGAGCAAAGATACAAAGAAGGAGGTCGCGGTTATAAGCCAACAAAGACAGCAAAAACTTTTGCATCTATTTTTGGTCCATTAACAGAAACTCCAAGATGGGGTGACAAGAAAAGTGGTATTCGTGGTTTGAAATGGTCAGAAATTAAAGATAGTGATTTCAAACAATATAAAGGTGACGATAAAGAATTTGTAAAGTTCTTAAAATCAGTTTATGCAAAGAAAACTATTGCTGATATGATTGTTTGTACTCCAGGTACTAAAGATATTGTTGCATTTATTAAAGGATATGCAAAAACTTTAGGAGATGTTAGAGTATATTATTTTGAGTCAGAAGGTTGGAAACAAGGAGTCCAAGAGAAAACTGCAAAGAAATATAAATATGATGTTCGTCCTTTAAAAGTTAATGAAACATTAGAATTAATTAAAGATTTTGATGTTTATGTTCTTGAAATAACAGAATCAATGATTAAAGATTATGATCAATTACATAAAGAACGCGAAGAATCTCAAAAAGGTTCAATAGAAATGGACAAAGATAGCATGGATAATCTTCTTAGACAACAACAAGCAAGATATAAAGTAATGGTAAAAGAAATCAAAGCAAAGAAACTTCAAGATGATCCAAATGTTTTGTTTGATGAAATAAAGAAAACAAATGATGATGTTGTTGCTTTATTCCAAAAGGTAATGTCAAAACCTGAAAATATGGATATGCGTTTTGATTTATCAGATTTAATGAGATATGTTTCTTATGCATATGAACAATTCTATAAATCAATGAATTATAAACATTCAGCAGAAAAATCAGTTCAACGCGCAAAAGAAAGAGGTAAAGAAAATCCTGAAAACTGGGGAAGTTTCGATAGATCTTCATCTGATGAATCAATACGTGATGCAAAAGAATATCTTGAAAAGGTAAATAAAATGATTAAGGAAATTGAAGACCAATTGAAATAATTTTAAAGATAATACTATATACAATTACGGGTATTCATAGGTTGGTGCACAGGCCTATGAATCGAAACAGTCTAATGTCTCTGTCACTTAGGGGAAATCGTTTGTTCCATTCCTTGTTGACCTAAGGAATCTGTAGAAGCGTTAGTTAGAGTTGTTGCATTTTGTATCTTCGGATATGTGTCACATCCTATAGGGGACGAGGAGCCCCGTTGAAACTCGAAAGGTCACTTCACCGATTAGCTCAATGATAGAGCCTTGGATTTTGCCAAGAGACGATGGTTTGATTCCATCTTCGGTGGCAATTATGATCTATAAGTTATCTTATTTACTAAGATGTAAAATCGGTGCCAGGCGTACGCAGCATTAGAGCAAGATGGCCGTTGCCTCCAAACTGGATGTCATAAAATCTTATAGAAAGGTAATTTGGTTGATTGATAACGTAACCAATTGTTGTGATGGTTATTCGTGCGGTTAGGTGTCTAAGACCTGCGTTAATGGAACATGGACACTATTTACCCTGGTGTTGGAATGGTAGACATCCTTGCCTTAGAAGCAAGTGCGAAGTAATAGTAGCGTGGGAGTTCAAGTCTCCCCCAGGGTACAAATTAGATGCCTGCATTTGTTTCTTAGATGATTGAAACCTGAAAGAATCAAAATATCTGCTCGGTTAACTAAATAACAGAATGTGTCTAATTTATTAAATTAGGGTATGCGTGTAATTGGTTAACACATTTGTCTCTGAAGCAGAAGTTCTGGGTTCGAGTCCCGGTACCCCAGCATATATATTGGGTTGTAATTCAATTAGGTCAGTAGTATTTGTTTTACACACAGAAGGTCGACAATTCGAATCTGTCCAGTTCAACAAATAAATGCCCCGGTAGTTCAATGGATTTAGAATACGACACTACGGATGTCATGATGAGGGTTCGAATCCTTCTCGGGGTACAAAAACGATATCGACAATTTAAGCTATTTAGTTTTATCGGTTAAAATAAAACAATAGTAAAAGTATTTTCAATAACCATAGGATGAGTGGTTATCGTTACTCATTAAATCCAAGGTTCTCCTATGCAGAAAATACTAAATGCGGCTGTGGCGCAACGGTCGACGCAGCGGTTTAAGAAGCCGTCCTTAATTGGGTGTGGGTTCGAATCCCACCAGCCGCACAATAAAAATAAATATTAGTATAAATGATTATTCATGATTTAAAAACTATTGTTAAAGGTTCTGCTGAACTTGATTGTGTAAAATCTGGAGGAATAGCTGTTTATCATATAACAGTAGAAGATGGTACAATTTATTCACTTGATATAGATTTGTCTGATAAACATGATGTTGGAGAAACAGCTACATTTATGTCTCATTACGATAAAGCATTAATATTGATGAGATGGATAAGACGTGCAATTGATAATGAAGAATTGTATAAGATAAACTAATTTATTGTATCAACATTTGTTATATAAAGTTATGATTAAGGGAAGGAATAGATGAGATTGTAGAAATACATGAAATGAGAAGCCAATGAACGAAGCCCTTACTGTATATGATTCTAACTTTTTATAATTATGCCTCTCTGGCGGAATTGGGTCTACGCAACCGTCTCAAAAGCGGTCCTTAATTGGGTCTGGGTTCGAATCCCAGGGGAGGTACTCGCAATTGACACTATATTTGGATGATTTTTGAAAAATATTTTCATAATCATTCATTTTTATGAAATTTTTTATTTATATAGTCTATTTTTATATAACAATTAAGAATTAAATTTTTATTATTAATTAAATTACATCAATAGATGTAAGTATATACAAATTAAATTAAAGAAAATATCACAAATGCAATTAGTCAATACATATAAACAAATATTAGACCAAACATTAGATAATGCTTGGAATAATGATTATGCGTTAATGAATGACCACTTGCAGAATGATATGGAAGGATAATAAGAATATAATTATAAACGATATAGCTGCAAGTGGTTAGGTGAAAAACTTAACCACTTATTTTTTGAAAATATTTTCTAAAAAATTCTTAAATAATTTGAAATTAAATCTAAAGATACTATATTATAATTATAATAAAAATAAATAATATTTGAATACTAATATAATATGAATTTTTCATATGAACATTTAATATTTGAAATTGTTTATTTCGTTCTTTGAAAATATGAACTCAAGAGAAAATAAAATCCACAAGTTGTCAGTAGGTTAAAGGTACTCGTGTAATAGGATATTATTATGTAACGACAATTTGTAAAAGTACAAAGGTACTATATATGAGGGATTGATAATTTCCATGGGAATTTGAAAATCAGGGTAAAGTGACCCACCACATGTAAAGCAAGGATTCGCACTTAAATGAACATTATAGAAGAATAGTACTGGATTTTTTATAAATTGGACCTTGGTGTAATGGTAACACGTGAGATTTTGGTCCTCATGTTATGGGTTCGAGTCCCGTAGGTCCAACATTTTTAAGTGGGATTATTAATGAGAGTAATGAAGTTATATAATATCGGCCGTATGTATATAATGGAGTATGGTAGTTTTTATGAAAGCTGATTTTCTACATAGCTCAGTTAGGAAGAGCACTTGGAAGAAGGGGTCTTCGGTTCGAATCCGGATGTAGAAACAAAAAATAGATCTTTGATTATGTGAAGCAGATTGGATGTGCTATCAGGTCACTGCTGAAAACGTTAGAAGGTTTCTTGATAAAGTTAAACTGAGGAAGTAAGTTACCCTGAGCTACGTTGGTTCGAATCCAACCATAATCACAAATGTAGAAAATATTTGAAAATTTTTCTTAGAAATTTGAAATTTTGAAAATAAGTTCTATATTATTAATATAATATTTGAAAACTAATTATATTTAGTTTTTGAAATTGAGTTCTTTGACATAATCATTTCATTATTGAAACTGAGAGTTTCAATGAACGAAGCGATCATTGACATATTGGTACAACAAAATATAAAAACTGATACGGAAGAGGAGTGGTGGAAAACCCCTTTCAATGAGATGCCAAGCACCTCAGCGAAATAGTTCAGTAAATATAATATGGTCAGTAACCATAAGCAATTATTGCAAATCTGGTCAGTTACCATTAACAGAATTTCCATATCATTAAGAATCCTAATTAGCTCAGATATTATAAGAGCGCTCATCGTTGCCTTTAGAGTAGTAACAGAGAGGTCATTGGTGTAAATCCAATATTAGGAACTTAATATGAATGTCTTCGATGTATATTGAAATTAAAGGTTATCCTACATTAAAAGATTTTTGTAAATGGGAACAATTTACAGATAATTTAGATATTTATTTTGGAGATGATTTATATAATTTAGGTGTAATTGAATCATATAAAGATAAATATAAATTAATTGACAAAAAATTTAGAATTAAACATCTAAATTTGGGAGTATAGCTCGAAGGTCGTAGCAGGTGGCTGTTAACCACTCGGTGTGGGTTCGATTCCCTCTACTCCCGCGAACATGGCGGGACAGATCCAGTAACAAAATGGTGAACTGAAAGATGAACGGCAAAATAATCGAGTAGGACTGGTGAATCTCACAAATCATTACTAATTGCCGTAGTAATTTGTTTATAGTTTAAATGGATAAAACGTCCCAGTAGGGAAGATGTAAGTGGCTACTTGATTAGGCCTGATTGCAATGAGGAAACCGGTCAAGTTAGTTGGGTTCGAATCCCACTGAATAGCAAATCAATTTGAGGTTATGGGTTATTGATTATTTATGAAAACTTAATAGAACATTTGCAATAACTATTAAGAGGTCTTAGACAATATGAGAGTAATAAAATAACAATAACATTGGGTAGGTCAAAAAGCTTCGGAGGTTATTATGACAAAGGATAAAGTTTCTAATAAGTGTCCGTAATGAAACTTGTATAGAATTGATTTTTATACTTGGGGATATAGCTATAATGGTCAGAGCGGCGGCCTGTTAAGCCGATGGTTGTGGGTTCGAATCCCTCTGTCCCCGCGAGTGGTTTGAGTGTTGAATTGACAACTGAAAGGATGAAGAGCTTCCCGTGGTCCGAAAACGCTAATTTCATCCATAATGTGGCTCGATGGAGGAATTGGTAGACTTCCGACACTTAAAATGTCGTGTTCCGAAAGGGGCGTGCGGGTTCGAGTCCCGCTCGAGCTACTATGAAGAAAATAATAATTTGGATCACTTAGGTGACAGATATTTGGTCCATTGGTATAACGGTTAGAATATGTGACTGTCGATCACAAGATGAGGGTTCGACTCCCTCATGGACCGCCAAATAAACTAAGTGATATATTTTGGTGGCGTGGTTTGAATGGTTACAATGCCGGACTGTCAATCCGTGTGGTGGGGGTTCGAATCCCCTCGTCACCGCAAATAGAAAATAATAACTTATAAATATAAATTAAAAACATATGAAAACAATGAAACGAAAACGTTAGTTGTGTATGTTTCCTGAGAGAAATTGGTATTATGTTTTAACCAAAAGAAGCATGCACGTAAAATCAAAATCAAAACAAATGAATTTAATAATTAATTCAGAAATTTATTATGTGTATGCCCTCTTAGCTGAGCTGGTAAAGCTGCGGCCTTTTAAGCCGAGGATCCAGGGTTCGAGTCCCTGAGGGGGTACAATATGCTCTCATGGCGTTAATTGGTTAGCGTACCAGATTTTTAACATATGATGTCAGGGTTCGAATCACTATGGGAGCACAATTATAAATTATGCCTCTGTAGCTGAGTTGGTAAAGCTGCGGTCTCTTAAGCCGAGGATTGTGGGTTCGAGTCCCACCGGAGGTACACAACGGTTTCATATTGTTCAATATGGCTCCGTGGCGAAATTGGTAGTACGCATCAGTCTTAAAAACTGAGGTCCAGACAAATGGGCGTGTGGGTTCAACTCCCATCGGAGCTACAAATTAAAATTGGATGTGACTGCATCAATATATAAAAAATTCATATTTAAGTGGAAGCTGTCACGGCTGTTCGGCTGATATAAACCGAATAATAAATGTGTAAATGTTGACTTGTCTTAAGAAAACAAATGTCAAATCCATTCGGTGAATTTATATGAATTTTAATGGGGAGGTCGTTTAGTGGTCCAGGACAGTAGGCTTACATCCTACCAACCAGAGTTCGATTCTCTGCCGCCCCACTCTTGCATGCCATGCTTATAAGGGTTATCATTTTTCCTCTTGGTCCAGGTGTATCAAGTGTAAAGACAATGACGTTGGAATGGATAATCGAGAAATCTGCTCCCAGTTTTTTGGTATCTGGATGACAACCATATTTGGTCCGTTGGTTGAACGGTAACAATGCCGGCTTGTCACGCCGTGTGGTACGGGTTCGATTCCCGTACGGACCGCTATTTGTTATATGTTTATATAACAAATTATATGGGAAGAAATGGAGATAGTTTGGTTAAGTCGGTTTGTTGAAAATAGATTTAACACGGGCTGTTGAGACGATATAATTCTCAACAGTAACAAGGAACAGATCCGAGCCTTTTAAATTCGGACAGCGATAAGTTGTGGCTTATCAGTGGTTGAATCTAAACTTATACCACGCATGAAACACTGCTAAATACGTTTAGCCGGTTCGTGGAAATTCCGGTTTTAATTTCCACCTTTTGGGGTGGCTGCTCTGATGGTGGAAGGGCGGCGGACTGTAAATCCGTTACTATGAAACGCAGGGGGTTCGAATCCCTCCCACCCCACTGGCATCAGAACCAAGGTTCGAATCCTTGGAGAAGTAGTACTACTTAGTTTAGAAATGGTTAAAACAGTGTAAGTCCGAGTTTTATTAATAAATTTAAAAGTTAAGAGTTATGAAGGAAGCAGTATTTTATTGTGGTATAGATGACTCAGAAGCATTCTATACCAAGCCTGAGTAACGGCACCGGTCTGTAAAACCGATCTGCATCAACAAATTGTCGTAGTGGGCTCGCAGTAAGTAGGTTCGAATCCTACCTCAGGCACAATTCTTAACAATGCCGGTTTATCACAGTATATTGGTAACTGTAGCCGCCCCGTACAGGCGGGTTCAACCAATCGAAAGTATATAGCTCGAGACAATATATATGAATAGAAGTTGAATATGTGAATAGGTTCGATTCCCACGATGGCACTATTAAATTATAAAGGTAAAATAACTATATTTAAATATGATTATGACCTCATAGCTTAGTGGTAAAGCCCGTGACTTTTAATCACGTGACCTGGGTCCGATTCCCAGTGGGGTCACAAAAATATTTTGAATATATGTTTAATTGTAAATATTGTGGAAAGGAATGTAAACATTTAATTCAACATGAAATGAGATGTTCAAAAAATCCTAATAAATTAACTCCAGTATATTTATTACGTTCAAAAAATAGTAATCAATTTACAAAAGCTAAAGAAGAAGGTAGAGAAATTATTGTTTCTGATGAAACAAGAAAAAAATGCGGAGAAACATTTAAAGGAAAACATCATACTGATGAAGTAAAAAATAAAATATCAAATTCAAGAAAAAAATATTTAAACGAGCATCCAAATAAAGTTGGATTTATAATTAATCATTCTTCTAAACAAAGTTATCCAGAAAAATATTTTGAAGAATTGTTTGTTAAAGAAAATATTCCATTACAATATCATAAACAAATTGATAGATATGAATTAGATTTTTATAATGAAAATTTAATGAAATATGTAGAAATTGATGGTGAACAACATTATTCAGATTATATGATTAAACATGATATTGAAAGAACAGAATATTTAAAAACAAAAGGTTGGGAAGGAATTAGAATACGTTGGTCTGAATATAAAAAAATGTCAAATAATGATAAAGAAAATTTGATTAATCAAATAAAAGAATTTTTAAATACATAATTTGCCTCCATGGCGTTAATGGTTAGCGTACCAGACTCTTAATCTGTGAGGTTAGGGTTCGAGTCCCTATGGAGGCACAATATCGCGGAAGCAGTGTGTTGGTCGCATACAAGGCTCATAACCTTAGTGGTGGAGTTCAAATCTCACTTCCGCAACAAATATTTTAACCAGATCGGAACAAGACATATACTTATAAGTAGTAGAGTTACATCTACATGTTATGGTGAAAGTAAGAAATGATCTTGTGTAGGTGGTACAGTACCCTAAGGAGTTGCAATTACTTAGGATCCGAGGCCAAAGGATAAGTTGAGTGGACCATATCACAAAATACTTAGGTGAGTTAAAATATTATTTACAGCGGTATCGTCGCAGTCTTATACACTGACATTAACCACGTAATTGGTGTATGTGGGTTCGAGTCCCACCCGCTGTACAATTGTTTGAATAAAATAAACTATAATGCGTCTTTGGTCTAATGGTTAAGGCACTGGACTCCAAACCCAGTAGATGAGGGTTCGACTCCTTCAGGGCGCGCATTATTGGAGGGTAACATAAAAAAAGATTTAAAACTTCGTTTGTGGTTCTCCAGAAGGTAGTGTAGAATGTGAGTTACTTCAAAGGTTAATGTATTTGTCTGATAAACAAAAGAGTGTTGGTTCGAATCCAACCCCTCCAGCAATTATGGGGATGTAGCAAAACGGTAGTATAAAACTTCATTCGTTTTTCTTCATTAATATAATGATAGTGTAGAGTGTGAGTTACTTCAATGCAATTATCTGTCAAATAATCAAAAATTGGTTCGACTCCAATCGTCCCCGCAATTAACTTCAGTGTCCGAGTGAAACGGAAATGTTTCTAAGTTGATGTGGTCGACGGACTATGTTAAAACTTATAATTTTGATATGAGTATTTAACAGCATCAAGAAATAAACAAGGTTAAATGTTAAGCAAGCCCGGGATAAAGTGAGGAACTAAGTTACTTGTTTAGGAAACGATCACGGTAGGGATATAGCACCTACAAATAATGGGTTCGACTCCCATGGCCGCTACAAAATTGCCATTTAGCTCAGTTGGATAGAGCACGTAACGTTTACTTTGTCGATAGTTACGTAATATTATTAATTATAATATGTAAACATATGAATGATATTATTGTTGAAGATAAGAGTTACTTCAGCCTGATAAGCTCGGGGTCGCAGGTTCGAGTCCTGCAGTGGCAACATATATTTTTGAATTGATTTTTTTAGAAAACTATATTTATTTATAATGATTATAATATGGGGTGTTGGCGCAGTAGGTTAGCGCAGGAAGCTTATACCTTCAAGGTCGGTGGTTCAAGTCCATCACACCCTACACATAAATTAAATGATAAAAACTAAATTGGTTTAATTATTATTAAACAAAAGGAATAAATTTTTAAAAAATCGTGGGGTAGTCTAATGGTAAGATGCAAGGCTCATAACCTTGAGACAGAAAATGCTTGTGTTGGTTCGATTCCAACCCCCGCAACTAATTTCATTGTTGTAAAAGAGAGTTACATCAATATGTTAAGGTTTATATTATATAATACTTTCTTTGTTAGTTACATGAAATTTTAAAGAAATGGCGCTTTAGTATAATGGTTATTACCTCGGCTTTGTAACCCGATAATCTGAGTTCGATTCTCAGTAGCGCCTCATCAAAAGAGGTCGCGCCTCAACGTAATGTATTCCGTCCCTGAAATAATTCAAACGAGTTTCCTAATCGTAGGTGTAGGTGATGACAGTAACAGTAAAATCTGTCCAATTATTTAAAATTGATTTTTTTGTTTATATACAGAGTAGTAAATATCGCGTGGTGGTGTAAGGGTAACATATAAGGCTCATAACCTTGTGCTGGGGGTTCGACTTCTCCCTACGCAACAAATGTCAATGGTGTAGATAAGAGTTACTTCTTTCCCAATAATTTGAAAGGGTAGTTCAGTGGTAGAACACCAGCCTTGAAAACTGGAGGTCGTTGGTTCGAATCCAACTCTATGAACTTTTGTCGAACGTTCCTTGATATAATCAATGAGTTTGGTAGTTCTCTTGATAAATTTAGTGATATAAAAAATTACCATTTGGGGTCATGGTATAGTTGGCTAACACTTCTGCCTTGCACGCAGAGATCCCGGGTTCGAAGCCCGGTGGCTCCACACGTAACAAAGTGTCAAATATGAGATTATAAAGTTAAGTACTGGACATTGGTAAGTAATCCAATATCTGCATGGTGATTACAGTAAGTAATCTTAACCCATATTTTGGTAACTGTACGTCAAACAAAAACAAACCTTGTTGTATTATAACTTAAATAAGTGAATATACACAAGGAATGTTAAAAACAACAAAAACAAACCTTGTTGTATTATAACTTAAATAAGTGAATATACACAAGGAATGTTAAAAACAGCAAAAAACAAACCTTGTTGTATTATAGAGATACTTCATATTTTATTGTTTGTTTGATTTTTATTTTATTACGATTACATTTTTATTTCTTTATAAGAATGTTACAGGTTTGTTTTATTTATTGGGCCATCGTATAATGGCAGTACACAAGATTTTGGTCCTTGTAGTGGCAGTTCGAATCTGCCTGACCCAACTAATTAACTTGCTTAACACAGTTCATGACACTGGTTACCGTTTTAACAGTTATGGGTATACACATTAACGAGGTTATCGGAGAAGAATCAAGGAACCGAAGATTTGAAAAAATCTGACTTCACCAGAAGCAAGTTTTTAATATAATTTGATGAGTACAGGCCTCTGAGTAGGATTGGGGTAAGTAATAAGCAAATGTCGACTTCTTCTTATTACGTTGGTTGGATCTAAGAAATAGTCCTCGCCCAGTGAAAGGAGTTGAGTTTCGTGAGAGCTCATAAGGTGCAACGCAACAGAAGAGTAAAATCTCAAAGAGATAATGCAATCCACGTTTTGTAGCCGTGGTTTCTTTAGTCCGTAGCTCGCAAATTTACTCATCAACACACGGACTTAGTATAACGGTTATTATGACGGTCTCCAAAACCGTGGATGTGGGTTCGATTCCTGCAGTCCGTGCATAATATAAATAATAGAAAATAAATTCATCACTTATTGGAAATTATTTATATTTAAGGAACGCTGTATGATGAACAGTGTAAAGGCTATTAGTATATCGGTTAGTACGCTTGGTAGTGCAAGAAAGGCAGGTTCGATTCCAGTATAGCTTTCAAATTTTGTTGTATCAATATGTTTGTTAAATGTCAATAACTACTATGGTGTAATTTAGCACGGGTACGGTCGAGGTGCAGGTTTAGGTGAAATCCCTAATAGTTATAAAGGTTATTGACAAATTTGGTCCCATGGTACAGAGGTTGTGCCGCTGCTTCTAAACCAGCTGAGGTGGGTTCGAGTCCTACTGGGACTACGATTTGGTTAAAGTTCCTAAGCAAAACTCCTTTTGGTGGAGGCAAACCATTAAATATTATTGCAATTTGAAAATTGCAAATTTTCAATAATAAATAAAAATTAAATAATTATGAAACAGTTTTGGTAGATTGACATTAGAGGTTTTCCGTAAATAGATTTTATAGAATCTGTTCAACATTTTTATGATGTTCATTTTGTTTGAACAGAGAAGATTCATTGAACATCAAATCACTTATAAAATCATATAAATATTTACAAATATGGAAAACAAAGAATTTAGAAACGCATTAGTTAATGCTATGAAAGCTGAGATTGCTCAACTCGCAAATGAACAAAGAGAGCAAAAGAAAACTCGTAAATTTACAAATCGTCCTAAAGAAAAGAGTTTGCAAGATATAGTACATGAAATTAAAATTAGGGCGTATAAAATCAAAGTTCTTTTATATAATTATCGTTGGATTAAGCACGGTTTAAAATATTGGACTAATAGAGATGTGCAATCTTATAAAGACTATTACAAAGACTATGATCCAGAAGATTGGTTTATTAAGAATTGGGATAAACTAATAGAATATGGTGATAATAAAGGTAAAACTCATGGTGATGTAATTATTCATAGTGCAATGAATTATTACAAGAATAAATGTCAAGAATATAATATTGAATTTTCTAATGAAAATATAAATTTAATTTTTTCAAATAAATAAACAACGATAATTATGAATACACAAGAAAACAATTTTAGAATAGATTTAGTTAAGTCAAGTGATGAGTTTTGCCAGACTTATAGTAAAGAAGATTTCTCAATAAATGCTACAACTAAAGAACAATATTTAGCATTCAAACAATATATTAAACAAGCGGAATATAGACATCATTATGAATATGTAGCTTACTATATGTTCAAACATCGTATTGATAATCTTCACGAATATTTAGATAATGAAATAGTTAATAGATGTTGGAAAATGCTTTGGACTGGTAAAGATGCTTATGTTTATGGAGGTGGAGAAGGATGCATGAAATATGAGGCAATACCTAATTTCAAGAGAAAAGTAATAAGTATATATAATAAGTTTGCTGAAAATAATTTTGAAATAGTTAATAACGAAGTAAAATTGAAATAATATGGAACTTTACAATAAGATTTTGATTCATAATGAAAAAGAAGCACAGAGCTTTATTGATAGTTGGAATAAAAACAAAGTAAATCATTATTTAGAAGCAAAAGACTTTGAAAGATATCCTGCATTACTTTGCTATGGAGAAGATGAAACTAACTATTCAATGAGCTATGCTTCAAAAGGATATTGGTCAATTACTTACTTAGATGATTTTGATGAAGACAATGGAAAAGAATAAACTTTATATATTAGTAGATAAAAAATTAGATCCTATATATGGGGCTGTACAAGGAGGTCATGCTGTTGCTGATTGGGTAAGATACCAATACTATGAAACCAACAAAGGTGGAGAACATGGCATCAAATGGAATTGGAATAATGATTATCTTATTTATTTAGCAGTGGACATTAATAAATGGTGGAAACTATTGAATGAATATGGAGCTAAATCATTTGAACAATTCTATGAACCTGACTTAGGAAACAAAATGACTTCAATTGCAGTTTGGGAAGGAGGACTTCCGGAATATTTGAGACATAAAATTGAACAAGAGGAGTTACTTAAGTAACTCCTCTTGTTTTTCTTATTTAAATATTTAATAGTTGTGTTTTTATTTTATAAAATTATTATTATATTTTTCAATTATTTTTACAGTATCAGATATACAAATATTAGTTTTTGGAGATGATTTGCAATTAATTAAATATAATGATACATTACCATAAAATCCATAATTTTTTCCAAAATTATCTTTAGAAACACAATTTTCTAAATATATTGTAGCTTCATTGTGATTATTAGTAAAACCTGATAGTTTATTACTTAGTGATTCACAATTATATAATTTAATATAATGTTTATTTATATAAGTATTTTTTACACTTTTATGTACACCACCTAATTTAAATCCATGCCCATTACCATAATTTGGGTATAGATCTATATTATACATATTTTTAAATTTATTATCATCTTCTAAAAATCTTTCATTTTCTGATAAATTAATAACATGTAAACTATTGTTGATAGCCTTGCAATTTTTCATAATTGTTGGAAATTCTTCTGATGTATCTCTTTGAAAGAATGTATAACCATCATCACCATTTTCATATGATAAACAATTTATATATGTATTTCCATGACCATTATGAAATTTATCTGAAAAACCATCAGAATTAAAGCCAAAACTTAATACATAATTTTTTATTAATCTATAATCAAAATTATGATGAGAAACACAATTTTTTATTATATTGTTACAACCCTTTTGCGAATGCCCTGTATCACAATTATATGAAGTTTCAATATTTATAAATTTATTATTATTTCCAAAATTTTCTAATCCTCTAAATGCCGCAAATTTTATTATAATATTTTCTAATATAATATTATCACCATAAACATTAATTCCATTACCTTTTTTTATATATTCTTTTGTTTTTTTAGAATTATAATTATCACAAACATAAGGAATATTTTTAAAATTAAATATTACTGATATATTGTTTTGCGTAGAAATTATTATATTTGATTTACTAATGTTTATCGTTTTATTAAAAACATATTCATTTTTTGTTAAATAAATTATATCATATTCTTTAATATTATTTAATAATTGTAAAAACATATCTTCTGAATTTACATAGTATATCATATTTAATTTTATTTTTATTAAAAATATATTAATAAATGAATAAAACAAATTATCATAAAATAATTTTTTCTTCAGATAATTTTGATAAAATAGAAAATATTGATAGTTTTAATTTTTCTGTACAAAAAGAAAAGAATAAGGTAATCATTAAATTTAAACAAACATATTCAACTAATGTGTTTTATTTTATTTATGGAAACAGATACTGGGTGTCTTTTAATGAACAATCATTAGCTGATTATTTAATTGAACATAATTTAATTAAAGGAATTATAAATGATAAATATGATCCATCAAATAAAATAACAACTAATAAAAAATATGATCAATATGATGAAATAATTTGTGAAGATCATTTTTTTGATAGTTTAGAATTGTATAAAGATCATTTTAATTTTAATTATTGTTGGGATCAAATTTTATATATACCAATTAGAGATTGCGGATATATTATTCAACCTTGGTTAGAAAAATATAAACAATATATTGGTAGTTTAGATCCAGAAGATTTAATAATTGAACTCAGCGGTGGATTTGATACTAGAACTTTAACATATTTTTGGAGAAATACTGGTAAACAATATTATATATATACAAAAAATGATCCGAGAGAAATTAATTACGCAATAGATGTTATTAATAAATTACCATGTAAAGAATACACATCAGATAGAGAATCGCCGATAAAAGATAATAAAACAATATTATCAGGAATGGCAAATATAAGTAGGGATTATTATACTAATACATATGATTTCAAAAATTATATAGGTAAAAAAAGAATTCCAAGAATAATTGATGGTATTGTTCCATATTATGATAAAGAATATTTAAAAATTAAAGGTGATTATGTTACACAATTAAAGGTGACAATGAGTTATATGTTATGTAAACCTGATAATTTACATCTTTTGCCTTATAAAACATTTATGAAAGAATTATTTGTATTTGATGAAGATAAAATTAAAGAATGCGAAGAAATAATAAAATGTTGGAATGTTACAATATAAAAAATGGTATTACTTAGTAATACCATTTTTAGTTATTTTTTAATTATCTCCCATCCTTCAGGTAATTTAGATAACCATTCATCATAACCTGTACTTTCTTGAGGAATAGTTAATGTACCATTTTGTGCAATGTTGGTAAATGTATTTTCTTTAATATTTGGTGCAATATTAGCATTAGATATAATTGAATTTAATTTTCCACAATTAGTAAATACTTCTTCTTCAATGTTTTCAACAGAAGTTCCAATTATTACTGATTCCAAATTTTCACAATTAGAAAATGCAACTGGTTTAATTGTTTTTACAGAATCAGGTATTATAATATTTGTTAAACTTGAACAATATCCAAATGTATTAATTTCTATTATTTCTAATAAAGGTATATCAATTGATTTAAGTTTTGCACAACCTAAAAATGTTCCTTCGCCAATAAATTCAACTGTACTTGGAATATTAATACTTTCTAAATTTGTGCAAGCAAAAAACGCTTGATAATTTATTTTTTTTACTGAATTAGGAATATTTATTGAAGTAAGACCAGAGCAATCTCTAAACGCTTCATGTTCAATTAATTTAACTTTATTTGGTATTTCAATTGATTCTAATTTTCTACATTGTTGGAACATCCATTCACCAATAACCTCAATATCTTTAGGTAATTTAACATATTCAAGTACACTTTTATATCCTTTCCACTCATCAATATATTCATTACATAAAAAAAGTTTTGGTCCTATATATGTTACAGAATCTGGTATTGTTAATGTTCGTAATGAATCTAAAAATGAAAATGCTTTACGACCAATTTTTGTAACACTATCTGGTATAATAATTTCTTCTAAGCCAATACAAGCTTTTATAGAAAATTCATCAATTTCATTAACCGCTGTACCAATTTCAATTCTTTTTATTGTTTTTTTAGGAAAACTGCGTGGACTATCTTTTCCAACATCTGAATATGTTAATTTTCCTATAATTTCTTTATATTCTTCAGTACCATCCGCATAATAAAATTTGGTTTTTTCTTGGTTAGTCATATTTATATTTATTTAAGTATTTTTATTATCATATAATTCATCGGCATCTTTGGCTTCGTATGTATCTATTTCATCAGTTTTTACAACTAAATTGATCATTGACATTGTTATGAAAATATCGGGAATATATTCAAAATATATAAAATTTTGGTTTTTATCATTAGAATATTTTGAAAATGCTGTTCTCATTATTTTTTGTTCACTTTTAATAGGATTATCAATGTCTATATATTCTAAACATTCTTCATAGAATTTAATTAAATCCTTAGTATACCCAATACAACAACCAGCATTAAAATACTTTTTTGCACCAAATGAATCTCTATCTTCAATATATTCAATATCTTCTAAAGGATATTTACCAACAGTGCCATTAAATAATATTCTATATTTTTGATTTTTAAATTTTTTTAAAATAGTATTAGTGTTCATTATTAATACATCATATCCATCCAATATTAATGAGATTTCTGTTTTAACTTTATTTTTTAAATAATCTAATATAAATCTAATTTTATTTGGCATATACCATTCTTGAGATTTATCATAATCTTGTGGCAAACAATTATTGATATTTATATTTTGACTTTTTAATTGTTTATATAAAATACATTTTTCATTATCAGTCCAACAAGATATAATTGTTAATTCGTCTTCATTAATACTATCAAGAGTTACAGTATTATAATTTAATATTAAATCAATTAATTTTAAAAAATAATCGATAGAATTACCAGGAAAATGGATAATATTTATATAATTATTATCTCTTTTTATCCTCATACACTAATTCATATTTATTTAGAGGTTATTCACCACCTCCTCCACCACCAGATGATCCACCACTATATATGTTAACTGTTAATTTATATACAGCAATCTTTGGTTTATATGTTGAGTCACCTGCAAATATAGCTTTTATAGTTGTTACACCATTTGACCCTTTCGTTACAACTCCTGATGAATTAATTGTAGCTACTGAAGTATCAGTTGATTCGTAAATAACAGATATTCCAGATGATTTAGATAATGTTGGTGTAGAATAATAATTAGAAGTAATAGTATATGAATCAGAACTCCATTTTAATGTTGGTTCTGTATTTCCAAATGTTCCTTTGGCATTATACCAACCATATTTACCTAAGTAATAATTTCCAGTACTCATCCATGTATTATATCCAGTAGAATTTGTTGGAGTAACTAATGTTCCATACATATGTACATTTTGGAATGTAGTATTTGTTATTGTTGGTGCTGTAATAGCATTAGATATTATACTTGTTAAACCAGTACAACTACCAAAAGCAGTATTACCAATATTTGTAACACTGTCTGGTATGGTTATACTTGTTAAACTAGTACAATAAGAGAAAGCGCCTTGGCCAATGTCTGTAACATTATTACCTAATGTTACACTTGTTAAATCACTACAATAATAGAAAGCATTATTACCAATACTTGTAACACTATCAGCTATGACTACGCTTGTTAAACCACTACAGTTATAGAAAGCACTTTGACCAATACTTGTAACACTATCAGGTATGGTTACACTCGTTAAACCAGTACAGTTCATGAAAGCACTTTGACCAATACTTGTAACACTATCAGGTATGGTTACACTTGTTAAACCACTACAACTATTGAAAACATTATTACTAATAATTTTAACACTATCAGGTATAATACATTCTATTAAATTGTTGTTACTAAACACAGACTTTGTAT